TAAATAATACTAATAATGCCATGAAAATATGAAACAATAAATAATACATATAGCCCCTCCTTACAAAAATTGAATACAAATAACTGTTTATACTTACCCCTAGAGAAAGTTATACTAACTCATTGAATTTATTATTATTGATAAAATGGTATTAATCCCACATAGAGCCTATATTTTCATAAACAAACCATAAAAGTGTCCAATCATCTTTTATTTTACTCATTCCTAACCATACAGGAGCTGAATATGAATTAGATGTATCCTCATTACCCAATAAAGAAAGGTATTCTCTACAATCTTGAGCTAACTTATACATCACTCTAGATGATTTTATTCCATCATATCCCTCTATAGCACCATATATCATCCATTTAATAGGATCATAATCTTTACAAGTAGGATGAAACCCATATGAAAAACCAATACCCATAAAGAAATCATCAGGGATATAGACATTCCATGCACGAGCTAATTCTGTCCAATCATATCCATTAAAATGTTTTTGATGTAAATTCATTATACTAATATTCCTTTTATCATACCTATATTATATAAAAATCGAGATAGATCTTTAATGTTAGAATTTTTTAATGATCGATAATGTTGAGAATTTATATCATTAATAGCACGTAAGTAGTTGAGTATTAATAATAAATCATCTTTTGTATATAATCTTTCCATATATTATTATCTTCTCTGAATATTCTTACAAACTTCACAGACACTAAAATGAATATTAATATTGTTTATTTCAAAACTTCCACAATTATTACAATATTCTCCACATGCTCTATTAGATACATTATATAACAATTCAATAGCTTTGTCAATATTTTCCTGCATAATATAACTTAACGCAGGATGATTGCTTAATGTAGTATCAATAATATCACATATCATATTTGCTCTATCAATAACTTCATGATGATGGAACTTGTCTATCTTATTGATTTTCTTATTCATATATTATTCCCTATTTTTTGATATATGAATATTATGTTTTCTACATTCAAATACATTATTTTTCATGTTATTTCCATGTTATATGATTATGTTTAGGGAGATTCAACTGATTAAGAAATGCTGACCATCCTCTATTCCAACAATTAGAACATAAAACTACTCCATCACACCGTCTTGAAGAGGGCATTCCTTCACTGTCTTGATACCCTGATTTACCTTTTAATGAAAACATATGACATGGTATATTATTGATTTCTTTACGAGTTTTATTAGTTATTTCATTATCACATGAATCACACCATTCTCTTATCATAATTTAAGGATCTCCTCTAAGTTATTGATTGAAAAATAAATATCAAAAATATCGTATTTATTTCGGCCCTATTCTAACATATTTGTAATAAATGAATATCAATAAATGGTATATATCGTATTTATTACATATTTGTCTTTTAATTATTGTCACTATATATTAATAATATTACTATATCGTAACAAATATCATATTTATTACATAATTGTTATATTTCTATTCTTTAAGTTTATGATACTCCAACATCCATGGTTCGACTTCTTCCTCAAATAAAATAACATGGTCAGAAGGGACACATATACTCGCCCACGCTTCGTATTTCTTATATTTGATATTAGACATATTACTTCTTTCATCATGGTTACAAAGGACGAATACAAGGTCTTTGGGATAATGAGAATAAATATTAGAGAAAGGAGATAGTTTTACATATATTTCATCATCAGTTTTTAAGGACGAATCACATTTATATAAAGGACAATTAATATCCTCCATCATATATATCATTCCCCATGCTCTATCTTCAGTAGTATGATTATCTTTAGATTCAAACCATAATCTACACATTGGATCAAATGAGCAAGGTTCTTTACATCGTGTTCCTATTAATACTGGTAATATAGTGTTTGGTAATAATGTAGTCATAATGATTTAATGTTTTGTTGAAAATATAATTCTACCGTTTTCCCATGGCCCTGAATATTGTTCTTCACATACTTCAGTTGCTCTCCATTTATTCTTCCATATATTATAAAATTTCATTTGTTGGTTCCTTCTATTTCTTTTAATCCTTCTATTTCTTTTAATCCTTCCTTTTCTTTTAATTATTCCTTTTCTTTTAATCCTTCCTTTTCTTTTTGAATTTCCTCATCACTCTTAATAATATTAGGAGTTAGTGGTTTTATTTTCATCAGACCATTTGTTATCCCTGCTAATGGTAATCTGTTTTGTATAATTATAGCAGTTGTTCCAATAGTAAGAGACATCAACTGGTTATCTTGATGATATACTCTTTCTATGCTATCACTATAAGTAGTAGATACACTAACATAATCCCATCCAAAAAGGTCATTCTTTGTTGTCCATTTCATTATATTCTCCGTTATTATATCTATTGATTATCATACCTTGTTGAGGAGTAATGTATATATATTCATTGTGTTGTAAATTTATAAGAGATAATGAATATTCGTACTCGTTTGATTTGTAAGTAACCCATGGAACATGATGATACCATTTTATCATATAATGTGCCCATTTAATTGCTTCTTGTCTATTATTTACAATTTGATAAGATTTAAACCATTTTGATATATGTTTCCAATTCATCTTATAATTATCATGATACCATTTTCTTATTGGAGGAGTATCTAATATCTCTTGTACTCTTTGTTCAAATATATAAGATCTCTTTCTTTCTATAAAACATATACATTTAAGAGCGGCCTTTAAAGCTATTGATGCCTCTACTTTAACTGTTCCTGTGAATATATTATTAGTACTCATATTATTGGTGTGCTCCTAGTTGTATTATCTCTGATATTAGAATAGCTTTATCTGACCTTACAAGCATTCCTTCTTTTAGTTCATCTACCATTACATTATGATCTACAACGTATAATGATCCTCTCCATTCAAATTTTACTTTTGATGATGTTGTTGTATTTAACTTTGTAATTTGATTTGAATAAGGAATATATTTAAATATAGTTTCTATTATTTTATCTTTTGTCATAATATAAAATTAACCTCATGTATCATATAATAAGGGAATATATCCGGGTTTGTCTCTCTTACTATTGTTGTGTTTGATAATTGTGATGTTATTGTCCATGATATGCCCGGAATACATACAGACGATATAAGTTTATCTATACATAAAGATGATGATAATGGTTGTGATATAGAGTTTTTATGTTTAACTACTGATATCGTATATAATGTAGGAAATTTCATCATATCAAATCTCTAATTTATTAATATATTCAATTATTGCTTCTCTTAATATTATTTTGTTATTATTAAACAATTCTGATGTTTCATTGTCATTCATTACTACTCTATAAGTGTCTATATATTTCCAACTGGCAGAATTAAGAGCACCACCCCAATTTTCAACATCATGTAATATTGCTTTCTTTATTGTTTCTGATATAATCATAATGTTCCTCCTTCATTTATAAAAACAATACTATTTTCTGTAGCGTATTGTTTAGCATCTGATATAGCATCTGATATAGCTTTATAATATGATTTTCTTGTGTATTGTGTAGATGTTTTAACGCCTAATGAACTCCACCATCCTATATATCCAACCATGATTGTTTTATCATCTATCACCACCCTATCAGCATCTATTGATATACCATATGTTTTCATTATATATTATCCCATACTGTACCATCATCATGATTTATACTTTGTCCTTTTTTACAATAAGGACATTCTATATCTTTCATTGAACCTTACCTTTTACATAATCAACAAGGCATGTACTGAACATATCACCAGCTTTATTATTATCTTCACAATAAAACAACTCAGGATATGATCCATTAAACACTATACCATAAAAATGATTATATAATGCCTGACCAAAACGAAGATGGCCGGCAGGGTTATAATCATTAAAAAAATCAATAATCATTTCATTATACATTGATGATTGATTAAGATTAAGATCGTTTAATACTTTAACATTATTGTGCTTCATTATTTCGTTCCTCTTTGATAGCGTTAATAATATGATTTGATATATAATACACAGCTTGAATAGCAAATTGTTTAGGATCTTCAATATCTAAAAATTCTGAAGGATCTATACCATCAAACATAGGACGATGAATACTCCAAAAGAAATAAGGAACATCTACATTGATATTACTAACAATATATTTTTTTCTACAATCTTTAAGAATTGCAATAACTATAGCTTTATGTTGAGGATGTAACGTCATAAATACATCATTTGCTGTTTTAATGTCCATTTGTATTATCCTTTTTTTAATAATAATAAAATATTATATACACCCTCATACTTTACAGTATTTTATTATTAATGTCAAGTTCTATATACAATTCTTTTACTTTTTTAATCCCTTTTTTCGATAACCAAATAAAGAAATCTCCCTGATTGGTTGCAACATTATCAAATAGATCGAATTCAATCTTTTTAATATATCCCTTCTTTTTTAAACGTTTGGCAATTTTATATTCATCATTACAACATAATTGATTGTGCTTATCATCATTACAACTTAGAAGGAATTTAGTATCTTTATTTTTCATATATATATCCGTATAATAAATATTTTAGTTCTGTTTTGTATAATGTTACTGATGGTTTTTAATACATGAATATGAACAATTAAATCAGGACTTTCACAAATAATAGATATATGCAGAAGTCCTGATTATAATAATATCATTTCCAATAAACAATAATACCACTCATAATTTTGCTTCCATAGACCAAATCACTTTCCTTAATACATTGAATCTGATCATTAAACATATTCATAAATGCTACACGAGTATTTTTATGTAATTTATATTCACCATCACCCATTTCAAAATCAATATATGAATGTGTTTTATCATCAACTATATTAGAAATAAGAATCATCTCGTCACCATTCAATTCTATAAGGTCGATAGATTGCATATCATCAGATTCTACATTTGAATTATTAAATATATCATCTTTACTTGGATACATGATATCATTATATGTTTTAGTAACAATACGCTCTCCACATACAGGACAATAATTCCAATCATCCACTTCAGATACGTCATGATGATTAGGACATGATCTTACTGTTTTAGGTTCATTCATAGGTTTAAGTATAAGTTTAATATAAGTTCCCACATAAACTGTTTGATCTGACATTATTTTTCTCCTTTATATGGGAGACCTGCCCATGTAAGTAATGATGCACCCAACCCGATCTCCCATTGAGTACCTTTAGCAAGAAAATATCCTCCTACAACAATAACAACAACACTTAAAATTCTATCAACAACTTCATGTTTATTCATAACTATCCTTTTACATTAATAATAGGTTTAATATGAGTAATAACATCAACAAGACCATCCTGAAGACGCATTACATCAAATATATTTTTATAAGCCATAGGAGATTCATCAAGAGTACCAGAATCCACATTAGCAACAATACCTTCCATAGTATCCTTGAACTCATTAAGGTCAAGATTCTCTTTAGCCTTTCTACGTCCAAGAACCCGGCCAGCGCCATGAGATGACGAACATAAAGCATCTTCATTACCAAGTCCTCTTACAATAAATGAACCATCACGCATATTACCCGGAATTACTCCAAGCATACCATTCTCTGCATGAGTAGCACCTTTACGATGAATCCAATGAATACCATCTTTAGACTCTGCATGATTATGATTCCTGTTAATCATATTTTCCCAATCACCACTACATTCAATACCAAGTTGTTTAATAGAATCAACAACTAACCGCAACATAACTTTACGATTCAATAAAGCAAAATCCAAACAAAAATTAAGATCTTTTATATAATTTTTACCATTATCAGAATCAACCATGAATCCATAATGACCTTCTCCTGCTTTATTATTAGGATGAGCAGTTTTCATATAATGAGTAGCACATCCATGACCAACTCCTCTTGATCCAGAGTGAATAATAATCCAAGGACAATCATAATCATCAATACCAATCTCAATAAAATGATTCATGTTTTGTTACTATTGTTTCTCCATATTCTAGTCTTGATAGAACTTTTACTACGATTGAGTAAGATAACCTTTTCATCTAATGAATAATCATTATTCATTATTATTTTATCTTCAATAGGCAACCATGTTTTCTTAGTTCCCTTTCGTTTTGGTGTGGTTCTAACCCATGATTGTATTTTTTTATAACTAACAAACTTTCTGTCTAAATACATATCAGAATTATTATATAATAAATCAGCAAAATTAACAGCATCTTCATCGTAACAAACAATATTATATATATTGTCTCTTTTGTTACGATTTATGCGTTTTACAATACCAATATTATCATTTAATATTCTTATTACAAACTGTTTTAACGGTTTTGAATCAGTACATAATGATATAAACGGTCTATTATTACCAGTTATACCAATACTACCATCAGCATCATATATTCCTCTTAAATAATCAAACGAAGAAAACCAATCTTCTTTTAAAGGTGGTTCTATAATATGTGATTTGTTTCCTTCAGGAATGTATTTTTCTATTTCATCCCTGAACCGTTTTTCATAAATACTTAATTTACAAGATTCAAAACAATCTTTAAAATTAGTATTTCTTTTCCTCTCAGAATAATAACATTTATATTCTGAGAGGTTATCAATCATCTTGGTTATAATATTTTTATCTCTAATAGATAACTCTATTGTTACTTTTCCCCGATTTCTTGATTGTTTGTAATAATTACCATCACCTTGTAAAAATCCTACGATATAACTAAAATCATTGTTTGAAATATTATCTAACATAAATCCTCCTGTTTATATTATTTATACAAACAGGATATTTGATACCATTTCATTGAAACAACGGACAACTCATTTCTGGTTGTCTCTACAGCTTCCCGTAAGGTTATACTGTAGATCGGACTGTCGCTTCTCACATTTTGTTGAGTCTCTTCACTCAGTCTCTCAGGCTACCTTTACGCTTGCCCCCTGTCATCCTCGCTACTGGATTTCCAAGTCAATCAGAAGAGATTTCAGTATATTTAGATTATCCTCTTGGGCTGGAAGCAGTCATTTTACCACCCCCAAGAGTACCAAGCTGAAGATCACCATTTTTATTATGATAAATTTCATGCATAGTTTTAGTACAATTATCTTTATTTACTAAAAAATTATACGACTCTTTAACAGAGTTTTTATGTTTATTAAATCCCACAGGAACATTACGTTTAATCATTTCATAAATTCGATGAGCTTTATGTTTGATATCACCAGTTCTACATGATAAAGGAAGAGCACACACACCACACCCAATATCAAAACCAACATAAGAAGGATATACAACACCCTCAGTTTCGATAACAGCACCAATAGGCAAAGTATATCCTAAATGAGCATCAGGCATAAGCGCACCACGAACAGTAAAATGTTGTTCCATAGCAGTTATAAATTGAGTCAAAGCACCATCTTCAATAACTTCTGCGTAGATGGTATTAGGTTTGTCGAGTTTATTTAATTTAATCATGATATTACCTTTTTTAGGTTATTATTTTTTTTTTAACTAAAAGCACAAGATTCATTCATATAATATACATCACCACCACTAGCAGTATTATCTTCAAAAACTCCTGATTTTATTAATGTGATGTATTTATTAAGAATTTCTATATAATCCTCACTATCAGGGTTTCCATGAGAATTACAACATTGAATTACACAATCAGGCACATCATCACCATCATCAGGAAGATGGCCCATAATAGTGATACCTTTATCAACATCAGATTGAGCTACATAAGCTTTACACACCTTTCCGTTAAGTATATCTCCATTAGATTCATCAAACACATAAATAATTTCAGTACCTTTAAGAGATGATACTTCTCCTGCTGTTGGTTTCATTACACTCATAATAAATTTCCTCTGTTATAATTTTATTAAATCTCTTCTTAACCCTTTAATATCTTCTTCAAGAGCAATCCAAATTCTTCCTAATGTATCTTTTATTTGATAATATATAATGATAGTATGATTACACATTCTTACATTACCTTTAGTTTCTACTTTGAACACCTGCATCTTAACATGATGTATCCATCCTGTCAAGGGTTTTCCTGATGATTGTGTTTGAAATATAACATTATCATCAATACTATATTTTGTTTTAAGTATCATTTATTATTCTCGAATATACAATCAATAATTTCTTTAACATTTTTAGCATTAAAATGGCCTCTACCTTCTTTCATAACATATTGAATCAAATCATCTCTCAAAAATTGTTTTGTTTCTTCTGAACATTCGTGTGTTGCTTGTTCTCCACAGGACACACAAGGAACGCCATCATGTGCATCACAATATGGTGATGTATTATTTCTACTATTAGTACAATTACCTGCCCATCCACGACTATAATTACATTTTACCATTATAATGATCCTCGAATAATAAATAAGTTTTATTATGTTTTATATAATGACATTCCCGGACATAATTGATATTTTCAATATGTCTAGTAAATATCATTTCACGACCACAAACATTAATAATATATTTTGACGCATTAAATTTAATACCATATGCTTCCATTTTATAACACATCAAATTTTGAATATCAAGAGAATAACTTAATGTAAATGCTGTTATAATAATATCCCACCCATCCATAAATGATTCTAATGCGTCATCAATCATTCTTGTGGTGCGGCCAGTTTGTCTTTTATTATCAAAATAATACATTATAATAATCCTTTATTTTGACTTATAATACGTTTTATCATCTTTCTAGATTCTTTAAGTGATTGAATCTTCCAGTGTAAAGTGTTCATATAATCGGATATAAGACTTTCTGCATCTTCCCATTTTCTATCATGTATAGTCTCTCTGATAACATTTGTATCAGGAGGTAGCATTTCATACAATTCTTCCTGTATATCATGCACTTTTCTAACCATTATTTGCTTTTTATCAGGAGATGTTATTTTTATATCTGCCATATCAGTCCTCTACTATAGCTTTTGCTCTGCATCGAGTAATAACACATGATTTACCATAACGAACATCATTTTCATGATCCTTAACAGTGCCTGATGTTAGTATATGAATATAATTAGTATCTAATTCTTTTGATGCAAACCATTTATATTTTACACCATCATCAACACCTTTCATAGTGTAAATATGAGTTGTTCCATAATTTCCTTCAAAAGTATATTCATTAATAATTTCTACTGTGAGATTCTTAAATTTAAAACCAATAGGCATATCAGAATAATCTTCATTAAAAGTATCTATAGGAATACATACTTTTTTATTGTCATACCAAAATTTAAATGCAAGATATGATACAAACCCTTTAGTACGAGGATGAACATATCCTTCTTCTATAGAGGTAAATGCACCTTCCATATTGAACTTAAAATCATTAGAATCCATATCATTGATAAATCCTTTCGCCCATACCATAAAATCGTCAAAATCAAATTCGATATTATTTGTATTCCAATCAAATTCCTTTCTGATAGTATTATTACCATCAATCATTTGAAAATAATCACTTTCAACAGTTTCAGCAGTAGATATACCACATCCATCATCATATACTTTAGATGCAGATACATAACCATGTTCTACAATCTCATAATATGACATAGGAATAAAGATATCTGCATTAATGAATTTCCATCCTTTACCAAATCCACCATAAGTATCCATATCATCATAATCAGCAAACCCAAATTGCTCTTTAATTTTACTAAATTTAGCAATCAAAACATTAACATCAATACCAAATTTAGTTTTTGCACATGTAGATCCATAAACGGTAACTTTACCATCTTTACGAAAAACATGAATTATATTACGAGAATGATTGCGACCACAACGATCACAAGGAAAGGTTTTAATTTGATCCATAGAAGATATATCAAAATCAGCATTATCATTAGGATGAACAGACAATAATCCATCATCTTTAATACAGCCAAGATATTCATAACCAGTATCAGTCATTTTATCAATATCATGAATATTGATAACTACATCATATCCCCAAACATCATAAAAAGAAGAAAATGATGAAGTATCTGCTTGATTATAAGGAATAGAAGCAATTACACGTTTTTCTCCAACAACCACATCATAATCAACTTTCATCTTTTTACATGCAATTTTAAGATCAGTTTTAAATGATTCGAGGTAATAAGAAGTAATAACTGAATTGATCATGATGTAGTCTCCATAATAAGTAATGTTTGTCTCAAGTATGGATATATTATACACTACTTATCATAAAAGTCAAGCACATTATTTATTAATTAATTATGCACATGAATATTTCTTTACTGATGTTATCCTTAATTGATTACAAAGGGGCAAAAGAGGAGGATAAACAACATCATAATTACCATGAATAGATGCTAATGGAGAAAAATCACCATCTTTAAATATACAAATAAATTCTTTATCTCTAAATTCCATAAATGTTAAAGCGTATATAGATTTTTCTTTAAATAATGTGTTACCGCAACGTTCATGCCATCCATCAGACCAATCACCATCTGCAAAATCAACACCATCATCATAATTTTCCTCATTAACATTATACATGTGCTCTCCTTGAATTAAATAATCTACAATCACAATCATCATTAGAACATGTATCATTATATTCAACGTTATCATTTTTTAAATTCATGGTAATATGAACATCTTCTGCATCAATAGTAACCCATCCACATTCATCACAATACATAATTATATCATCGATCATAATTTATTCTCCTGTTTTGTTTCATCCAATATAATTGAATATGTTTTTTTTAATTTAATAATTTGTGAATGATATTTACACCCATATTCTCCATCCATAAATCCATTATTCATAGGACTTAATGAACTTTCACAATAAGAGCTTATAGCTGATGTAGAATAATTAAGATATTCACAATCATCACAAGACTCGCTTATTTTTATTATAAGAAGATTTAATAATTCTTTACATATTGATTCATAATTAAAATGTTTCATATCCAGAAATTTCCCCAATAAAGAACACCGATAATAACAGACATCCTTATAATAGAAGATAATAAATTTATTCCTGATGATCCTTTACTATTAAATTTATTTAATCTATTATTATGTGCAAAAAATTCAATTATCAACAAAATCACCATTACAAGTTGTGCATTTTTCATTTTTTATTTTCCCTTATTTTTTTAGGTAAATACCCACTAACACTAAACATCATTTTATTACAACACCAATAACTAATAAAATAAGTTACAAAAATTTTACAAATAAACATCTTTGATATAATTAATAAAATATTAATAGAATTTACATCATTTGATAATTGGTTCCAATCATATTCAGTATATTTCTCAAAATAATCATAATCATAATCAATCAATTCAAATTTATGTATCCTTGCATTCATCATATCAATATCTTCTCCTTTAATCGTGTTATCATCAACAATAATAACACGATCATCATCTTTAAAAACATCATATATTACAGGATTAGGCGCACCTATACTAATAATAATAGTCATATCATCCTCTAAGGTAAGCCGCACCATATTCAGACATACAATTAAGACCATTATCATCATCCCATATATTACCACGGGCATGTTTTGCAGGAGCATTCCACGAAGCCGCTTTTAATACATCACCATTGATGCGGTCAATAAAACAATGAACACTTCCACCACGAATTACTTTAATATATCGTTTTCCTTGAGTCATACGAAATTTATCAAGAGGAACATTAGGGAAAAACTTCTCATTATGTTTTTTATTAATTTTCTTAGCACCAGTAAAAAATATAATAACACGATCATCATCTTTACTACAAGTATGATCTTTAATTAGAGGCGTTAATTCATCTTCTTCAAAAGGAACTATACCATCATTGGAAGGATCTTCTTTAGAATTATTAAATTCAATCTCAATATCAGAAACAACTTCAAATAAATTCAAACTTTCTTTCCTGATCTGAAGAAGAGCAGATCGAACATCATTAGCAGATCCATAAGAAATTATAACATTCTCTGCTTTTTCTGCTAGATCAAATATTGTTTTTTGAATTTCTTCAAGTCTCTTAATCTTCTGCTCATCAGTCATAATGTTCTCCATAATAAAATGTATGTCTCAATCAGTATGTAATCATTATACACTATTTAACAGATATGTCAATCATTTTATGAAACATTTCTATTCTTTTTATAGCAATTTGTTTATACTTTGTTAAATTAACGATAAATTCTTTATTTATATTCCGTACTTGTTTGTATGCAAATAATAATACACCAGAATTTATAGGCTGACCATATAATTCTTCCATCATAATAGCATATATAGCCAACTGAAGAAAATAATCATGCATCCATTTAATTTGTTTTAATTTTTTAGATGTTTTAAAATCAAGAATAACAGGAAAAATACCTGATTTTAGTCGATAATGAACAATTCCATCAGCAGTACCAGCTAATTTAAGATTATTAGAATATAATACCTTTTCTGTAGCAAAAACATCAGAAACATTACGATCAAGATATGGAATGATTTGTTTAGAAAGATTTTTAACAACAGAATTTGGATAATTTTCAGGCTCTTCTTTATATATAAGATAATATTCAAGAGATTCATGCATTTGAGTACCAATATCCCCGGCATATTTTAGTTCTGCCTCTGCTCGTTGCTTGCCTAATCGTTTCTTCCATGCATCAAGGAAGCTTTTATCTCCTGTAGCACCCAATGCAGTAGTTACACTATAATACCGACTACCATTATCAAATTCATAAATTCTCCCCACATCATCATAAATATGCTGTTTAAATTTGTGCATCATATTATTCATCACCCCATCGTTGCAACGCTTGTTTAAGATCTTTTATATCTTTATCTGTACCATACATATAAATATATTTAATGATAGGTTTAGTACTTTCTACTATATAATTTATATGTTGTTTATGATTATTTAATCTATCATTAAGTAATGTTAATGATTTTGTTTGTTTTTCAACTATATCTACAAGCATATTAATATTATTACCCATATGTATGATAAATATAATAATAAATATAATAATAACAACAACAATTTCTATATTAATAAACATTATTTTTTTCCTTGTTTTGAATACCCATTTGCTTCAGAATATCCATTAATTTTAAAATTAGCAGATGACATTAAACTTATAATATATCCAATTTCTTTACATTCTGGACATGGTTGTGATAAAGGAATATTACGATTAGAAATTGATTGAATTTTTTCAAATATAGATTCACAATTATCACATTTATATTCATATAAAGGCATAATTATACCTTTGCCCGGACAAAACAATCCTTTGCTTCAAGAAGTTTTCGCATTCCCTCATACCATTCATCTTCATTAACACTAAATATATGGATATTCATATATTCATCAATTTCTTTTGCTAAATCACCACAGGGTTTTGAAACCTCCTGTAATTCTTTAGGGAGATGATCATATTTAAAATACTGCATTATATTATCTATTCTTTTCATATCTTTCCTTATAATATTCTTGTAATTCTTCAGGCCATGTCATAGTAGAGCAATCCCTACACACAAAACATACTCCACACGTTTCTGTATTTGGTGTCCTTATTAATGTTTCTATTTCTTCTGACCCACACTTAGCGCATATAATATGTAATGATTTCATTTTTTTTCCTTCTTTACAAAATCAATACTACTGAAAATAATATTCCTCATATCCTGTAAATGATTCTCTGTTGCTTTTAACGCACCAGCAGATCCACTACCTTCTGATGGTCGGAAACCAGCTACCCATAATTGATCCATGAGTTGTTGAGTATTATTAGAATCTAGATTGAATGAAGGATTTATATAATCACCTTCTTTGCGTTCTTTAAAAATAACATCGGTAACAACATATTTTCCTTGAGTAATAAGGATATCAACTCCAAATGACCAAGGGGCTTTCATTACACTAATTTTTGTATTAGATTTTATATCAGTTTTTTTTTAAAGTCATATATAAACTCCTATTTTTCTACATGCTAATTTAATAAAATTGGTTGCCTCTACTCCATCACCACCATAATCTTTACATATATTCAATAATCTTTTTGCACAAGCAGTATCTATTGTTTCATTATCTTCAAAATCTCCTTTCTGTATAGCTCTTATGACATCTTTTGATATATTTGGTAAAAGACCACCATGGATAGGGCAATCTTTACTTATACATTCTCCAAGATCATTCACACAAATAACACCACAACTTTCACAAAAAACTCCCCATCCCATACCCACAGGAAGTTTAAGGCTTCTTTCATATACAAAATCTTCACAATCTTCTCCAAACCACTCAATAGAACACTGCTTACATAAATCAGCCATAATATCACCTTTAGTTATACTACAAAAAAGGCAATCACTTATACAATGATTGCCTTTTAAATACTCATATTTACTAATTAACTATATATTATTGTTTTACCATATTAGGCACTTTAAGATCAAGTCCAAGATCAGTAAGAGCTTTAGCAGAAAGGAGATTAATCAAATTAGCCGCTTCATTTCCACCTTCAGAACCAGATGAACCCATTTGAATTTCAGGAACCCATTTTTGCTTACCAAATTCTTTAGCATATGCGTTCTGTACTTGAATATAAGCATCAAGCTTTTGTTCAAGAGCACCATCAGCTTGCATCACAAGACGTTTATAAGCACCATCACCTTCACCACGAAGTATTTGTTCTTGTTTATACTCTTTAGCCATAAGTTTCTTCTGTTCAGCTTCGAGTTTAGCTTGTTCTGCAACAGCAACTTTACGTTCTGCAACAACAAGAGCTTCGAGTTTAGCTTGTTCCGCAACCTCAACTTTACGATTTGCCGCAATAACAGCTACTTTTCTTTCTCTTTCAGCAACAACAACAGCTTTTTCTTTTTCTACTTCTTGCTCATATTTAGCAGTCATTACATTAGCTTTACCTTTTTCTTCAGCAGTAATAGCCTCTTGCTTTGCTCGTTCAGCATTAGCTTTAGCAGTAATGATAGCCATAGTAGCATCACGCTTGTCTGAGATTTGCTTCATTGTTGATTTCTCGAATCCCGGATCATTTAGTTGAAAACTTGCAAGACTAAGACCAAAATCAACAAGATCTGAAGAAATATGAATAGGCATTTTATTCTTATCAAGAGCAATAATAGGAACTTCTTTCCATACAGTTTTTCCAGTAGCTTCATCCTTTATAGAAGTTGTTTCAAGTTTTGTTTCGAATTTACCTTTATTTACTTGAGACTTTGCTAATTGTGTGAAAATAGCACGTTTTGTAGCATAAGCTTCTTCAGACCGCATTAAACCAGCAGTAAGGTTCATAGCCTCTTCTGTAACTGGTTTAATGAGTTTGTTAGCAAGACCAGAATGCGATCTAAATGCTTTATTAAGTTCTAGCATAGTTTGTTCATCATTAGGAAGAGCAAACCGAGCCTTACCAAAAACAGTTCCCATACCACCATCCTGATATCTTACTGAAATACCTGCCTGATCTAGTGTGGCTACACCACCTTCAGCTTTAGATCTATCAAAATCGAATGTGATAAAATCATTATATTCGATTGTTTTTCCTGCCAATTTAGGATACCAACCAGCATCAAATTTAACAGTCATAGTACCATTAAGATATTGAACCACTGTTCGCTGTCCTGCATCATTAACACCAACCATCATAGGAGCTATCATTAAAGTAGCTACAAGCAACATTACAGGAATAGCAACTCTCATCATACCACCAACTCTCAACATACCAGCAATTTTTCTAACAATCATTATATTATTCTCCTTTTAAATCATTAATTTTTGAAGACATTTCTTTGATACATTTATCAGAAATAACTGTCTCCACTTCAATTATCTTAGTTTCTAAATTTATTTTACTTTTTCTTCTTTTATCCTCCGCTGTCATAAATTTATTATACTTTCTATATTCTTTATATGTCATGATTACAAAAAAAATAATAATACCAATAAGAATAATTTTACCCATGTCAAAAAACTCCTTTATTAATACATTGTTTACATTTTATATAATTATTATCTTCATCTTTTTCAATACAAACATAGAAATGATCACAAAATACAATTCCATAATCATCTCTACAATGAAGACATTCACCACAATAACATATTTTTTTATGTTTGTCAATAGGTTTATTCATAATATATAATATATTACCCCTTCCATTTCATATCAGCGTCTTTATGACTATCCCTTATACGTTCAAGAGCTTGTTGAACTCCTGATTGTTCCATACGTCTATCAGCTTTAAGAGTATCAATACCAATAGTACCAGAATGCGAAAAAACCCTATATATCATATTTTCATCTATACCACAAGCAGGACATGGTTCTGATAAAGGAATATCTCTGTTTATAATTTTATTTACAACAGAAAAATTATATTTACATTTATCACAACAAAATTCATATGATGGCATTATGATTCCTCTAATGGATTTTTCTTCAACCAATTATTAAACCCAGAAATAGAAATCTTATATTCTTTTGCAATTGATGATTTTGATTTCTTTTGTCTGAGAGAATCATGAATTTCAGTTTTAACTAAATCTAATTTACTTTTTTTAACAGAAACTTTATTTTTAATCTTATCTTTAGATTTAGGTTTTGGAGCAGGAGGAGCTTCAGAAGGATGTTTATTAACACTAGGAGGTTTTGTATTAGAAAGCATATTTCCTTCTGTTAATCTTGATGTTTCCTCAACAGATTCATCTCCCATATCATTCAACAAACCCGGAAATGCTTCTCTTACTAGGTTTTCGGTTAATCCTCTCTCTTCTATACGTCCATCAACCATTTGTTTAAATAATTCGATCTCTTCATGATAAAGACCTGAAAACATTCGAGCAATTAAAGTTTTTACCTTTTCTTTTTTAAATTTAGGCTTTCTTGCATTAGTAAAATTATATAATCTACGTCTAGCTTCAAGAAATAATGTGGTAGGAGCCAAATCATAATCAGGAATGTCCATATCATGATATTTTAGATATTCGATATCTTCTCTAGACACAACCCATTCACATTTAGGATCATATGATAATTTGATAATATCGAAAAACCCTTTAACATGCTGATACTTATGTAATACTGCAATTTTATCCTTTCGTGTTTCTGCTTCCCCAACCATTTGAAATATTTCAGGGAAATATACTGTTTGTTTTGTCATTATGTCTCCTTACATAAAGTCATTAATTCTTTCTTGAAGAAATCTTAATTTGTTCTTCATGAAAAACTTAACCATTTTTGATTTATTAGCTTTCTTCGTTCCTTTATTAAAACTGTTCATTATTCTATCTTTAATATGAGAAGGTGTATAATCAAGATCAATCAATTGTCTATTTCTTACAAAATTTTTAGAAGGGATGCTATTAATAGTTTCTCCTTTTTTGAAAGTTTTTGCGATTTTAATATCCAATTCTTCTAAAAACATATTATCATCATCATAAAGCCATATGTCAAGCTCTTTTTTAAACATAGATTTTTGTTTAACACCATCAAGTGTAAAAATATTGTCTGGTGATTTTATATTAGGAACTCCATCATCAGAATCTCCTCTAAGGATAAGTTCTTTAAGAAATAATTTAGGATCTGGATTTCTTACAAATGCCTTCTCACATGGCCTCCACTGACATACAAATTCAGAATGTCGTTGAACAAAATCCTTATCATTTGATACAACAACAGTATGCTCTTTTGTATTAGTAGAATGTTTAGCAAGAATACCAATAATATCATCTGCTTCTGCTTCATTGTCTTCTACTACTTGATATGGAAATCCATCGTTAATTTCTTTTTTAGCAAAATCAAGACATTCATATATAAGATCCCAATCAACATCAGACATTTTCTTGTCTTTCTTTCGTTTATATTTATAAAAAGGAAATACACGTTTTCTCCAATTATTACCTCCATCACAACAAATAATCATAGAACCAAACTCAGAAGAAAATTGTTTATTTGCTCTCCTTATAGAATTTAAAATCATATGAAGAGCGAAAGGATTAGTAAGAATCTCCCCTTCTCTTTTTATAGAAAACATAATATTTGCGATAGCTACTGCTGAATAATCTAAAAGTATCATTAGAATAAATGTCCTGTTGTAAATATGAAAAACATCTGTATTAATACAAGGTCGAATAATACTCCTAAAATAAAAATAATAGGAGAACATATCATACACATAAAACTAAACACTGCTTTTGTGTATATACCTTCATGAAAGTATATATTCATTGTTTTGTATTGCTGGATAGCATATGAAACTGATAACCATCCAGCAATAGCAACACCAATAAATAATAAGAATAACTCAAGCATCATCATCCTTTTCTTATGAAACCATTACCAATAGCAATACCAATAAAGAAAGTAACCCAACCAACAACACCAGAAAAGAAGAATTTAGCTACACCGATAGCGATTACCATAGATTGAACAGGATCATGATTCCATCCATCAATTATATTAACAATCCCTCCAATAAAACATACCCACATACCAATATAAGAACCAAAAATGATAGAAATAACATAAATAACAATTCCTAAACTAATAAAATTATTATTTGTCTTTCGTGTGTTTGAGTTAATCATTAAATGCCTCTGATAAATGATTAATCAATTCACGAGAAATCATACCCACAGCCCATGAAGGAGCATCATTATTAGCAATTATATCACTAAAAATACGAGCATTAATTTCATGATGCTTCTTACCAGCAAGCTCAACATTTTTTAAATCATCAAGATCAGCCATTGCTAATGATTTTCCTATATGTTTATCATAAACATCTTTAGGAGAGCAATAAGAAATACCATAAAACACAACTCCTAATTCTACATCGACATTAGAAGCAATAACAAAAACACCATTATGTTTTGTGCATTGCCCAACACAACCATAATACGAAAATCGAATATTTTCACTATAAGTTTCCTTCTTGGTTTTTACATTTCCTGTATGTTGTTTATCATTAACTACAGGAATTGCAGTTTCTGTATTACCTCCTGTTAAGTCAGAAAAAATACCATCAATCATAGCCATTGCAAATCGATGAACTTCTTCATTTGAATACTGAATACCAACACCTTCTGTTTTATTTACACCCATTATAAATCTCCGTTATATATTTTTAAAAACTGTTCTAGTAAGACAACCTTACTTTCAATACCTATTTTACCAATAGATTCTTTTAATGTCAATCCTTTTCTTAATGAAAATAAAATTCCTGAATAATTAAATTTAACAGCTCTTTCTGCATAATCTTTCTGATTCAAAGCCATCCGGGTTAATTCAGAAAAAACATATTTAATTTCCTTTATCAAATGATTGTATGATTTTTCATAAGGATCAAATATTTCAGTATATTCTGGGAAATATTCAAGAACTTCATCAGTTTCCCCACTAAAAACAACATTAGTTATTCTTTTAGGGGATAACGGCCCGTTTCCTTTTAAATGATGTAAATTAACATATGCAGGATTTTTAACCTTTACTCGATTACCTTCCATATCAATAAGAACATATCCCTCTTCTGTTGCAGGGAATTGTTCAAAAGAACTAATAATACTCGCAAAGTCAATATTATATATATTAGGACGTTTTACATTAAGAGTATCCGCTATACAATCGAGAGAATCTTTATTACGTTCAATACCTGTTATCACCTCAACAGCATTCAATAAGTAAATAGTAGGCTCTGTATATAATTTTACTACTTTATTATATACAGAACATAATTCGAATGTATATGATTCATTTCTAAATTGATCTTTCATAAATTCATCAAGAGGGACACCAATTATATTAAGAAACAACTGATGATAGGTTATACCAGTATTAGTTTCTCCTTCTGCATATGCTGTTCCTCTTGTAGCAATATTCCATTTATCATCATACCAATAAACAGATATCAAAGATCCATCAGCTTTTTCTTCAACTCTTTCAAGACGAAACGAATTAAAATTATCACGCTCATTTTCATTAAGATTAAAAAATCTATTAAATGTCCTAGATACTGGTTTTAATGTAATTATATCTATAATCAACCCTCTACATTCTTTAATTATAGGATGATATTTTGGTGAATTTATTTGATCATAATTCAAAACAACCAAACCATTATTATATTCTCTAACCTTAATTCCAAATTCATCTTTTAGTTTTTCTAATGAATTTACCTTTAAATAATCAATAACATGCATAATAATTATCCATATACGGGAAATGCGTAATATGTTCCGGGATCATAACACTCAACAAACCACCCACAATCTACAACAAGATTCCATAACTTATTATGTACTCCATAAGTATAATGACTTCCTTCAAGATTAGTATAATAATCACAAGCAGGAAGATTATCAATTTCAAATCCTTCAGCTACATCACCAAGGAAAATTTTAGTCTCTGATATTTTTTTAAGACCTTTGATATCAGGGAATGCTTTATTTAACCGATTTACAACAACAGCCGCTGTCCTTGTTTTCATCACAAATTCTCCATTATTTTTTTTTTTATTCGTTATTTAATAAAAAAGAATATAACCGATTAATGTTTTTATGTCAAGCATAAAATGAAGGTAATATATTATAAGTCTTATATAGCGTTCTGAGAGGTTTTGTTAGCTTACCCGACTTTGGGTATGGTGGGAACTTTGCACGTCCTTTATACGCCTTTTTAAGCACATTATAGCTACGTTTCTTTAGTTTCTTTGGTTTTGGTGCTTCTGATGGATGTATATAATGATAATGTTCTCTTTCCAAATAATCAGCAGTTTTTCTTAGTATGTTAGGAAGATCTTTTTGAGCAATACCATACCGAACACAATTATTCTCTGATTTTGCTATAAAAATATTACAAGATGAACATAAAACTCCTCTAACTAAACCTGTACCTTTTGTTCTTTTTTTATGACTATGATCAAGACAAGGAATCTTTGGTTCGTTGCCACATATTAAACAAACACCGTCTTGGTCTTCTTTTAATATTTTACTTCTTACAGATTGTATATCTCTTTGTTTAAGTTGATGCATAATTGAGTCTCCTTTGATACTATTTAGGAGACTCAATTAATAATATATCTAATTAGATATTTCTCGATACCATTCTACGATATATGTGCATCTATTCATATCGAAAGAATTAGTAAGATCCCAAAGAAAACTATGAATTGTTTTCCCTGATTTAATATTAATAGTTTCAGTGAATCGCTTTCCTTTACGATCACCCTTCACATACTTTTTACCGATCCTGTATGTTTTTTCCATGTGTTCTCCATTATTAGAGATTTATAATTTACTTATCCGAAAATAAGCGCTGATTAATAATGATAATATGTTGATGTATTATAATATCTTCCAGAAGGAACAACGACAACAGGAGCACAATTATAATCATTAACGTATATCCTCCCTGCTTGCCTATGAATATGAGAATATCCATTCCTATAATATCGTATATTATTCCGTACATATGTATGATGATATCTAACTCTATGTTGTGTATTTCTATATCCAACTCCAACAGAATTAATATGATATCCATCATTAAAACTTATATAAAATGATCCATCAGCAATAGATACCACAGGCATAAATAATAAAATCATAATAGTTAATATAATCTTTTTCATAATAATTCCTATAATAATTGTTTTTTCATTTCACCAGACAAAACATCATTAAAAAACCGTTCAGAAATAGATTTAAATTTTTCAATAGACGAATTATTAGATATATATACATCATATACCATTTCATTAACATGTTGATCTGCATGATTACTAAATTCAGTAATTTCTGATCCTGTTCGAGTAACACAAACAGTATAACAATCTATTTCTTTATCTAAACACCACGCACATACTTTTTTGATTTCTTTAGGCTCTCTGATCATCAAAAATATAAAATCAGTTGTATTTTTGATGATCAGTGAGCCTAAAGGATTTTTATTAAATTCATTCTCATAATCGATAAGACGAATCATTTCATTAAAACTCATATCAAACCATTTAGTTGTAAAATCTTTAAGAGAAGACAACATTTCTCTATTATGAGGGGTTTTTGTTTTATCCCACCCCATAATAGTTGCTATCTCTTTCACAGTATCAACACTACTATATTTAACAGAATTATAATATGGTATTGCGAAATCACAAAACGTATCTTTTCCTGTTCGTGGATGGCCGTTAATAATTAGTACGGTAGGTTTCATTTAATATTCTCAGTTGTAATTTTTTTTTATTGTTTTCTATTTATGAAGTATATCATAATCAGAAAGAAGATTTTCTATTTCGTTAGATAATTCTTCATCTAGTATTTCATATTTTTCCTTCTGACAATCACAAGTATCAACATAAATTCCAATATCATATTCATGCACTATCAACGGTTGAAAACATTCATTACATAAAATTTCCATATCATATCCTAATAAGATTTTTAACATCAGCAGAAACAAGAAAACCACCCGATTTAGGAAAAAGAGATATAATTCCAGTATATATTACTTCAGCAACAATATAAATTATATCATTCTCGAATTTAGGTATAAGTTTTACTTCATCATATTTTTTCATTACACACACCCACATCATTATTTAATTATTATATCAAACATGTATTCATTATACAGTATAATTACATTTTGTCAATAGAATAATTACACAACGCTTACTAATTTATTATCATAATCTAAATTAGTATTTTTTTCTATTACATCTATAATAAATTGATGATTATCTTTACTTTTTTTATGAGCAGTCAAAACAGGTAACATTACTTGATTAATAAATTCTTTATATGATTTTTCCACCAATATTCTATTATTATGCCATACACACTGAAACGGTAAGTTATGATAATTCATTGTAACTTCATTTAATAATTTAAGCGAAGTTACAAATGATAATTTAGAATTTTTTTTATCCGCTATTATAAAATAATAATCAACATCAGTATCAGCACAATTATTCATCATATACGAATATATTTTACGGATATCATTGCTTTTATTAGGGATATTTCCTGTAACAGCATAAGATAACCCTTTTATTGATCCTACATTATCAGCCGTTCTTTTAGAAGATACTGTACATTTTATATTGCAATATAATTTTTTATCACCATCAATTATTATAACATCATACCAATATCTTACACAAGGAATAATAATATCAAAATTAGATTTTAATAATTTTATTACACGCTCTTCAGTTAAACTAGAATTAACTCTTTCATCATTATGATCTTTACAATGAACTATAATGTTTGTTCGTAAAACTTGTTGCACTTCTTTTAATATATCAGGTAGCATATTACTCCTGATACCATTGAAGGAAATTATCAGACTTCTCTAACATATCTTTAGTAATAATATGTTCTTTTTTTGATTCAACTAACACTTTTTTCATAATAGTTGGTAAATTAATCTCACATTCAACAAGAACTTTAGCTTTTTCTACAGCAAGTTCATGAAGACTATCAGGTTCTGCATTAGGAAAAATCTTCTCTAATCTATTATAAGAAACGTCATAATATCTATCTGTGAGTATTTTAATCTCTTCGGGTGTTGATGGTTGCTTTTTCTCTTGATACCATATAAGACGAGGATAAGGCTCTGTAGGAATAGGTTTTTTATTTGATCTCATTTATAACTCCAAACATTATTATCTATTTTTTATAAAAAAAATGGGGAATACAGATATCCTTCCATATTCCCCTAGTCATTTACGAGTAGGAATTGAACCTACCACATACTGTTTAATATACAGGCGCTCTACCACTGAGCTATCGTAGTGTTTGACTTATTCCGTATTTGTTCGTTTTATTATAAATTCTCATTCTTATAATGACACTCTACCACTGAGCTACCCGGCATCTATGATTACCACATCTATATTAATAAGCATAGATGCCAGGAAAGGAATCGAACCTTTGACCTTCGATTGTTTGGATTTTATAATAACTAATAAAACACATTTGTCATAAAACTGGATGAACAAAAAACTGACACTTATTATACAACATTCATGTTGTATTTTATTAAACTAACACCAGACACTAAAACTGTTCATCAATTCTATTTATATACTTTAATAATCCAAAAGGATAATGTCAAGTATTATTTTATCTGCAAGACGCTGATCAAAATCTTCAAAATCACCGTATTCATCAAAACTCCCTTCAATAATACCATGTTCTATAAGAGGTCTATATAAATCATATTCCCAACCAGAATTTCCAAAAGGATGTTTTCCACTAAATTCATCCTTTTCAGACCACAATGTAGCTAATAATTCTGTAAGAAAATCTCCTATAGTAACATCTGAATCCATTTCGTATGAAGAAAATTCTATATCCTTAATCTGAGAGAGAGATATAATCTCTCCCTCAGAATTTGTTAATACTTTACCCATTGATATAATCCATTAACGCTTTACCAACATTAACTTTTACTACTTCAGTACTATTTGCTCTTTGACGAGCCTTTTTAACAGCACGAAGCAATGTATCAATACGATCAAGCAATTCAGATTTACGAGCAGGAGAAACCATTCCAGACCAAACATGTTTAGTATATTTACCAACATTAACTGTTTCTGTCCATTTATCAATTACAGCAGGGATTGATTGACCGCCCTCATTTGCTTTAGGAAACTTTGCATCATAAAGGACTTTAGATTTGACTGTCTTTTCAGTCTTCATAGTCTCTTCAGGATGTGCAACACACCATACACCTTCTCCTTTTGATTCATCTTTTTGCCATTCAGTACCGATAGACAAAGTAGGAATTTTTTCATATACCTCTCGTACTTTACGAAGACGTGATTCCATACCTAAAAGGAACGTAGCAGGTAAATTCGATGCAATAACAACACCATCAACAATAAGATCTGCTTTAGCTACTTGATTAGTAGCTTCCTTTTGCAACAAAGCATCATAATATTGTACAATTGTTTTTCCTGTATAAGAAAGTTTTTCATCAACAGTAGAGGTAAGCTCCTGATATTCAGAAGGATAATCAATACCATCATCAACAAATGGATTATAACTACGAACCGCACCCATAAACAAAACAGCCTTGTCAGAAAATACTTTGCGTGTTTCGTTCATAATATTTCGAGCACGTCCTTCCAAATCAGATTCTACAGCCAACAATTCATGCAATTTACCTTTTCCCATAATAATTCTCCTTTAAATTTATTTTTATTACACTAATTAATACGTTTCCATACTGATGCAGGGGTTTTATGTGCTTTAGGATTATCAACCAACATAAATCCAACACTTTTAACCATTCCTCGCTTCTTTGCTTCTAGGATTACTCCCCCCCACGATCTACAATTCTTAGGTTTTTCTAATCCATGTCCATAAGCCCATACACGAACATCTTCTGTTTTAAATGTGTTGTGAGGGTAATCATTAACACATTCAAGTGCCCGTTCTTTCCAACTTTTATTTTTCATATTAAATTCCTTTACACATTTTATCTTAATATTCATTCCATTCATTAACTGATGGTTTAACACAAGATCCATTATTAGTTATATGAGCATACGACCAATTTTCAGCGCCTTTAATATGTATATCAAATTGTATCTCTCTATGAGGCAATTCAGGATGATTTGTATTTCTTAAAACTTCCTGAATTGCATTTGATATCTCACGCTTTTGTTTTGTACTAAACAACAGGAGCAACAAAACCATTCATATCAATCTTGTTACGAAAATTGTATGCGGCTCCTTTTTTATTATTCCATTTAGAAGCTTGTCGCTTGGTAATTTTAATACCAGCATTATCACAAGCAGTAGTAAATACAGGCTGATTAAAAGTAGATACATTAGCATCTTGTCGAGCCATTTCTTCAACAGAAATAGGAGTACCAATTACTCGTACCCATTGATTTCCACCTACAGTCTTTCCTACTTCTTTATCTAAATTTCCCATAATAAATCTCCTTTAATTAATAATAACGTTATTGTTATTGTTATGTATATTCAATCACCACACCACGCTTTGCACATTCTGTCATTATAACCATTGCTGATAAATCAGAAGGAAAAACACCAGTTTCTATCGTTTTGAATATGTTAGATATTCGTCTGAAGACTTTTTCAGCCCAATCTGGGTGTCTTGCCACATAATCAGGAATTAGGTCATAGTCTTTCTGTGAAAAAGCTAATGGCTTCTCGCTTTTCGATATCCTGTTTTGGTATGGCCGAAAAAAATGATCCCTCACAAACTCCTTATACTCATTACTACTTAACGTATATTTATTCATAAACACATCTTATGTCAAATTTAATACATTTGACATAAGAGATTATAACATATACAATCTCTTATGTCAATAGTTATTTTGTTAATTTCTGAACTTTTATAAAATCAGGTTCAATATCAAACACATCCATTATATGATCTACAAGACGAGGAATTGTATTAAATTGATCACCATTTTCTACAACTAATCTTAACAACTCTCTTTGTATATTACCAACAATAGGAGATGGTGTCAAGTTAAATATATCTATAATCTGACCACCAGACAATACAAGAGAATTAACACTAATAGGTACAACTTCATCTATTGTAAACATTTCAATATAATCATTGATTTGTTTTACTGTAAAATCGGGGCGTGAAAGATTAGCATGTCTATCAGCAACACGAATAGTAAGATATTCTTCCCAATTAATATCATATCTACCTAATTTATTCTTTAAACGCCTACGAGCTTTATCAGACATACCTCGTGTTCCATCCATATGAACCAATGTAAGATTAACAATATATCGAATCTCTTCATTAGAAAATTTCAATAACGAAAGCCTTTCTCTAATAATATCAGCTCCCATAGTATGATGTTCATAAAATGTTCTTTTTTCAGGATCATATGACGCAGGTTTTCCAACATCATGAAGGTATCCTGCTAATTTAAGCAAAGGTCTTTCTCCTTTTATATAATCACCAGCAAGCATATTATGAGTCCATACATCTTCTGGATGATGATTACCATGATCATGTTTCCATCCATAGCCCATCTCAGGAAATATAATATCCAAAGCACCACTGTTACGAAGCAATTCCCAAAATATAGAAGAATCTTTAGTAGATTTTAAAGTTTTAATTATTTCTAATCGAATACGTTCAGGAGCGATCATATTGACTTTATCTATATTATTATTTAACGCAACTGCTGTTGTTCTAGCAAAATCAGCATCAAACCTAGCAGAGAACCGGAATGCTCTCATAATTCTGTTTGGATCTTCATTAATCCGATCTTCAGGATTACCAACAAACCGAATTATAATAGAATCATGATTAATTAAATCAGCTTCTCCATCAAAAGGATCAATAAGATTTCCATTAGGAGACATAGCCATTGCGTTGATAGTGAAGTCCCTCCTAGAAAGATCTTCATCGATATTATCAACATATGTTATTTCTACATCCTTGTCTCCACCACCAAAATACCGATCTCCTCGGAAAGTAGCGACCTCAATATCATCAATCATCATAACACCGAAAGATGCTCCAACAAAATCCAATTTAAAATTACTGTTTTCAAAAACATTACTAATATCAGAAGGCGTTGCTTTTGTAGCAAAATCAAAATCTTTAGGAGATTCACACAAAAGAATATCTCTTACAGCACCACCAACTAGATATGTTTGATATCCAGCATCGATTAAAGTCTTCCAGATGATTGATTCTTTTTGTGGTACTTTATTTAAAAATTCATTCATAATAAACCTCTATAATTATAGTTTCAATTAATATAAAAAACTATAACATATTATTTATAAGATGTCAATAGATTTGTATCTTTTTCTTGTGGTACATTAAACAAAATATCAGTTTCGAATGGAATATTACAACCATTATACATATATTTTCCATATATACTCATCAGAGTCCATAATTGAAATTTACTCCATCCTTCATCATCTTTATGAGGAGGAATATATTCTGTTTTATATTTATTGTAATGTTTTTTATGAATTAACATTCCATAATCATTAAGTTTAACCCATACATTATTATTAATATTAAATAATTTATTTTTCTTCATGCACAACCTCAATTACATGAGTTTTTCTGCATTGAGGACATTTATATTGATAATATTCTATATTATTTTTTAACCAAGTATCATCAACAATACTCAATTGAAAAGGATTACAAACACGACCACAATTACATTTTTTTACTGTAAATTTCATTTGATCTCCTTGATACAAACTAGACATTCATTAATAATTTTTTGCTGTTAAAATATTAGTTTTCATTATAAATCTCATTCAATTCCATTTTGAATATATTTAGACGATTCATTACCATTAACAGGGCCACGATACAAAGGAACATCTTTACCAGCACCTTTCCATGTAGTTAAACGGACAGTAACCCAATCTTCATTTTTCTCTTCATTATACCAAGCAACAACTGTTACAGCGCCTTCCCAAGAAGCAACAGTAGCATTATATCCAGAGTTTTTTGAACCAGTACGGGTTACTGATCCTTTATGTCCTTGAACACTTCCATAAAAATGTGCCATGATATAGGTATCCTTATTTGTTAATATTCATATTCATAATTTCGATAACAACTTCTGCTAAATCAATATTATCTAAACCTTCATTCCTAAGATGAGCTATACATTCAAGAGCGGCATCAAAAGATTCATGCATTTTACGAGAACAAACTTTAGGAATTTTAATACCTTTTTGATTCATATCAATAATAGCTTCTTCCCATTCAATAACTTCAGTAATTATTGATTTAAAATTTTCAAGATCTTTCATAATAATTCTCCTTTATTATTATTATTATTTTCAATTAATATACAATATATTATAATAAAAGTCAATACCTATTTTGTTTTTTATTGACTAAGTTCATATTCCCTGTCCATAAATTGATATTTAAATCTTTAATACTATGAGAACTAATACGTGTCCATAATGTAGATGATAATTTTCTACATTCAAAACGAATTACATTCTTTTTGATATTATATCGAAATTGAGATCCAATAGATCCATCCCATCGAATCATATTACCACGTTCAACAAGAACATTATTATCTTCAGCAATTTCTATTAAAATTTTGATTTTATTTTTATTAGTCATGTTTTCCTCTAATGTATAATTGTTAAATACAATTCAATAAAAAGAATATAACATGACTATATAAAAAAAGCAACTATTTTTTTATTTTTTTTATGTTAAATAATCCTATACTGAAAATACCAACACCAAATAGTAACATAGTTGATGGTTCAGGTACGGGGGAGTTATCATCTTCACAATTATTTTCAGGACATTCGAAAGGATCTATATCATAAGTACATATAGTAGAAAAATAATCATAAGAATCTGTGTGTGATGTTGTAAAGAAGCTAGTAGAATATATATCAATGAATGATATATTTCGTGATAAATACCCGGTACTATTATTACCACCATTTCTATTATTACCACCATTTCTATTATTACCACCATTTCTATTATTACCACCACTTCTATTATTAGTTGATAACGCATTTAGATAAAAAGCGCATTCATTAATATCATTGATATCATAATGAGTAAAACCATTAATATTACTAATTATGATATTATCATTAGAAGACCATCTATTATGCCAGCCAGAATGCAGATTACTATCCATAGTAACACTACAAGTACCGTTTTTATTCCATGTTCTTCTTATATCATTATAACGACTGTTATTATTTCTATTATTATCGCTATTATTATCGCTATTATTATCGCTATTATTATCGCTATTATTAATATTAATATTATTATCCCATTGAATTTGATATTCTGATACAACTTCAGATGTATAATGAGTAACAACCTCTTCTGTTGTTGTGTATGTATGAGATTCATGTACTTCTATAGTCTCACATGTTTGTTTAGGGCATCCATCATCATTCATTATTGAAGCAACAGCAGAAGAGGAATAACAAAATACTCCTATTAAAATAATACCAATAATATTTTTCATTTTATATCTCCGTTTTTATATATATTAAAAGGTTCTAATATTATATATACAATCAGAACCTTTTAATATTTTATTTTAATATAGTGTATATTAAAATAAAAGTCAATATCTAAATCATTTATTCATTATAATATGCATAATACATATCATCTTCTTCTATATCACATCCACAACACGGACAAAATGAAATTATGTATAATTCATCATCCATATCATGTTTAACATTACAAACTGCATCACATTCTGGGCATTCTATATTTATTTTCATGTTATTCTCATTGGGTTTTTAAATAGATGAGAACGAATTGCTGTTTGCCATTCATCCCACGATTTAATATATATTATATATTTTTTATATGAAATATATTCACACATTTTTAATGTCATTGTTTATCCTATATTTTATTTTATATACAATAATGGTATGATAATATCGTTTATCATACCATTATGTTATGTATTATACTAACGAACAATTATCTCCAGAACATGCTAATGTCATTGCAGACTCTGTACTGTCCTTCAGTTCAAAATTAGACAACATTTCCCAATTTATATCTTTAGGAAATGTTTCTAATGATTTATTATATATTTCTTCTGATATTTCTTCAAGAGGAGCATTAGTATAAGATGCATCAGTGTAAGGGAAAAATGATAATCCTCCAACAACATCCCAATTTTTCCACAACCAATCAGCAATAGCGAAATAATCATCATCATTATAATAAATTGTTTGAGAAGGATTACCATCACACCAATTTTCTTTATAAATTTTCCATATTTCTAATTGTTTCATTGCTCCAATATCACATTGAATTACAGAATGATCAGGAGATTTGACATAAAAAGAAAATACATATTTATCTCCTTCATCAACATAAGGAATACCTTCTGATATCATTAATTGAGAAAGAGGATCTTTTTTATCATTTCTTACACGTCTTATATAATATTGTCCATATCTAGGATGAATACCAGAAGATGTTCCTGTCAAAATAGAAACAGTTCCTGATGGTTTTATAACACAAACATGTCCTGTACTATTAATATTAAGTTTTTTAGCCCATCGTTTATTTACTTTATGTGAATATTCCCGTAAATAATCAAGTATTGTTTCTAAATCAGAGTCAATACCAAACCAATCACTAATTTCTTTTTTAGATGATTGATTATTAAATATTTTATGATCCATAATACCTGTCAAAGATACACCTAATAATCTCTCTTCTTCTGCATTTGTTTTCCATACCTTTCTCAAAAAACGAAAATTAGTTAATGTTGCTTGAATAGTTCCCATAATAGTAGCAAGTCTAATTTTCTTTTTTATCATATTAAGACTATCTTTAGGTCGTATCATAACTTCTGTTAAATTACACACGCCTCCGGTATGACGAATAGATACTTCTCCACAAGGATTAGGTATAAAATTATAATCTTCAGCATTTGGCCTTCCTTGTTCTATTGACAATTTTTTAGCACCTTCACTATTCCATATACCTCTTTCTCCTGATTTACTTTTATAAAGAGTTCTCCACTCCTTCGAAAATGAATCTAGATCAGGTTTTTCTGTATATGATACAGAATTATTAGCAAGTGCTCTATGAGGAGCAACCATCCACCATTGTCCATCTTTTGCTCTTCTCATACGATCATCAGTAAGGTTAGATAATGATATTAATGCCGCTCTACGAACAGATCCAACAATAACAGTATCAGCAATATAACACATAAGATCATGACATTCAATAGAAGTTAATTTTCTTCCAGAAGCATTTTTAAATAATGATACTACATGAATAAATAATTTATTAAGAGGTTCAGGGCCAGAAGCTCTACCACCAAAGGTTTTTAAACGAGCACCAGCAGGACGAACCTTAGAAAGATCCCATTTAGGAATTTGTCCATTATATAACATAGAAATCAATTCTTTCAATCCAGTAGCCCATCCAATTTTTGAATCTCTAATGATTAAAGTAGTTTCTGTTTCAAACAATTCTTCTGCAATTTCTGGCAATTCATTGATATATTGCCTTTCAACAGAAAAACCAAAACCACAACCATTCATTAATATATAAAATGCCTCAGAAAAAATGGCAGGATGGATAACAGCGCTTGCAGTACAATTATAAAGCGCAATATTATCCCGTTCAAGAGCCTTTCCAGCAGTCATCATACCACGCATAGAAGGCATTATATCACATCTCAATATAGCTTTTTCAATATCTCCAAGAATTTCAGGATCTTCTATTAATGACACATTTCCTATACCAACTTTCTTATTTTCCCAGAAATCTATAAATCTCCCCACAGATTCTTCCCATGTTTCTCTTCGATTTTCCTCTTCTATCCATCTTGCATATTTAGATATATGAATATATCGTTGCAAGTCTGTTTCAAAACATCCCATTATTACTCCTTGTTTTTATATTTTATTCGTAAAAAATCTCTAAAATTTACAATATCAAATGCATTATTATGTATATATGATGATATATCTTCGACTATTGGAAATTCAGAACCACAATATCTTTTCATCTCGTCAAATTTAAGATGAAAAGATGTATTCATCTTTGTTATTTTTTTTGTTTTTATTCTATTAGTTATATATTCATGCAAACATATAAAAGACCATATAAGAACACATAAAGAAATAAATAAAACAATACCAACACATGCTATATTAGTTAAATAAACAATTGTATTAATCATATTATATCCATTTATTAATATTAAATATTTCTTGAACAGGTATCATAATATTGCGTATTTGTGGGTATGCCGCCTTGCTTGTTCTAAGAAAAAATACATGTTTCCATTCAGGAATACTAGCAGTCATGATTATTTTTGTAGCGGTACAGTTTGGAAGAATAACTCTAGCATCTTCTGCTTTCATACCAATAGCAAGCAATCCTTTATACTGCGTTTCTATAGATTTACATGAATTATTAAAAATAACCCGTTCATATGAACCATCTTCGATTTTATCAAACCATGAAGGTTTGATAAACGTTATATCACCATAACGAACATATCTCTGAGACTCTTGGGAATAGCTTGCTGGCCTATGTCTAACTAATTCATGTGTAACTGCTCTATCAGTAATAAACTCTACTGTGATAGCTTTTAGTTGATTAGGAACACATTGATTGTCTTTTATTACTTCATATGTTTCTGATTCTAGAAAATCAATAATATTATCGATTGTCATTATATCATCATTACCTCGTAAAGCTTTATAAAATTCTATCCATGATCGCCAATTACCAGAAATATAAACATGATCATGATGAATACAAAAAGAGAAATATTTAGAATCAAAAACAGATTTCTCTTTTATTAATGCCATATTAGGAAATTTTGATTTTATACGTGTTCTTAAAACAATATTAGAATGTTCTAAAACTGAATAATGGTTTCTTTTCCATATATTTTTAACAAATTTTATACCAGAACCATCAATTATTTTATCTTCAGATCTATAACAAGTTCTTCCTGCCGCTTCGATCCAATTAATAGATTCTTTTTTACTACATGGAGTTTGGCCCCATACTCTAACTTCTTGGTCTTTTAATATCATAAATATTTTTCCATTTTGTTGAATTCTTTTTGGTTGATTATTAGATACGGAAAATTAGAATTATCAGCATATTCTGCCATATGTTTTATATTAACAAAAAAAGATTCCTTGCAAAGATAACAAATTTCATTAAACGTATCATCACTATTAATAATACGTTTAACATTTTTATTATTAAGTTCTATATATGCTTCATATTTTTCACAAACATTTATAACATCTTTTGCTCTTATTTTAATTCTCATAATCTGCTCCATTCTTTTAGTTTCATATAACCAACATCACCATTATATATGTTTGAATTAATCACGTCAAGTATTTTCTTTGAACTCATACCACCTTTAACTTTCATATCATTCAAATCATCAAATTTTATTCTTTCTGGCATTATAACAACTTTATGTCCTTGTCTTAATCGTTTTCTCATATTTTTAACAACATCAATATTCCTCGGTTCATTATCAAATATAAATATATATTCATCTATACCATCAGGAAGCCTTGTGGATATTCCAGACATAGCAATACAGTTTGGTATCATAACAGAATCAATCGGCCCCTCAACGCAATATACAGGCTTTCTCTTATCTATTCTTTCCAAACCATATATTTTACTCTCTTGATCATCTTCTTTAATAGTTATATATCGAAGTCCTTCTTGTTTAGAAAATGCTCTTGCTTGAAATACTGTAGATAATCCATCTTCTCTATAAAAAGGAATGATTATTCTAGGTTCATTTGAATTTTTGTATGATATTTTATAATGATTTATATTTAAACTATCTATAAATAAAGAAAAATTATCACAATAATATATTAAATTATTTGGTATTTTTCTTTTTTCTACATAAATTCTAGCAGGATGTGATATATTTAATTCGTTAAATCGTTTTAAATTATTATAATCAAATCCATTACAATGAATTTTTTTAGGAACAATATCCTTTATATGTTTAAACCTATTTTTCTTTAATGATGTTTTTTGGGGTAATTTTTCAATAAGATATTCATTATATAAATCAGGGTGATGAATTTTCAAAAAGAAAGAAAATTCATAATTAGCATCTGGGCAATTATGACATTTAGTGAAATACTTGCCTTTGTCAAGAAATATATAAAATCTTTTCTTGAATTTATTTTTTTTACTATCTCCGCATATAGGACAACGGGCATTCCATACATTTCTCCTAACCTTTTTAAATTGATCAATTCTAGAAGATAACCTTCCAATATATGTAATGTCTATGTTTAAATCGCTCATAACTTATAATTATAGATCATGAGCGATTAAATGTCAATTATTTTTTTCCTCTATGATTATATTTATTACTCTTTTTCATAGATCGTTTTCTTTTATGAGCCGCTGATCCTGTATGAGCCTTTCTGTATGCCTTCTTATGAGATCTCTTCCATTTCGCCTTTTGACCTCCTCTAAGTTTCTTTCTTCCAGTTCTTGTTCTTCTTTTAGTAGGAACATATTCTCGTTTCTTTTGACGTTTATTTCCATGGACTCGTTTTTTTACCACACGCTTTAATTCATCGACACGAACAACAACGTCTCCAATAACTTGATATGAATAGTTAGTCTCTTCATTTTTATTAGATTCTTTTGTTCCTTTATCTATCACTTCTTGTTTAGATTTATTATCTTTACGTTTTTTTATCTCGCCTTTTTTTCCGATAGGTTGTTCTTTTCCTTCTATACCACCAGTTCCAGTAGAAACCTCTTCTTTTATATATTTATTTAATCCTTCTGTAAGGATGTTGAAATTAATTCCCATTTGACATACCTCTTCTTTATGTTCTTTTAATAATGCTAATGCCGCACCATAACGAGCAACGGCTGATTTTCCTCCGGGTATAGTACCCATTAAACGTTTCAATTTAAAAACAAGACGAACAAAAGATGTATAAGATTTCTTCTCTTTTGTTGTTGTTAAATCTTTACTTTTCTTTAAGGGTTTTCCATCTTTATCAATAATATCTAACTTAAAAGCATCAGTATTTTCCCATTTAGTAGAAAGTAGTTTTAAAAATCTAAATGTATATATAGCATCAATTATCCCTGCCATTATAATCTCCTAAGTTCGTTAAATATTTTAGAATCTTCTTGTATTTCATTCCATATATCAGACTCTATATATTTTAAAAATACTAAAATCGCTTTGATCACTGGATAATATTTATTTCCAAGTCTTAGTTTTAATAATTCAAATGTAATTTCTCCAAAAGAATTATTAATAACAATTATATGGTTTAGTATAAGTCTTAAATTTATGTTTCCTGAAGATATATATCTGTCTATTAATTTTTTTATACAAATAATCCTATACATATCGTTTTGAAATTCTTCAATAGTATTACATTGAATATTATCATAATGATGCATAGCAACTCCTATATAATTTTCTTCTGTTAATATATCCATATTATTTTACAAAATACAATTTTGGTGTTGGTGTCCATTTCTTTAATTTTTTTATAGTTCCTGAACTATATTTACCCATTACAGATCTAACCACTATATTATATTTTCCATTTTCTTTAGTAATTTCTGTTCCGATGTGTATATTTTTAGAAGGATAAAGAATTTGAGGGCCATATTTTCTTCGTTGGTGATTTATATATCCTTTATTTTGGATTGATAAATCATCAAAAAATGATGTTTGTTTAGATACTTTAAGAAATAATTTAAATATATCATCATAAGAAATATTACGTTCAACTATTCTATCATTTAAATGACCTATGAAAGATGTTTTATCTATCTTAGCATTATATTTTTTAGCAATATTATTTATTTTATTATATAATAACAAAACATCTTTATTATCATTTTTTGAATTTTTAGATATGTATGTTTTTTGTATATTATCTGCTATATCTTGATCAAACCGAACAATTCTAGCAATTTCTAATATAAATTCTTTAAATAATTTATTCATATTTCATATAAATCATGTTTGTTAAGTATTTTCTTTAATAATAACATTCCTTTATCAAACAATTCATTAACTTTATCTAACTCACCATCATCTATATTTCCTAATATAGATGATGCTCTGTTAATAACACTAACAATGCCATTCTCTACAGAATCAACATCCTTAGACATAAGCTTTTTTTCATGAATAATTACAAATTCTTCATATGATTTTTCTACTGACATATTTTATCCTCTAATTTTATACTATTATTTATAACAAACAAAAAAAGGGATATAGCATTTATGCTATATCCCTTGAAATAATTAATTATTTTTTTTATTTAATAAAAGCTGAAGTATCCAAAATCACATTTTCTGAACTTTTAAATTCCAATAATGATTCTTCTACTTTTGATTTTATTTTTGGTTTTATACCTGCAAGAGTCAAATCATAATACCCTCTTGTTTGTTGATTTTTACGGCAATGATTCTTTAAAAATGATGTAGGAAGAATTAAATCATTATCTTTTGCAAAAGAATTTAAATCTTTTAATCGTATATTATCAGATTCATCACCAAAATGGTTTAATGCATAAGTAATAAATTTCTTTTGATTCTTATTAAGATTATTCAAAATGGAATTAACTCATTAGCTTCCATAGTATCATTAACATATTCAACAACAGTAAGAATATCATCAATAGATGTATTTTCAAAAAAATCAATACCAGCGGCTTTAGGATGACCACCAGCAGATATAATATAATCAAACATATTTTTTGCATTTTTTGCTACATTACCAAGATCACTTTCAACTCCATTTAATTTGGATCTCATAGAAAGAGTTAATGTACCTTCTCTAGTCGTACAAACCATAAAATATATATCATAATCTGGTAATTGAATAGTAAAATCATTAACATAATCAGCAGGAGCATCTAATACCAAAAGAGAATTATTACCGAAATCTGTTTTATCAGAATGAATTATATGATCATCTCTTTCTTTTTTATGATCACTTATATATTTTTTTTCTGTGCTTGAAAAGTTAAAAGACATATTATCAAAAAAACGATCATAAAAATCAAAATATCCATATTTCCAAAAAAGAACATTAAGATCATACCCTTTCTTAAAATTATCTATATTGGTATCTATTCTCCACATATCATAAGCATCAACTGCAATAACAAAATCAACAACATGAGGAACTTTTTTTAATTTCTTGAAAAAAGTTTGAAATATCAACCCAGAGGCACTGAATGTTGTATCAACAACACATGTAGATTTATATTCATTATTACTAACGGCATTAATACTAGGTTTATGATGATCAATATATAATAATTTATCTTTATATTCTTTAGAAATAAAAGAAAATTGTTCTGGTGCAAGACTAACATCAGTAATAACACCAGAATCATACCCACTCAATTCTCCATTATCAATTTTCTCTTTTATTTTTGCGTAGCCACACATATGCTTCTTTTCAAACATATACATGTTAGACATCAAAATATCAGCCGCAACACCATCAAGATCATAATGCGTTAATAAAAATCTTCGTTTATTATCCATTTTTTATTTCCTCTCTTATCAACATCAAATATTTTCCAAGAATATTTTCTCCATCAATATTCTTGCATTTATCACACAAACAATTTCCCCAGAAATTATCATGCCAACTATTACCTTCAACAATTTCAACATTACCAGTATTTAATAATTTGTCTTTTAATATATAATCTTGAAATTTAATATGAAGTCCTGCCCACATAATACCAACTTTATATTTATTCCATAGGTTATGTGTATAATTATAGGGAATTTTCCTTGCTTCTTTTTTAGGATTTCTGCATTTAGTAAAAAAATCCCAACGAGTTTCTTTAAATTTCATAGCTTGATAAAAATGCTCATTAGAAGGAAATTTATACCCTTCATATTGTATAATTACAGGCCAAAAATTAGACAACCATCTATATTCACCCTGAAATTCTAATATGTCATCACACATGAATATTCACCCATTCCCAATTAACATTTTCATGTGGATATCCAAAAGGATTAGCAACAACAAAAGTATTATCAATTTGTATATTAACACTATCATGAGTATGACCACAAATCCAAACTCTTGGTTCATTTGTGTATATTATCTCAGACCAATCATTAGTAAAACAAGGATTATAATGATCCCCTTTATATCGTTCTGAAATACATTTAGGTGAAGGCATGGTGTGAGTAATAACAACAGAATCTTTTTCTACATTTTTAAGCAAAAAATCAAATTCTCGTCTTCCCTTAGCATCATGTTTATTAAAGTCTTTGATCTTATGGAAGTCATTTAATGATCCATGAGTATCTATAGAAATATGCTTATAAGAACCATCAATATTACCCATACATCCATAAAATTTCTTATCACCAAATGATACGCTATTTTGTAAAAGAATATAAAATTTTCCTTCGTGACTTATACCTTTTCTATAAAAATGATCATTTTCTCTATAAAATGATGAATTATAGTATTCATGATTTCCGGGAACATATATAATAGGAATTTTATGTATATCATATATAAATGTTAATAATTTAAATACTTTTTTAGCACCAACATGAAGATCTCCTGCTATAACAATCATGTCGGTATCTTTATCAAATTTCCATTTTGATATCATTTTTTTTGCATCAATTATACTATGATAAAACTCAAAATGGAAATCACTACCAAATGCTAATTTCATATTTCCTCCACATCAATAATATCAAGGCTTCCTGAATCATTTAATATATGATTTATTTTTTTATGATTTATTGCTTCTTCTCCCATCCGCATTATTGCATTCGTATAAAATGCCTCTATATCCGCTTTAGAACTTTGAGCAGTTTTTTCATAAGCTTCAACCATACACTTATGAAGAAATGGTATATTATCTCTCAACTCTTGCATCAACATATTATATATATTGATAATTTCTTCTCTTTCTTTTTTTAGAATAGTACCCTTTTTTTCTATAATTTGATGAAGCCTACGTTCTCCTTTTGATATTTTATCAGCAAAATTATTAAAAGTTTCATCTAATCCATCATTAGCTATTTCAGAAACAGTTTTTTCTTCACATCTAGGAAATCTTTGACCTTTTAACATTTCAAGAGTTACAGGAACACCACTACCCATATTCATAGAAGTTATTGCCTGTGAAAACTGAGAATGAGTCATCCTAATTTCAATAATAGGAGTGTGTTCGGCAAAATACCGTTCAGAATAATTTGATACATGTTTATATGATCTACTAACACGCATAGAAATTGTTTCTTGATGTGATACAGCAGATCCATATAAATTATCACACCCTCCCGATTGTCTAGAAAATTGTAATTGAGCGTATGCAGGATGATGTTCTTCAGTTTCTCCTGTATCAAGTCCATTTTCTCTTAATCTAACTGTAGGTTTTTGTTTCTTCTTATAATCTATTTTTTCTAAACATCTACCACAATAAGGACAAAATATAGCGGCAGGGCCGAAATTAACCAATAAATCATCAGATATTTCATTATATTTATCGTTTCCTATACAATATATACATTTATCTATCATTACATATCTCCTTATGATGTTTGATCCCATTCACTTGATAAATTGTTTTCATTAATAAGAACATTATATAATATCTGTATAATATTGTCAATCTCTTTTTTAGTCATAGGACGTTTATTATAATGTTTAAAATTTCCTGATATATTAATTCCCATTAACGTTAAACCATCTTCACGTAAATCATCTTGAACTTCTGGTGGAGCATAAAATGGTTTTATATGTTGTATATTATTCATATATTAATTCCTTCAAATCTATTAGTTTTTTTAATTTTATTACTTGTATCTACATTTACAAAATCTTCATCTTCTATAGGTCTAAGTTCTTGAGATGATTCGTCATCCATACTCTTATTCCAATCATCGACATGAAAAAATCTCATTTTTGGTTTATCTAATCCAATAGAGAAATATCTATTCTTATTTTCATCTCTATACCTATTTTTTAACTGTTTTAATGCAATTCTTCCAGCTTTAGCCATTTGATCATTAGACATCAAAGCTATATAAAGATCTAATGTTTGTGGAAGTCCGATAGATTCTGAAGTATCAGTCATATCAATATCAGAATTAGAAAACCCTCCTCTGTTTGTTTGTGTTCCTGTTAATATAGGAAGTTTATATTCCACAGCTAATCCACGAAGTTCTTCAGCAATAGATTTAACAAATGCATATGATCCTGCCATGGGAAGAATTCTAGTAGATGAACAAATATTAATATAATCAATTACAATAAAATCAGGAACAAACCCTTTTTTGAGTTGTAATTCATCTAAAAGAAATCTAAAATGATCAGCATTACCAGCACCAGTTGGATATTCTTTAACAAATAATCTTCCTAACTTCTTTTTCTTTTTTATACCGAATAATTTGCTAAGAAATCCATTACCATCAACAACTTTCTTGAATTTAGAAACAAAAGTATCTTTATCCATATGCTCAAAATCATCAACTTCAACATCCATAAGATTTGCATCAATACGTTCTGCAATCTTTTCTTCAGACATTTCCATAGTAATATAAAGAACATTTTTTCCCTGAGTAAGAGCAGAAGCGGCACAATGGCACATAAAAATAGTCTTACCTACCCCTGTAGAAGCAAGAACACAATTAAGGGTTTTATCTTCAAGACCTCCTTTAGTAATGATATTTAATGCTTCAATATCAAATTTTAATTTATTTCTAAGCTGATGCAGTTTATCATACCGCTCTTCTGCTTCTGAATAATCAAGACCAATAGATGAATTAAAAGAAACCTTTAACGCATCTCTCATCATTTCAGGAATAGTATTTTTAGTCCGTTTGGTATCATCACCATTAATAATAGCCATTGCATCAACAATAGCATTATACATAGACTTTTCTTGACAAAAATCCTCTGTTTGATCTATGATAGAATCAATTTTAGGAAAATTAGCAGGAGATGTTAATAACTCATTAATATATTCATTAATTTCTTCTATTTCGTCTCCATTTATCCCATCTTTTTTATTGATAAGAAGTGATATTGTATCTATAGATGGAGACACCTTATATTCATCAACATATTCTTTAATTACTTCAAATAAAAGAGATTCTATTCTCTCACCAAAATAATCTTTTTCTATATGAGGATATACTTTTCTATAATATTCTTCATTATATATTAATTGGTTGATGATTACTTCTTCTATTCTAATTGGTATCAAGGTATCTCCTTTAAATTAAAACGTATAAATAATAACAAGAGGTATAAGAATTACAAGTTCAAATACCTCTCTAAAATTAAACTTTCTTTGGATGAAAGCTCATGTCTAAATGTATTTATCACAAGCATCATATCACCCCTCGTTGTTTATTAAAACATAAATCAAAGGAATTTGTTGATGATCCTTGTAATATTATTCGTGTTTCATTAAAACATCATATTGCTCTTCATAAATGGTTGTTTATGCTTACTGGTGATTCTGGTTGTGAGTTCGCATGGAAATATATGTCATCTGGTCAATTATCATTTTATGCATGTGGTAAAGAAAATCCTATGTACGGAAAACATCATTCTATAGAAACCAAAAATAAAATAAGACTTAAAGCAATAGGAAAAAAACATTCTCCAAATACTATCAAAAAGATGATTATATATCATACAGGAAAAAACAATCCATGTTCAAAAAAATGGATAATAAACGGAAAAATATTCTATTCTGCTAAAGAAGCAGGATTATTTTTCAACATATTAACATCTAATATACAAAGAATTTGCACAAAATATAATCACCATTTATGTTATAGTTATTAAAGTCTATATTCCATTATATCTCTTTGCCTTTATTTGTTTCTAAAAAATCTTCAAGAGATTTAATAATAAAATCTCCAAGGTAATGTTCAAACTCTTTTTCGTCTCCTTCATTAAGACCTTTAACATCATAATCAAATTTGAGAAAATTTCCCTTTTCATCTTCAATAACTTCAACGTTATTAATCTTATAAGAAACACCTTCATAATCACCATCTGGAACTGTAATATAATTTATATTTTTTTCGTTTTTAATTGGTATCTTATCATTTTCATTCATCTTCAGATTCCTTATTTTGATTTTTATCAACTACTCCATAACAAAACTTTTCTACAATATATGGTTCTAATTCTGTAATTATATCATTATTAATAATTTCATCAATATTTTTATAAAATTGTTTATCACCTTGAGCTATATTATCACCATTATGACTAATCCATGATCCTTTCTTTTCAAACACACCACTAGAAATAAGCAGAGGAAGCAATCCTGCATATTGATCAATACCTTTCTTAAAATCAAGTCCTAAAATAGCTCTTGATCCTTCGATAGTCATTCTACCTTTATGCACAATAAAAGTAATATTATTTCCTATAAGATGTTTAATTCTATCTTTTCCTTTTCCAGACGGAGAATCCTCACGAACAGCAGATTTATTAAGGAAAATAATAATAGATGCGGCAAATTCTAATCCTTGACCACCACCCATTTTAGTAGGATCATATTTTCCCATACCTTTGTATGTATGATTAGTAATAATCATAGACACTTGTAAAAGACTTAATTTGAGAGTGATATTTCTAAAAACAGATTTGATTAACTGCGCTCTTTTACCCATATCAGCTTTATTATCATTAGTTCTAGATGTATTTTGCTCAAATTCTGTTCCTAGCATACCAAGAGAATCCAAACACATTACAACTTCAGGATATTCTCCGGTTTCAGACAAATATTCTTCTAATGTTTCTAATATAACAAGAGATTGATATCGAAGTTCTTCTACAGTAGCAACAGGGATAATAGCAACACGATTAATATCTATTCCCCTATCTATTAATAATTCTTTAGTAAGAGCACCTTCAGATTCAAATAAAATTACTTCTGCTTTTAAATTTGAATCAAGATATTTTCTTAAAGAATTAAGTAATATAAAAGTTTTTCCTGTACCTTTTTCTCCGGCAAGAGCAACTACTTTTCCTTTTGGGAATCCTCCATCAATCATTTGCCCAGAAATAAGACCATTTAATGTATAAATTCCTGTATCTATATATCCAGAAATATCACCACATATTAAACCATCCTTTGCTATTGTTGCATATGGATTGTTTATTGATTTTAATACTCTATCTAATACACTCATTAATACGCCTCTCCTAATTGTTCTATTTTATTAATTGCTTCTGCACTCCACCCAACACATTCCATTATAGAATTTATTGGTTTATAAAATGTTCCTTCCCATTGTTTATCATAATCAATACTTTCAACTAATTCTTCATAAAAATGTTTATTCATTGCAGGAGGAAAAGATACAACATAAGATCTAAATATATTAGGCTGTTTTAGATTACAAAATTTAATCTTATCTCCTGATTTTATTCTTTCATCAATAAATCCATTATCATCAAGATATTTATTATATACAATACACCCTCTCACATGAATAGGACATCCTTTTTTTGGAAATCCATCACTCCCTATCCATTTTTCTATATTGTTAGTACCTCTTGGAAACGATATATCTTCAGGTTTTTGCTTTAAAAAATCATTATTAATATTATTAACAAATTCTTGAAGCATTTTCTCATCTTTTGTTAATATATTAATAATACCATCTTTTATATTATTTCTACAAAATTCAGGAACAGAAGAACGAACACACTCTAGCCCCATAATCTTTGTATGAGGTTTTGCATACCGAACACCCTCATTATCATAAACGTTCAATGCATACCGCTTCTTGCCTGTCCAGAAGCCTTTATTAGCTATTACCTCACGAGCCATAACCATCTTTTGTTTATGAGCATTGACATATTGAGCTAAATTATCATATATTTTATCTATTTTAGGTTCAAGTACTTGTGTAGCCCATCTAGATAAAATTTCAACTTTGTTATCATCAGATGTTCCTTTAGGTATTCCTTTTTCAACAAGGTATTCAAGATTAAGATAAACACTATCAGTATCAATAGCAATAATATAATCATTATTTTCTGTTTCTAACATAGAATTGAGAAATATATTAAGATGTTTTGCTACCCACATAATAGCTAATTGGCCTGAAGATGTTACTGCTTCTGCATTTCTGAGGTCAAAATATCTAAAATATTTATTAGCCATAGCTCCATATTCAGAATTCATAAGAATTTTAAGAGCCATTTGAAGTGTATTTTTTTGTGATATTTGATCAGATAAATCTACAGTATTATCATCTTCCATCTTTTGTTTATCATCAAGCATAGACCGTTTTACAGCCTTTCTTTCATCATACAACCCCTCTAATATAACAGGAATAAAGCCATCAGCATCCCTTTTATAAAATTGTCCATTAGGAGAAAGAGTAACATCATAATGTTGTAAAATAGATGTATCCAATTTTTCATCAAGAAGTAATTGAATACCAGATATTGTTCCATTTAACATACTGCGAAGATCAGATAATTCTTTTGGTAATTCATTATCTGATATTCGTTTTTCAGGAGATATATTAATACCCATTTGTAAATGAGGATAAAGTGAATTAAGATCACAAGACATAATCCATTTATACATACCCGGAATAGGTTCTTTTACATAAGCACCCACATAATGTCCAGATTCACTGGAAGGCATACGACAAGAAGGAACAATATTCTGATCCATAACAGCATTATATATTAATATATCCCATGTAGTAACTGGACTAACAACATCATTATAATTTATTCCTGCTTTATAAGCAACAGATAAAATAAGATCAAATAATTTTAATTTATGATCAAGTCTTGTTACAATTTCAACATCTTTTATATTATAATCAATAAATAATTCATAATTTCTATTATACAAATCCTGAAGGTTATCATATTCAGAATAATCAATTTTTTTATCACCGAGAATCATATTAGCTATAGTATCTAATTTATAATTTTCTGGTGTTTTATATGTGAATTTTTTAAACAGATGTAAATAATCTAATATAGATATACCTACAATATCATATATTTGGTGAGAATTACCAAAAGCATCACGAGATTCTTTTTCATTAACAATACCAAAAGGTGATAAAGATTTTATAATCTCATCACTATGAGGCATTATATTATGTACTCTATTAATAATATAAGTAATATCATATTGTTCTACATTCCATCCAGTAATAACATCTGGATGCCTACATGCTAAAAAAACCGTAAATTTATCAAGCATATGTTTTTCATCACTACAATTAATATATCTAACATTATCTTTTTTTGGAGCATAACCATCAATATGATACCCCCAAACAGTATATATATCTCTTGATATATCATGAATAGTTATAGATGTAATAGGACATCGAGCATCCTCTGCACTAGAATAACCATATTTATCTCTTCCAGTTTCTATATCTATATTAGCAATATACAAATCTAAAGGAGATATAGGAGGGCTATTAAGAAATACATCTCTTATATACTGATAACCAAATGTCTTAGCACCATAAATATTAACATATTTTTCATTTTCTTTCTGATTTTTAACAGCTTCTCTAACAGTAGAAAATGTATCTCTTCTTAACGATTTACCATTAATAGAAGAAAATTTGCCATGAGGTGATTCGTAATATAAATTCCAATGGTGTTTCGTTATTGATGATGGTTCTGGTGAATTATGTTCTCTAAGAAATATTTTATTTCCATATTTTTTACAAAATGTATACAATTAGTGTATTCCTTTTAATGGTTTTAATGAATTTAATCTACATTTTTTAACTTCTTCTGCACATTCTTTCATTCTTTTATTTAAATCATCAATAGTATTAATATTATGATCAGAAAAAATAGTTTTAACAATCATTCTATGTTTTTCAACATCTTTATCAGAATAAACAACCTTACCCATATACCCGACAAGCATAGTTAATAATGTGTAAATTACTATATTATCCTCAACTTGATTATTTAATAGATTATTGATAGCGTTTTTATTTACATTATCAATCGAATGTTTCATTAATATTAACTCCTTTTCTTTTAGATTGAGTAGCACTAAATAATTCATTTACAATATCACTATCTAATTTCAGTTCATAAGGAACAATAACACCACCATTATTATATGATTCCTTTCCTTTAGTCAAAACATCATCAATAAATTCTTTAATAAATTTTGAATTTATTTCATTATCTTTAAAATGTTGTTTTGCTATTCCAATAATAGAATATGCCTTTTTATTCATAGACAAAATATCATCATACGAATAAATAGATTTCAGCCATTGTATAACATCAATGTTAGATATAAATGCAGGAAGATATTTATCAATCATATCAATAAGTAATGGATCTTTTATAGGACTTTTTAATGTCATTTTTCTTAATACTTTTAATATTTTAAGAACATTATTATCCGATCTATCTTTATTTGGATCACGATGAATTTCTCCAATAATAAGTTTGCATGTAGCAAGAGCTATAGTATCCCTATTCTTTAAAAATACATCACGATCATATTCTAAACGACTAAATAATTTACCCATAAAATCCCTCTTATTTCCATTCTGCTTTATTTTTCAATTTATTAGATCTGATAATATTAATCCTTTCTGGTAATGTCCATCTTCCAAATCCCATCATACCAGATGCACTAATTTTATATGCCAAAAATAAAACATCAGATCCATCATCCATTATACAATGAATTTTAGCATATACCACCATCTTTTTTCCACCACCTGATGAATATGTTGCACTTTGAATAGTTTTACATTCAGCAGGAACTAATACTGTAGCAATATTACCAGCAACAGATAAAGAACATGTACAAATTACCAACAGTAACGCAATAAATAAATTTTTCATATTTTCTCCTATAAGCATAATATTTTACGATCTTCTTCTGATAATTTAGAAAGAGCACGTTGCTTTTTCTTTTTTAAATTAATTTCTTCAATAATTAATGATTTTTCATATGATTCAACCATACTATCAACTGTTGCATTACCCCATCGTTCAAATATAGACATATATACAATAGGATTATAACAATAAATATTATCACCTTTTTTTTCTTTAATATCGATAAGAAACTTAGAAACATTATTTTGTTTTGTAAAAAAACGTTTTGATTTTATAGGAAAAAAATCACTGGAAGGGCCATTATATGTGTATTCAACACAATATCTTATATCAGTAGTTTTCATTTGAATCTCCTTTAGAAATAAATTATATTATATAAAATATACTACTTATAAATAAAAATGTCAATATAAATATTTATAATTTAAACATATCATATGATTGTATATAACTTTGTTATGATTGGATTTTTTTATTTCGGGTTTATATATAATATCATCCTCAGATAAGGGATTTTGGGTTTCACTATAACATATATCACATATATAAATAAGAAATCCATCATCATTCATAAAATGCGGATGGATTTTTATTATTTCATTCCAATTATGGAAACATGAATTACAAATCATAATAAAATTTAGGGTATATCGGAGTCGAACCGATCCTGTATAGGGTCTAAGCCTATTCTCTCTACCAGCGTGGAGTAATACCCCTTTCTATTAGTTATACATTAGGAAATATATTCCTAACATTATCAATAGCAGTTTTACAATTTTTCATTTCTGCCTCAGATGTATCAATTTTACTATTAATATCATTCCGTTTTTCGATAAAAGCTTCTATATTAGATTCTTCTCGATCTGAAATTTCCTGAAGGTCTGTAACAACCTGTGTAAAAGAACTCATAACTTTAGCGTAATTTTTCTTCTTTTTAAGTAATGCCATAATAAATCTCCTTTTTTTTTTGATAATTATTTATCATTATTAATATTATTATATACTATGAAATATAGCCTATAACTTCAAATTTTTCATATCTTCTAGATTCACATTTATACCAAGTGATTAATAACCCTGTGTTATCATATGGCTCGTAAAAAATAATATTTTTATTACACCAACTATTTCCAAACACAGAAGTAGTTGTTGGAGCAAGACGAATAAAAGCTTCACCAGTAGATCCTACTAAAAAACCAGACCATTCAGTGTTATCCTCCATAATCATAGTTATACCCATATCTCTAAGAGCATCAGCTATTTCGTCAAGAGGAACACCTTCTTTAAAATAAGTAGGCTTTAAGATATTCTGTACAATAATTTGAGCAGTTCTTCTTGTTGCCTGATTAATCTTTATTTTACGAGACATATTATTCCTTTTGATGAATTAATCTGATTTATAAATACAATATATCAGATCTAATCAAGAATGTCAAGATTATTCTTAGCTAACATAATTTTTGTAATGATTTTTATAGTTGTTTTTTCATCAAAAGGAAGAAGAGGATTTTCCCACTGTCCTTTTAATTGATTAACTCCATTACACACAGGAACCACGTTACCTTGAATATATCCTTTACTATTATCAATACGATCAAGAGTAAGTCCTAACCATTCATTTTTCCATGCACGTTTTTCATTAATTTCAGAAAATCTAAGACCAGAATAAGCGCAAGTTTTTCTAGACATCAACCTTTTATATTGAGCAAAAGTAAGTGTAAAATCTAATCCTTTTTTTGATGCTCTGTTTGCTTTTGATATATATTTCTTAGCCATTATTAAGTCTTCAATCATAATAAACCTCTCATATTGTAATATTAATATTTTGTATTGTTGATAAATTATCATACAATATGAGATTATATTTGTCAAGCTAAAAAAACTTATTTATCAATTCAAACATATAGGAATTATCTTCTGATGTTGATAATTTATCAGTATCAACACATGCAAGCATTTCAGAAAACCAATAAGCATCCACACCAGTTAATTGATCTTCAAGGACATTTAAATCTGTAAGATCATAACTATTAAGTTCAATACACATTTTTAAATATTGACCTGCATTAATAGTAAAACCCCTATTAATAAATTTCCGAGATCTTATAATAGAAGCTAAAGGATATTTACTACCAGAATATACTAAATCTCGTGCTAACAAACATTCTAATGATTTAGAAGGACATTCTAATATATTATCTACAGAAGACCACCAACATTTACAATGTTCAAAATCATAATTAGAATGAATTTCTTTAGCATCACCAAAAAAACGAATGATAAGTTGTATATCATTATCTAAAGTAATAGCATTAGCAGAAATATAAACAGGTCTATATTGTTCCTGTGTATCATCAACATTAATTTCATCATCATTATCATCATTATCATCATTATCAAAATCAGCATCTTCATAATCTATATCTGGTACTGATGCAATACCAGCAGATTCTATTCTAATTTTTATACGTCCTTCTGTAACATTATTATCATACCAAGATTGACTTACATAAACACCATCAATCTTATAATCTTCAACAGGAATAGTACCATCAATAATAGAGAATTTTTGAGTTCCATTATAGTCATTAAATTTATCACAATAATAATTACATACAGCTAAAACAGTTTCTTTATTTGTAAAATAAATATCATAATCATTGACTTTTTCTTTTAACCACATAGAAGCAATACATCCACCAGTAATAATAGAATTATTATTTACAAGTTGCCTTACTTTATCATCTTCTATAGATTTAACAAAATGATCAAACTTTTTTCTTAATACTGCTTTAAGTGTTTTTCTTTTCATTATTTACCTTTTTTTTATAAATTTCATTAACGCATATAAAACATAATTTATGGAATAATTATTTTAGATTCGCCTTTAGGTGTATCATTTGGCATAATAATAAGGCTTTCTTCCTGTTTTGGTGCAAGACTAACAGGAATTACAGGAATACCAAGACCTTCTAAAATTTTTAGTAAATCTTCATCATTTGTGAGTGAATTTTGTGCTGATTTAGAATAATCTTGAATAGTAGTAACAATTTTTTGCCATCCTGAAGTTGGAATAATAACAAATTCTTCCCCAACAGCCTGTACAATTTGAGCTAAAAGCATTTCAGCAGAAACTGTAAATGCCTCTTGACCTTGACCTTGATCTTCTTCTTTATTTACTTTTGGGAAATCTACTCCTTCCATAATAACTCTCCTTTTGAATTAATTTAATATTATCTACATGATAATCATAATATGAGGAAGTAGTAGGATTCGAACCTACGCAAGTTTCCTTGACCACTGATTAGCAATCAGGTACATTACCATACTCTGCCATACTTCCATTAAAAATGGTTGCTACATCAGGAATTTAACCTGAAACTAAGGGTCATATATCCCTTTGTGATAACATTTCACCATGTAGCGTTTCAGTCCGGTCACTACTCCTTCGCATTCTGTTAAGTGATTAAGAACACCGTTATCAGCTTTAGTGGCTGATATCGCTGAAAAATATATTGTGGAACTACAGGGAATTGAACCCTGCCCGATTGGTTGCAAGCCATTCAGTCCTCCCAAGTATAGCCCCATTGGATCGTAATATGGATTTTCACCACAACATCAACACATGTCCTTCAAAAAGACTTATTGATTTTGCCCTACATGGTTGCGTACCACTTAGGAAGACTACTTACGCATAGTCCGTTCTCATGAAGAGGTAATGAACCTCAACATGGTTCTTGTAAGAAATTGTTTATACCATCAATTATATTACCAACATCACAGGCATATAATCCAGCAGAATTAAATGTATTATACTCTATAACTTTTAATCCATCATATGTTTGAGCAATATCCATCACAAACACATCAGCAGAATTATGTGTTTTATCATGATATATCCTTAGTAATAAAAAAATGACCATGAATCGTATAGGAATCGAACCTATATTTCAAACCACATAACGGGTAAGTGTCCTCCCTAATTAGACGAACCACCCATGGTCATTTTTTTACTCTTTTATAACTAATCATATTATGAACCTCTATTTCCATTTGTATAAATATAAATAGAGGTTCATTTTTATGTGGTAGCTCGTACAGGTAACGATCCTATCTCTTTTGGTGATCAGCCAAACGCTCTTCCAATGAGCTAACGAGCCATATTTTTTATTTTATTATTTCTTCTTGTACTTCTGGTGTTTCTGCTTCATGATCATTAACTACCATAATAACCATTATAGTAATCATTAACTACCATAATGGTTATTATAATACACATTAAATATAAAGTCAATAGTTAATGTGTATTATTTTGTATATTATTCGTCATCATCATAAATAGATTCAGCAACAGCACTAACCCGTTCATTCCATCTAGGATCATCTTCATTATAAGATAATTCATCATGGAATCCTTGAATTTCATGATCTTTTATCCCATAAGGATTATTTTTACTAGGATCAACTTCACAATGACATAATTCATGATAAATTATTCTTTTTTTATCATCATAATTAAGCTCATCAAAAATAACTTTATCTATAAACATTACATAATCATATGTAATACCATAATCGTTAGCAGTAAAAAACTTTAATTCATCATTCATTTTCTTAATACGTGCAATAACATAACGACCACCAGATACCTTTTTTTTGGTATCCATAACAATCATAATATTTGCTCCATCAAGATTTGGAAATTCTTCTCTTGTAATATCTTCTACTATTGCATCTGTTTCACTTGTACATCCTTCATACCTCATAATAATCTCCTTTTTATATTATATATTATTAAATATACTATATATTTAATTAATGCGGTATGTGTAGGAATTGAACCCCATGCCCTCATCAGACATGCCACAAGATTTCAAATCTTGCTGACCACCTTTGGTCGGCACATACCATGTTGGAGTCTATGAAGGGAATCGAACCCTTATTTACTATTTTGCAGACAGCACACCGAACCATCGAACATAGACATATACTATATATATTTTTTTATTGATTCAACATCAAAGCCTTTTTCAATAAGTAAGTTTCTAGCTTTTAATGCTTCTGCTTCTTCCTCAGATATAGGATTATTAGTGCAAATAATAACAGATTTAAAAAATTTACTTTCTTTAATATAAACATCACGATCTGTTAATAATTGTTCGTATTGTTTAATATTGTTTCCCATTTCCCAAATACGAACAGACACTTCATTTTTTGTAGGAACTAAATTATTACCAATATCAATTCTTTTAAAATCAAGAGTATAATAACAAGATTTTGCAAGATTTAAAGCTATAACATCAAAATAACCCGTAAATGTACCAAGATGTGTTATGCTTCTTCCTTCACAATCACCTTCTGTAGTAACTTCCCAAACACCATATGGATTAAAATTCATAATATACCCTCGTATTAATATTTAACTATCAGACAACCCCTTATCTAATCCTGATTCATAACCACAAAAATAACTATACATCTCTTCTACAGTTAAGATTTTTCCAAGTATACAATAATCTGATCTTCTTGTCAATAAAAATCCTTCAGATTTAACATCAATAATAATATCATTTTCTCTAGCTTTATATTCGCATAAATTAAATTTTTGTATATCTAATGCAGTTGTACTCATATTATCACTCCCATATTGATTTTATAATATCATTTACATTATATTGTTTATACCATAATCGCATGAAGTCAGAAACAGTAGGATGTGTTCTATTATGAGAAGGAAACATTCCTATTTCTTTACATGTTTTATCACCTTTTTTATTATTACATTTCTTACATGATGCAACACAATTATCAAAAGTGTTTTTTCCTCCATGAGCTTTAGGTATAACATGATCAACTGTCATTATATCACTTTTTACACCACAGTATGCACAGGTATAATTATCTCTGATACACACATTACGCTTACTCCATGGTATTTTTCTCTTATATATTTGTCTTATCATATAAGAGAACCGAACAATTACAGGTATTTTAAATGATTTTTCAGCAGTTGTCAAGACCTTATCCGCTACTTTTTCAACAATAACCTTTCCACGAGCTATATAAGAAAAAGCCTTTTCAGGAGAAACAACATTTAGAAAACTATAATCATAATTTAACACTATCACCCTTTCCATATCATCCTCCTTTATATTAATTATGGAACGCCTGAGAGGGATCGAACCTCCGACACCGAGAGTAGAAATCTCGTGCTCTTCCAACTGAGCTACAGACGCATATTTTGAGCACCAGATGGGAGTCGAACCCACATCAATCAAGATTCGTAATCTTGTGCCAATCCAATTTGACTACTGATGCATTCTTAAATCAAATATTTTAAATTCTTCTACAGGAATATCATAAATCCATTCCTTCCCACGAACATTAGTTAGAAGTTTTAAATATTTCTTTTGTAAATCACAAGGTCTTATAACAAAAGCTTGTTCCATACTTCTATTAAGTTCGAATAAGTATGCTTTATCGCCATACCAAAACGGTTCAGGTCTTCCATATTTAGCCTTTCTTCGTAAAATATGAATTGTTTCCCATGGTGCTTTTATTTTCCAATCATACAACGGCCAATCAAAATAATGTCTTACCGCTACTTCTATATAAATATCTGGATGATCTTTTTTTGAAAAATGAAGATCAATTCCTCGTTCCTCATCATCAGGATAACAAAAAAATCCTTTTGACTTAAAAAACCGTTTTACTGTGGTTTTACCTTTACTATCAAATTCATCATACGCACTTTGAGAAAAAGCTATAGCAGACATTTATAATGGCCCTTCTGGTTTAGGATCATTTAATATAACATCAGGTTTAATATAAACCATAGAAAATGTTTTAGCATCATATTTGGCAAAAATACCAGTATCATTAATAACACCAATAGTATATGTATTTTCAAGAGGAATATTTTGATATATTAAAACTTCATAAACATCACCTATAGTTAATGTATTACTATCATTAATACAGCTAACAAGTAATACATCAATTCCTGTTTTTATAATATCCATCTAAAATTCACCATCTATAATATTTAGAAAATTTAACCGGATAATATCACCAGCAGTTTTGTTCATAATTCTCTTTATAGTGATTTGTTCTTTCTTATCAATAATATCAAATTTATCTTTATTATCTTTCAAAAAATCAACAAAAATATCCTTAGAAAATAATCCTAATAATTTACCAAAATCTTTTTGAGTTATTTTACAAATCTCCCCATGAGATAATACATTTCTCAGTCTGTTTTCATTAATATATAACAATAATTCTTCTTTGATATAATCTCCTTCTTTTGACATCTCAATTATTGTATTATGAATTTTTCCTTTTTTTCCACCATTTTTTTCAGAAAAGGAAGGATTTTTACCTTTAAGAATAACTCTTGAACCATTATTAAAAAATTCTGGCATAACAGGTTTTAACACCCATCCTTCTGCATCATTATCTTCTAACTTTGGATAACCCAACATTATACCAAGAGGATCAGGAAATACAACAGGAGTTTTCATTAAATCATAAAAAGATCCCATTCCCAACACAGGTACGTGAAAAAATCCAAATTGATCACATAATTCAACAACAGTATAATGATCTAATAATATATCATCAACTCTTATATCAAAAACAATAAAATTAACATCAGGTCTATATTGTACCTCTTTCTGAACTTTTTTAACATTTTTAATAGCTTCTACATTAGGATGATTGTATATTCCTCCATATATTTCTCCATATACAGTAAGAGTACTAAAATCTCCTTGCTTTTTAAGATTGTTAAACATATTCAATATATTTTGATCATAATTAAATGTTGAATCTCCATAAAATGATTCTCCTTCAAGAAATCCTGATTTTCTAGCTTTTTTTACAACATCACCATCACTCCAATAACTATAATTAGCACCATGAATTTTTAAAGAAGAAACCCATATACCAGAAGAATATCCACATTCAACAATATAATTAATTGTTTTTGTTCTGTATGTATTTTCTATAGAACTATATTTTCTAAAATTCATAATAAATTCTCTCTTTTAATTTATTTACTCTTATATTTATTTTTTTCTGATTTTTCTGATTTTTCCATAAGAGCATAAAATCTAGAGGCACCACAAGAAAACTCACAAAAATGATTATCTTTAAACAAAAATGGACATCCTTCGCCATTACAGGCAGTTATCATAAAATCACAAATATTCTTATAAGGACAATCATCACCTTTTAAAATCTTTCCATTAACTAATGCCATAATATTCACCATATATAATTTAGAAGATACTGGATTCGAACCAGTGTTATTCTCGATGTAAGCGAGATGCCTTAACCCCTAGACTAATCTTCTATAATTTTATTCCATCTACCTTTATCATCTTTACCTTCTATTCGTAGATTATCAGGAATCATTTGTTTTTTAATTTTTTCTTCAGTTGTTTCTTCATATAAGCACTCCATAATTTTTTTATTATACCACATCTTAAACTTAGGATGTTCCATAATACCTTTAAATGCCTCTTTCTGATTAGCAACTCTACTTTTACTACTTTGCCCTGTTGATGATGCTCCTGATGGTCTATGAGACAATCTAAGGCTGTTCTGAAGCTTATTACGTCCTTGACCACCAGCACCAGTTCCAGAAAACCAATACAAATCAAAATCTTTCTTTGTTATAGAAAATAACAATTCCTTATTATTCATACAAAATGTCCAGTAATTTTAGGTTTAATATTTTCTATAGATTCTCCTCGTTCTACTAATCGTTCTAAATGTCGTTCTTCATGAAGAACCAATGCCATCCTAAGATGACCAATAATATCATCATTAAATCTATGATGAACTTGCCCTTCTAGAAATTTAATACGATCTATTAATGCTCGTAAAACTTCCTGATTAGTTGTTCCTTCATAACCATCTCCATTTATTTTAGCATCCTTCATAAATGTTAATGTTGTAGTATTTGTTGGTGATTTGTTATCATCAAGTAAATATGTATGTCCTGCATCAATCACTTTCATATAATATATATCCTTTTTAATTTAAATGGGTGACAGGAGGGAATCGAACCCTCATCTTGTGGGTCACAGCCACATGATCTAACCTTTGAGCTACTGTCACATCAATAACTACTCATCGAATAGTTATTAATCTAACAATAATTTTTTAGGCTACTAATGGTTGATTTCAGATATACCACCACAGCTACCTTACTACTCTCGCATCTTCACCAAGGATAGATATAATCAAATGGTTAATAAGATCATTCTCTACCCTAAACTTTTGGGAATATTTTTCATCCCACGGTTCATGGTGTTAAATTAATAACAGTATGTACCTACTATCAAAGAGAATTAAATAATAATCCTCATGCGATCTTGAAGGGAATCGAACCCTCTTAAAATACGCTGACAACGTACCGCTCTACCAATGAGCCACAAGACCATATTTCCTGATCAGGTTTTTCAACTATAAACATTTCTAATATTATATATTCATTTTTTTTTTCACATTATCATTATTATTTTTGGTTGCATGTATGGGTATCGAACCCACTACATGAAAGATATGAGCTTTCATTGTACACCTGTACCCATGCAATGTCAATTAAAATGTGCCCTTCCAAGGAATCGAACCTTGCCTTATCTACCCTTACAGTAGCTTCAGGGTTCCATCTTCAGGTATCAAGTTAATACCAGTTCATGATCCGTATTTACAATTTCGCATATCCGATTCATGGTTAATATGCGCTCCTTGTAAGGAAATTCACATACGACAGCCAACGAAGGACATTAATTATGATTCTTCTCTGATAATCTCAAAAGAAATATTTTGAGAGAAATCGTCAGAAACCCATTCATCAATTTCCATTTTTCTAACATCTGGTGACATTCCTTCCAAATCTTCATCAGGAATTTCAGTCATATGCTCTACATTATTAACATATCCGTCATCAACTTTCCAAAAAATTTTCATAATATCCTCTTTTTTTTTTAATTTTTAATTCAAGTAAAAATATTATACTAAATAGACCGCTTGCGTATCAGTATTATTGGTCTAAAACAAATAGATTAAGGAGATCAACCCTCGTAATACATAGGTAATTTCAATGAGATTGTGAATTAAATCCTACTCTCATATCCCTCAACTGTGATATCATCTATTTAATATAATAAAAATGGTCAGAATGAGAGGACTCGAACCTCTAATTTTTCCTGTCCAAGAGGAAGGGCTTACCATTAGCCTACATTCTGATGTACAAATTTGGTCAGTTATTACCGATTATTGCAATATTATCAGCGCTTATATATTCTTTGTAGGAAGGAACTGAAAAACTCCCACATCAGTCAAGAGCTACTTGACAACTTATACTATGAGCCACATACAGGATTCGAACCTGTGCAATTAATTTAAATAACATTATAAGAAATTATGTACAATCATTCTTATAATCATATTGTATAATGGATTAATTAAGTCTATTATACAATATTAAATACAAAAATCAATTATGACGCTTTTCCAACCGCTCTACCCACTGAGCTAATGTGGCATAAATAATCTATTTTTTAATAAAAATATTAAAATCTTTTAATGATACTGTTGCTTGTTCTCTTGTTATACCTCTACCAAAAAACATATTAGGAACTTTTGCAACACCATTCACGAAATTATACACATCACCTTCATGAAATTTTTTAATCTTTGATCTTTTTAATTTCATAATATATCCGTTACTTCTTTAAATTTATACCCATACTTCAGGATTAGTATAATGCCATTTATCACAATCACCACTATGATCAAACATAGCAACGATATAATATGTGATAATTGGTGACGGTCTTACTTCTGAATATATAATACAATCTGGTATAAACATAATAATAATACTACCTCAATTTTTGTGGATACCGGAGGAATCGAACCTCATGCCCTTTGGGAGTTGGGTTACAACCAACCGTTAGACCATCTAACCTTACTGACAGCATCCATTTATTTATTTTTTACGATTCTTCAATATTTCAAGTTGAGGTTTAAGTTCTTCAATTAAATCCCTTACTGCATCTGCCCATATAACAGATTCACCTTTATCACCAGCACCGTTAGTTGTTGTAGAAGCAAGCATTTCAGCATCTTCTTGAACAAATCTCATAACAAGATCAGGATCATTATTTTTAACTACACCTGTTGTTTGACCATCTTTATCAAATTCAGGAGTAACACAAATACCTTTAACTCTAACAATCCAATTCTGACCACATATAATTCCTCGTGGTTTAATGCTGTTTTCTAATCGATTAAGTCTAATTTCCATTTCATTCATATATTCTTTGAGAAATTTTTCTACGTCAATTGTCATTATGTTCTCCATAATTAATGTTTGTCTCAAGTATGAATACACTATACACTATATAAATTTAAAGTCAAGTCTTTTGTTATATATATATTATAAATTGTGGAGAGCCTTGGACTCGAACCAAGAACCTAAAAAGGTACTGCCGGGTTACAGCCGGGTGCAATAGCCATTCTGCCAACTCTCCATATGTTTGTGGGGATAGAAAGTTTCGAGCTTTCGACACATACCATTTCACGGTAATGCTCTACCTCTGAGCTATACCCCCATTTTTATTTCTACGACAAAAGGTATTTTGTTGGCTGTTACAATTAGGACATATCATTCGCAAATTTTCTCTACGATGATCATTATTAATTCCATTTATATGATCGAGTACCATCACAATTGGTTTATTATTCCATTCACCAATACCACATATATCACATATATTCTCTATCATATTACATTTTAACAACCTCCTCTTTAAAGATGTTCTTGAATATGGAGAATTTCTAATCATAACATCTTCTAACTCATACACAATACCACCATTACCATGAGATTTTCCTTTAAAATGTGATATATCAAGATCAAGGCGTTTTATAACTTTGTTAATTGTTGGATAATTCCCCGGTCTTAATGATAAACCAATATTTCGTATAACATCAGCTATACTAATAGATTTAGAAACTGCTTCAATAAGCATATCGTCAGTCCATGTTCTTCTATCAACCATATAATTAGTTTTTAAATTATATTTTTTTAACCAATATCTTAATCCAGATGGGCTAATATCAAATTCTTCTGCAATTTGTTTCTGTGTAAATCCATCTTTAATTAACCTTTTTACATTAGCTATAGTTATATCCATTACAATCTCCTATTTTATAAGTATATTAATATTTATACTTATTGGTATAGTGATAGTTATGGATATACCATACTTTCAATATTCTATTTTCAAAGATCAATAAAAAAGGGGGAAACAAGATTTAATCTCATTTCCCCCTTCAGGTTTTCCTAATATAAAGGAAATGAGCTACATAGTTTTCACTATAGGATACGCATCAAAAAAGCGCACAGACACACATACAGGCGTAATAGCCATAATATACGAGTTACTTCTATGATTGTTGTTTCTTGATACTTTCATTTCTTATTCCATTTATTGTTATTCTTAATTTGAATACATTCACACTTAACACAAATACGCATAGCATCACCATTCATATGATAATAAAAACCATTTATGTATATGAAATATTCTCTTAAACCAATTCATAAATTCCATTATTGAGCGGATCGGGAGAGTCGAACTCCATATTTACAGTTTGGAAAACTGTTTGTCAAAACCCTTAACTTATCAATCCGCATTTTTATTTTTTTACATTTTTTAAAGCTTTTCATAACATTCATTATTGTGGATCGAGAGAGATTCGAACTCTCAACATTCAGGGTAAAAACCTGATGCGCTAATCCAGTTGCGCCACCGATCCATAGTGAATATAGACCGATATTGTATGTATGGTCTAAATTCCTTTGTATTTTTCCTGTTTATGTTTATAAAATTTCATTTTATTTTTTTCCTTCTTTTATAATCAATACATGTATTATCAAAATCAGTAACATCCCATTTATCAAATAAAGAAGGTTTGTTTCCTATTTTTCTACAATATCATGTATTACGATGAGAATGTTGCTTCATTAATTTCAGCCAATGTTTGCAATTTACACAAACATCATTATTATTTAACTCTCTAAACGATTTCATATTATTATTTATACATCCAAAAAAATGGAGCTGAAATCATGGAATCAAACCATTATGTATCCATACCTATTCAAAGGAATTTCAGCATATAATTAGGGCATATCGGAGTCGAACCGATCCTATCAAGGGCTTAAACCTTGTGCCTCTACCAGCGTGGGCTAATGCCCCATTTTTTTTTATATTTCTTTTTCACATACACCAATAATTCTACTGTTAATGTTATTATTATTAACAGTAATAAATTTAAGCCAATTATACATTTCATTCTTTAAAAAAATTTTATCATATCGTTCATCAATATTATCATTTTTGTTAATTATGAAATAATTATCAATTAACAAAAATGAATATTTACAAGCAACATCTAATTGCTCATTAGTTTCACAACTATAAACAACACTACGAATTTTATTAACTATTTGATTGTATTTCATGATGTAATCCTCCTCAAAATTTAATATACATTATTCATTAAAAATACTATAATCATATTTTTAATGAATGTCAAGGGTTTTTATATTAAATATGAAGACCTGCATCAGCTTGAGCACTATAATCTTTACTCTCATAACACATATTTAATTTAGTTCCACACCGAACAGCAGAAAGATTCTCAGATACAGAATTAAACGCTGAAGTTGTTCCTTTACTATTTGCGGCAAAAGTCATTGACATTTTTTTATCAATACCAATAATATTAGCTGTACTTTTTGCATTAATATTAGCGCCAAGAAAAACAAAAGACCAATTATACATTTCTTCTTGTTTGTTAATCATTTGCTTTATTGAATTTGCATTATATTCTAAAGAACTATTTTCTTGTCCATCAGTTTGAATAAAAACAACAACCCGATCAGGACGATCATTTTCATTCATATTTTTAAGAACCTCTCCTGTAGAATTAATAGTTTTTCCAATAGCATCATACAATGCAGTCATACCACGAGGAATATAAGTATCACGATTTAAATCAGGAACATCATTAATATTAACAAATTCAAAATCTGAATAATAACCATCATCAAATTGAATTAAAGACATAGTTGCTGTACCTTTTGCTTTTCTTTGATCATCAACAAATTTATTAAACCCACCAATTACATCATTTTCTAATCCAACCATAGATCCAGAACAATCAATAATTCCAACTATATGACAATAATTTTCTTTCATTTATATCTCCTTTGTTTTAATTTAATAACTCTTTCCAGAATTATATCGTTTTTTACGATAATAACGTCCATTACCTTTATTCAATAATTTATATGTTGGTGTTAAAGAATGGCAATTAGGACATATCAAATCAAGATTATATTCATTATTATTTTTATGATTACCATCAATATGTTCTATTTCGAGAGGAACTTTATTTGTGATTGGATTTATCTCTTTCCATCCACACCTTGAACATTTATTATTATACTTATCAAATAAATACCTTCTTATCTGGTTTGCTATGCAATTTTTTCTGTTGCCATTATCAATACCAAGTTTCCATTTATTAATAAATATATAATATTCATATTTGTGATGACATTCCATAGAGCAAAATTTCTTAGAATTTTTACTGAAATCTGATCCACCACACCACAAACAAACCTTCTCTTTTTTGTTATTATCTGAATTTCCATGTCTCCTAACTCCTTTATTATTAAAAGAAGCTGAACATGATCTATTACAGAACCTATTATGTCTTTTCTTATATTTTATTATATTACCACAATACTCACATAATTTTGGTATCATGTAATAATTTTCTTTTCTATCTTGTAACTTTGTTTCTTGTATGACCTTTGATTTCAATGCTCCTAATTTACCAGATTCAGAACAACTCATTCCTTTTCTCATTTACCAATCTCCTGTTGTGAAGTAAATACCTATAATAGTATTTATACAAACAAGAAGTTCGTAATGTACTTGAGCCTATTGAGAGTAACGATCTCCCTTCCCTGCTTTACAAGAGCAGACATCATCCAATAAATGTTTAATAGGCATTTTTGCTCTCTTGGTAGGATTCGAACCTACAATACCCAATGTCCCTTTATGAGAACTTTACTCGCCCATCTGATCAGAAATAGGCTATCAAGAGAATATATGCGATCTTGCGGAGAATCGAACTCCGATTTTTAGGTTGAAAACCTACTATCCGAACCGTTGGATGACAAGACCATTATTGACGGTTATGTGTCCGTCTTACCCATTACGTTAGTATCATTCCATATAATATATGTATTATTATATGCTATTTCACGACTACTTTTTTTTTGGAGTAGCCAACCTATTCATATGTATATCCAGCGTTCTAATAGCAAGATTAATGGGAGCACCCAATATACACGTTCTTTATGATTCAATCGGTCATAAATGCATCCCATTGATCATACCATTCTTCAAAGTCCATCTCATCATAATCATCCATCTCACCAGAAAACTTATCAACTTCTTTTATCATATATTCAATAAACTCTTTCTGCTTCATAACGTTATTCCTTTAATTTAATACCCTTGTATTCACCACCATTCCCAAAGAGCACCCCTTCTATATGGTCGAAATGAATAATCATCATATTCACCACCACGTTTCATAATTCGTTTAAGCTCTTGCCTTTCTTTTGCTCTATCCTTGCGTGTAAAATACTGATTCACAAACCAAGAAGGAACATGATTCATATGACTATAACCATCAGCATGATATATAGCAAGATGTTTTTTTAAATCATTTCCAGTTCTAGGAATATCTTTCCACAATCCACGTATCCATGATATTAAAATAACTTTATCTTTACGTGTATATTCATCAACACATATATATTCATGTGTTATCCAAGACGAAGGCTTTTCACCCTTTCTTCTTCTGTACGTTCTGCTCATTTTAGTCTCCTATAAGTTAAGTTGAATTACTTATAAAAAACCAATTCCTCCGTTACTATACATATATATCTCCTTATATATTATTTTGTACCAAACCATTTATATATTATTGTAAAAATATTACATGAAACTTTATATCTAATATAATCAACCCCAATATAAACCCAACAAAAAACACCACCAATCATAAATAGAAAAAACCGTTTATATTTATTAGGAAATTCTATAATCCAACCACTATAATTATCACTAATATTATAGTTGTCAAATATAATACACATGATTAAAGCATGTATAAAAATACATATCACAAATACAACCCATCATACAACACATATCCATAGATCCATAATAAATTTCCTTTTATAAAATATTGCGCAGGGGGCAGAATCGAACTGCCAATATTCTTGCTTATGAGACAAGTGAAGTTACCGTTACTTCCACCCTGCATATTTAATTGTGGGCAACCTCGGACTCGAACCGAGATTCTTTCGGTTATGAGCCGAAGGCTTCAGCCAGTTAAGCTAGATGCCCATATATTATCCAATTTCAAAAAATGGTAGTCGTTAGAGGTTTCGATCCTCTGTCAATTTGTTATAAGCAAATCGCACTCCCATTGTGCTAAACGACTATTATTAATAAAATATTCTACATCTAACATTCTGTTCTTTAGCAAATTCTCTGACATTATATTCATCAACATTACTAAAAAAACAATCAGCGAAATTATCTGGTGTTCCTTCAAACATATCATCCACTCATATCTTCAAACCCAAAATCTACATTTCCAAGATCATTCATAATAACACCATAATATAAAATTTGGCTCCGTATGCAGGAGTCGAACCTACCAGCAAGTGATTAACAGTCACCTTGACCACCCCGATCATTATACGGAACATTTTCTGACAGGATAGGGATCGAACCTATTCTCTTCTGATTAACAGTCAGACGCAATACCATTATTGCTACCTGCCAATGTTTCTATCCTACAGATACCATACGATCTTCAAAATATCACATGTAAATTTATCACGACCCATATACCTACGATCCCGATTAACAACCTTAAATTTTACAAAACGAACAAGTTTTTTAGGAACTTCGATATTTTTAACAACCTTAACAATCTTTGTTTTGCGTGATTCTCTTCGAAGTGCATCACAAGAAACACAAGTTTTATTACAAGTAAATCTTTCAGAAACATGTTTTCTAATACATGATTTACCAGTAAAATATCGTTTCATTCCTTTAGCTTTAGCATCTTTACGAGAAATAACTTTCATATCTAACTCCATAATATATATTTAATATCAAATTCAATAAAGTAACTATAATACTATTTATACATAAAGTCAATCTTTTTATTAATTTTTATTAACTTCATTCCATTCTTTACCGTGTAATATTACTTCTGAAACATCAACCCACCAAGTAAATAACCGATCTTTTTCATGAAAAAGATCATCAGCTTCAACTTCAACTTCAACCACAATTTCTACCTCATTTGTTTCGGGATGAACTGTAGCAGATACTATACGTTTTTTATCACTCATATCTAACTCCATAATATATATTTAATATCAAATTCAATAAAGTAACTATAATACTATTTATACATAAAGTCAATCTTTTTATTTTATTCTTTTAACAAATCTAATTTCATCACAACATGTTTTACAAATTCTTTTTTGTCCATGATATCGAATTTTATTATGTGTAGGAGTAGCAATTTGATGTTGATATCCACAGTTACATTCATAAAGAAATCGTTTTGTTTTTCTTGTTTGTTTTACATTATCTAATCTATATTTATGACATCGGGAAATTTCTTTAACACCGAAAAATCTCATCATATTCTTCCAATCCTTTCCATGAGATTGTCTTCTTCCAGAACTTGTATAAATAAATCCAAAATAAATATTAGTACAAAAATGAGCAACTTCATGAGAAACTGTATGCTCAATAAATGTTTCCCAATTTTCTTCCATTAATACAGTATTAAAATTTAAAACACCAGTTCCCGTAGAATTATCAAAAGAACAATTTCCAGCAACTCGACCAACAATAGTAAATAATACATCAGGAAAAGATATAGTATGTTTAGCTGAAGATCCCTTTTTTTGTTTAAATTGTTCTATTAATTCATTAACTCTATTTATAACAATATTTTTCTTTTCTTCAGTGGATATCATTAAATCCCTCATTATGTATAATGGTTTGTATCAATTATGTTGCCATTATACATAATAAAATCTAAATGTCAATATATTTCTTTCTTTTGAAATCCTCTTTTTAATAATTCTTCAGTGAGTAAAAATGATTCTCCATTTTTTATATATGATATATCACCAAGATATCTACCATATTTACCAGTTTTATCTTTATATGATATAAAAGTTATATTTTTATTATTAATTTCATCTTTAACAAATTGTTTCGCTTCTCTTCCATGTTGTAATTCAGCTTCACATGATGGGCTATATATCTCTGCTGTATCAATTCCTTTTATTCTTATTTTTATCTTACGATAAGTACCGAACCCTAAATCAGCTAAAATATAAACCGTATCACCATCTACTACTTTATAAACATTTCCTTTATATTCATACATATTTATTTACCTAAAATAACTATAATATTTGGTTTATTGTGTATATCATTTAATTTCCGCATTCTTAATATAGGATATACATTTTCTGTATCTTCCTTAGTACAATCACTTATATATCCATTATTTTCCATAACAGCAAAATGGAGGCCAGTTTTCCATTTATGACTTATTATCATTCCATTAGGATCAATTTCATTAGGATGGTATGAATCAGTTCCATCATCCCAAAAAATAATATTTCCATATATAGGATACGCTGATTTTAATATTTTTATTTCAGGTAATTTAATAAAATCATCAATATCAACATTATTATATATATCAAACAATCCAACACGTTTAAGAGCATATGTATAACAAGTATCATACTGTTTCAACCGAACATTATTCATTTAATGATTCCTCTAGAGCAATTTTATGTTTTTTACAAGAATTACATTTTCCACAGTTATTACCTTTTCTACATACATAAATCATATCCAATAATTCGTTTGGTATTAATCTAATAATATCTTTCTTATACAATCCTTCATCAAATAATGGATTAACAATACATCTATTAATTTTTTTAAGATTTTCATTATCAGCTTTAAACATCATAGAATCTATCAAAGAATTCCATAACAAAAAATTAAGACCGACACCACCATAAGACGATCTTTTCTGATGAAATATACTATCATCATCCCTAACAGCACCAGCAATTAACTGTATATTATTAATATCTTTCCTTTTGCATAACGAATAACAATATTTTTGAGAAAATAATAATATTTGATCTGTATCATATCCAACATTAAAAGAAGAAAAATCAATACTACCATATTTAATATAAAAAGAATTATAATAAGTTTGTAACCAATCAGATATCATATTAACTGATTTTAACTCATTTTTCCATCTATCTTCTCCTTTATGTTTAATAGATATATGAAAAGGATATACTATTTTACCTTCTTTTAATGATCTATATAATAGATATGTAGAATCTAATCCACCAGAAAAAGGAACTAAATAGACCGATTTTCCCATAATTTATATTCCTTATAATTAATACAATGTAGAGGACAATAATCCTTTTTACATTGTTTACATTGTTTTGGTATATTCTGTTGTTTTTCTTTTTTATTAATCATACATCCTTCAGTGTTTTTATTAAAATAAAATTCTACTGCTTGTAACAAATTAGTAAATCTCTTTACACGAGGATTATTATATCTATTTATATTCCATTCTCTATTAATAAGATATGAATCATATAATGATGAAACAATATTAACTGTTTTTAACCTATCTTCTATTATAGCATATGCATTATTATTATACATCCATTTCAATTTATCAGCATTATAATCAAGAGAGTGGATATTATATACTAATTCACCAAAATGTTTATAAATCCACCAATGAGTAGCTTCTGCAACTCTGCCAGTAGCTCTTGCAGTAACAAAATTAACACAACCTTCTTTACTTTCTATTAATTGTAAAGCTTTACAAGTATTAATATAATCATAAACTTTAATATCATCTTTATATTTAATAATAGCATCATTTATATATCTAATACCATCAAATACATTTATATTAGTATTAATAAAGAAATCATATACTCTTGGTTTATTAAATTTAAGTTTAATACCAGATCGATATTCTATTTCTTTGACTAGCCATGGATCTGAATCTGCTATAACTCCATCAATATCAATCGCAATCACTATATATCACCTTTGGTATAATTTTAACATTATATATTTTAGTTATGTATAAATAATAATAATCGAAAGGATATATTCATATTATTATTTATACATTTTTTTTCTTTTGTTTTTATTATAACAATTTCTCAATTTTAGATAAAGAATCTTGTACATTACTTAATAATAAACAAACACGATCCTCATTTCCATAATTTTCAACTGTTCCATAATGCATTTCAATACATTCAAGCAAAAGATTACGAATAGAATCTTCATCAGGAGAATAACGTAATGTTGATCTATCGTATATTCCTTCAATAATTTTCAATTTCGCCTCAAAATATTCTTCTACTTTTGATACATCCCATTCTCCTCTACGAATAGCCTTTAAATGATTCCTGCTTCTTGTAAGGTCAAGATCACCTTCTTCAAGAATTTGATGACATTCATCTATTAATCTTACAACATGATAAGCAAATTTAGTATCATAACCATATTTAATAATAACATCAATTCTTTTTGATCTATTACCATTAGATTCTATTTTTTTAATAAGAATACTCATACGATGAATTTTATCATTAGTAATATTTTTTTTTGTCATCAAATCTATAGTATCTGTTAATGGTAAATCATATGGAATATAATAATCATCACATAAACGAACAAATTCTCGTAAATATTTATTATTCATCTTATGTAATTGAGAAAATGCATAACCTTTAAATTTATGCCATACTCTTTTTGATAAAAACATCTTACGATTTTCTCTTACATACTCTCCTATTTGAGTAGAATGTAATACACACCTGTTAGGAACAAAAAGAGCATCAACCATATTAGGATTATTTTCCATACAAAGATTGAAAAACTTTACGATATTATAGATCGAAACATCATATTCCTTCCCACAGCCTTTATCAATGATATGATGTTTTTGAAACTGTTCAAAATTCTCAGGTTTTTTACCAAAACCAACAATATGATTCTTCTGATATGGGAATAATATATGTTTAGGAGGCATACAAAACCCATATATATCTATATCAGAAGAATCATCAGATACACCATAAGCAGTAGAACCCATAATAACTTCATAATGTATATTATTTTTCATATGTGAAGGATAATCATTTATTAATTGGTTTGTACATAATTTATCAAATGTTGAACTCATTTTTATAACCCTTTTAATTTTATACCATTATTGGTATTCATTATATCATTAACAGCAGAATCAAAATTAATATTTGCATTTGCAATAATATCAGCACATGCATGTCGTGTATCTCTATCTTGATGCTTTAATGCCAATCTAATTTTTTTCTTCGCCTTATCTACACCTATACTTGTTCTGAAATCACAATATATAAGTTCTTCATATAATTCATCTACTTTTTCTCTAAGAGTTTTCATTATATCACATTTTCATTTACTACATTCCATATAAAAACTGCTTTATATTTTGTAGTTGGTTGTTGTCTTTTAGACAAAAAATAATCATGTATAGAATGATCACAATCCATACAATGTGCATCCCATACACCATCACAAGAAACACAAACACAAACTTTCCCACCACAATTACATCTTTCAGCAAAACATTCAACATTTCTACTGTTAAAATTCATAAAGCCTCCTCAACAACAATATTCTTTATATCTTCCCAAACACAACCACTATCTAATGCCATTTTTAAAATAAAAAATAAATGCATCCAATCATCAGCAGTTAAAGAATCACCACCATAAGTTTCATTACTTTGTTTTTTTAAAAACTCATCAAGTTCTTTCCGAAATTTATCTTTTTTTTCTTGTAATTTCATTATTATATCCTATAAATTATGACAAACACAATAATATTCCGATCCATAAGAAGGACGCATTTCTGACCAATAATCCGTGTCAATCGCACCTTTAGAAACAATACGAGAAAGAAGTAAGTCAATAGTTTTCTTTACTTCTTTACGAACATCAGCAAAATAAGGAAGTCCGTTATACTGACCATTATCACCATCATCTATCACACATAATTCACATCCAAGATAAACTTTATTATGTGCCAATCGGTGTCCATCACATCGTTCAATAACTATATAATATGACTCAGCAATAAAATTCTCTCCATCTTCAGTCATACCAGCTTCATAAAGATCACAACATACATACAATCTATCCTTTTTAGTAATTATACGTTTTGTCATTGTGTTCTCCATAATAAGTAGTATTTGTCTCAAGTATGAATACACTATACACTATATAAATTTAAAGTCAATAACAAAAAACCCATTACTCAATAAAGAATAATGGGTTTTTAAATAATAAAAAGAAATTATTTATTTATTATCAGTAGATCCAAATCCTCCATCACGAGAAGAATTTTTTTTAATAGAATCAAAAAATACACAAAATTGATCAGTATTAATTTCTACAAAATCAGTTTGCACTAATTCATTCAATTTACACTGAGCTATAGCATCACCATCTTTTATTACTTGCATATGTTTTGAATTATTATACAAAAGAACAAATGTTTCGTCTGTGTAATCAGAATCAATAGTTCCCGGTTGATTAACAACGGTAATAAACCGTTTCCATGCATTACCTGATCGAGATCTAATATCAAGACAATATCCTTTAGGAATACATAGTTTTAGTCCTGTAGGCACTAATACCATATCACCCGGATACATACGTATGAAAGCATCATCTGTTCCGAACTTCTGGACAAATTGTGGTTCTAATGCTCCATGATATTTAATCTCTTTATTATAAAAACATGCATGTAAATCAGCACAAGCACTTAATTCTGTAGCAAAATTAGGAATTTTTGCTCTTTCTACCAATTTATACACACCAGCAATAGTTATTGACATATTAACCCCTTTGTTTATTTCCAATTTGATATTTAGCTATTAATTCATATTCATTTTTTTCTGCATATTTAATTATCTTAAATGATGTTACAGGCAAACGAACACTATTAACAAATTCATGATCTTTTATTTTAATCATTCCCCATTCTTCAATAAGACATGCAATAGTATTTCTCCTTCCAATATCATCTTTAGATAAATTTACATATCTTCCATCAAGAGCAAACAGCTCTTTAAAATGAACAATATAATATTTATCTCGTTTTGAAAAAATATGGCAAGATTGAAATATTTTATTATCTTTATTAGAAGAAACTCCAATTCTAGTTAATGTCTCTTTAATCTTTAAAAATGATTGATCATCTATAAGATCAATTTCTAAAGCAACATCAGAATACCATTCATCTAATGATATCATTCTTTTATCTTCTTCATCCATTATAATTCTCCTTCATATTTTAATATAGTATCAAATCCATTTTCAATACTATGTTCTTCCTCCCTTATTTAGAATGTCTCTCAAAACAATAATTTGTTTATGAGATAAAATAGCTAAATAAGGATCAGCCTTTTCTTGTGTTATGTTATAATAATCCATAACAGTCTCAAGATCATCATTCTTCTTTTTTGCCGCCCAAACAACTCTTCTTTTCTTTTTAGGAATAACACTCATATAAAAATCAAGTTGATGATCTTTTGGTATATTATGACTATTATTCATAGCATCTGCTAATAAAACTAAATCACTATAACCAGCAACCATTCTATTAATCACATATGGTTTGTAATCTTTATTTATTTCTCCTTCTGTAAATTGTTCTCTATCTTTCGTATATGAAACCGCATTAAAAAAATAACTTGATGTTGTAGTTGTCATTAAATTATACCCATAACAACTACACAAAATGCCCAAAGAGTTATATCAGGATCAACAGCGAATGAATGTCTATATTGTCGTTCATCTGCCTCTAGAACGATTTCCATCCATTTAAGTCCATCTACCTTACTTCTCATAGATTTTGTTATGAGCGAATATATAGATGCATCATATGTATTACCATTTGTCCATTTCTCACAACTCTTAAAATCTTTATTAATAATAGCATCAACAAGATAATCATATCGTGTAGTAGAAAGTTCAAGAATACCTGCATCTATTTTACCTAATGATGAATATGATTGCAATTCATTTAATATTTTCCTAAAATCAGGGAAAGTTTTTTTAATAAATTGAGCAAGGACTGCACTATCATATTCAACCCCCTCATTCTTTAAAATAGACGAACATCTTCCCATAATCTTACCCATTATTTCCGGCTGTTCTTTAACAGGAATAGAAAAATCTATCATAGTTGTTCTTGATTGAATAGGTTCTATAATCTTGGTAACATAATTACCAGTAAAAATAAACCGACAAGAAGATGAAACTTCATCCATCAAACCACGAATAGCCATCTGTACTTCACCAGCATTATCAAATTCATCATATATTACTACTTTCGTACCACCAGAACCAAGAATAGACATAGTATTAGCAAAATGAGTTACAGTGTTTCTAACTGTTTCTATTAATCTTCCTTCTCTAGAACCATTTATTAAAATATAATCAAGTTCTAATTGCTCACATAAAGCCATTGCTAACGTTGTTTTTCCTGTTCCGGGGCCAGAATAAAATAACATATTTTGCATTTCACCACATTCAATAATTTTATCTGCTTTCGCTTTTATTGAATGTGGTAAAACACACTCAGATACAGTTTGAGGGCGATATTTGTTCTCCCAAATAAATTCCTTTTCATCTGATATCATTAAGTCTCCTATTGTTTAAACCATGATTTAGAATGCATTCCAATATAATAATCAACATTTTCTGATTCCCAAGATGATTTTTGAGATGATGCAATAGAAACACTATAATTATTAGGCAACATTTTAAATGAATCCATTTTAAATATGGCAGAAAAATCAGTTAGAGATTCTATTGTTCCTTTTATATCAATAGAAAAACAATTTGAAGATTTATCTTTCATATCAGATACTTCTATTCTAACATTACCATCTGTACTAGGCAATACTATCATATTTGGCAGTTGCATAACATTAGCGGCTTTCATTATTGAATCTAATGTAGGGATATCAAGATCAAATTCAATATCACGAGGTTCCTCTACAGGTCGATTTTTTGGATATGTGATATGTTTCTTATTAGCAAATGTATATTTAACCTTAAAAGAAAGATCATCTTCTTCACATATATTAACATAATTATTATCTGCATTACTAAAATCAAGAATAGGCGAACTAAATAATTTAAGAGTATTTAAAAACTCTGTAAGATCATACAGCCCAAATTCAACGGGAAAATCTTCTTGAATTTGGGCTTCTGCAAGAATGTCTCCGGGAATTGATTGTGTAACAAGTAAAGATCCTTTTCTTATAAGAATAGAAGGATTGATACCTGCAAAATTTTTCAATAATTTCAACGTGTTTTCTGATACTTTCATTATTTCTCCATCATTTTTGAGAAATGACCGTCCTTGTTAAAATCAAGAGTCCTGTCAAATCTACTATTAATTGTTTCATCTTTATGAGATATAATAAACGAACTATATCCCTCTTTATCTAAACCAAGAATATCCATAAAATTCTCAATACCTCCTCCATCAAGAGAACCATCAAATATTTCATCAAAAATAATGATATTCGTAGCATTTCTTGATTTTTTTAATGATGTTTCTCTCCATGTAAATAATAATGCTAAATCTATTCTTGATTTTTCTCCTTCTGAAAATGAATAATAAGAAAAATCACTCCTAAATTTTGATTGAATAGTTTCATTAAAATTTTCATCAAATTCAAAGTTAATAGGAAAATCAAACTTATCAAGATACATATTAACAGTTGCATTTATAACAGGCAAGAATTTTTTTATTATTTTTGTTTTTAATCCATCATCTTTTAATAATCTTTGTACAATTCCAAAATAATGGAGCATATGTTTCTTTTTGTCTAAAGATTTGTCAAATGATTTGATATCAATAGCAAGAGAATCTATATCTTCTTGTGTAATAGAACATGCAGGGATACTTTTTAATTCCTTCAGTTCAATAACAAGAGCATCATGATTAATAGTATAATTGTCTATTGATTGAATAATAAGAGCTAATGATTGTTGCATTTTATTCAATTTCTTTCGCAATGATAACAATTTATTATAATTCTCTGTATATTGATTTATTTTGTCATTACTATCATCTATTTCTTTTAACAATAATGATATATCATGTTCTTTATCACTTATAGATTTTTCATTTTTATAATCTAACAAACTAATAGATTCATTTATTATATCAATAGAATTTTTCAATTTATCAATATCAAAATCAATAATCTGAATATCGGCTGATGTTTTATTTAATTTCTTTATAAAATTAATACTATCAGCCAAATCAATCTTTATTTTATCAATTTTATCCTTATAATTATTGTAATCTTCATTACCCTTATCAATTATAGAAGTAAGATCACTAATAAAATCCTCTCTAAATAACTGTTCAATGTCCTGCTTACATTCTGGACAACTTTCATTATCTTTATAAAATTTTAACTTAATTTCATTAGCAATAATATCATTAGATAATAAAATCATTTTTGTGTTAATATCAGTAACTTGATCACTAATATCATCATCATAAGAATTAATAATAATACGAGTATCTTTTTCTATTTTATCAAGGATTTTTCTTTTTTTAATAAGTTCTATTATACGTTTTTCACAATCAGAAATCTTTTTATTAGCATCATTAATAATATTATTATCTTTATGATATTGTGCCAACATATCTTTATCTCTATATAATTGTTTCTCAATATCAGTATATTGTTTATTTAATAATTTAATTTTATCTTCAACATCAATCAATTTAAAAATAGATTCTTCTAATTCAATAATAATATGTTCAACAGAATCTTTATCTAAATTTGTGAGTTTTATCTTCTCTTTTTTTTCTAATATATTATCATTAACAACACTAATTCGTTTTTTATGATCATCATTAGCTTCTAATAAATAAGTTCTTTTAGAAGAGTATTGTTCCTTTTTTATAGATAATTTATGATCAACATCAATTATTTCTGATTTTGCTTCTTTTATTTTTGATTTAAGAAGGGTATTCATCTGAGAAAATACAGAAATATCAAGCAAATCTTCGATAATTTCTCTACGAACTGCTAATTTTTGTTGCATGAAAGGTTTAAACGATGCAGAACCAAGAACAATTATCTGTGTAAATGATTTATAATTTAGTTTAAGGATATCTCCCTCAAGAATAGATTGATAATCTTTTGTTTCTGCTGGTTGAGGAATCATTTCACCATCAACCCATATTTCAAATATAGAAGGTTTCATTCCTCTTTTAACAATATATTGTTTAGATCCTATTGAAAATTCTATATCAACAATTAATCCCTTTTCATTTACGTTATTTACAAGTTGTCCAAGACGAACTTTCCTAAAAGGTTTCCCAAACAAAGCATAAACTAATGCATCGATAAATGTTGATTTACCTGCTCCATTTTCTCCTGTTATAACAGTAGTTAATGTTTTATCAAGGTCAATAATATTACCTTGATCACCAACAGAAAGAAAATTTTTATATAATATACGTTTAAATTTTATCATTGTTACCTGCCTTTTCATATAATTGTTTCATTATTTCTTTTATTACAGTCTGATCACCATCACTTAATTCATCCATATTATCAATAGAAGCTAATAATACACCAAGCGTATCAGTTTCATCATCCAAATCATCATCATTAATAACATCAACATACAAATACTCCTCTTTTATATCAATACTATGAGGTTCAAAAGATTCAAGTTTTTCAATATATTTATCAAAATCAGCAGGATTTTCTTTCTTTTCAACAATAACCCGTATAATTTTATCTTTTATATCAGGCATCCATGATTGATCTGATACATCAGGATAAATTATTTTATGATGTATAGGATCTGCAATATAAACATCTTCTGTATCTTGAGTTTCTGTATCAAAAATAACAATACGCTTTTCATCATTAAAATCAGACCAACACATTTCATAAGGAGATCCAACATAATATTGAGATTTTTTATGATAATGACCACTAAAAACATGAGGTATATGAGAAAATGTATCAGTGTCCATACCTTTACGAGAAATAGTATTACCCTGAAACACAACACCATTCATTTCAAAATGACCACAAACTACATCAGATGTAGTAGTCCTAAGAATATTATTTATTTTCTCTTGTTGAATAGGAAATATCCATGGAACCATAAGAAAATTAACTCCATGTATATTCAATTCTTCAATATAATCATATATATAGATATTATCAATATCATCAAATAATAATTTAGTAGATGTAATATCTCCATTAGATTTATAAAAAGAATCATGATTTCCAATAAGCATATGAAGAATCATACCATTTTTAATTATTGGATTAATAAAACAATCTTTAGCATGTCTTAATGTCTCAAAATTCACAGTTTTTCTGTTATCAAAAAAATCTCCAAGATGAAATATTATTTTTATTCCTTTACTTTTTAAATAAGGAAAGAAACATTCTTCATAATATTTCTTTTGTTGCTTCATAAAATATTGGCTATTTTTTCTACAGCCAAAATGTGAATCTGCAATAATTGCTATTTTCATTTTTTCTCCTTTATTCATTATACAAATAATCCATTAATATTCTTCTCCTGTTAGCATTTCTTCTATAGGAGTTTTTTTCCTTTTCTTCTTTTTCTTTTTAGGTTCTTTTGGTAATTCTATACCCATATCATCAAGTATAGATAGCATATGATCCGTGTAAGTATTATAAGATTTTATATCATTTGGATTATCAGCATCTAAAGCATTCCGTATATCATTTTCAGAAAAAGATTTTCGGATATACAACAAATGATTAACATATCTTTTTTTCTCTTTTTTAATATAACGTATAAATGCAAAATAAGCTATACGATTTATATAACCAAATGCATTATTAAACTTATCTCCATCAAAATTTTTAGCATATCTTAAACAATTTTCAATGGCATCACCAATCATTTCATGAATCATTGTATCATTATTAGTATATCCGATAAAAAATCTACTATATCTTGTATTATTACATATCAGATAAACACATTCTCCAATATAATCATCCATTTTATCAGGTTTTTCGCCTTTTTTAATCTGATTTCTTACTTTTTTTGCCCATTTTCCCAATTCTTTCGTAAATTTTTTGTTATCAACATATCCAGCCATTTATATTATTTTATACTCCGATATAGTTATAGGAAACTTCTCATCTTTATAAATATCCCAACGGTTCATAAAATGTTTATAAGAATAATTTACACTCTTTTTATATCTAAAATCATCAACAATATCAAAAAGAACAGCATTAAATTTACCTTCCTTTAATCGCAAAATTCGACCAATAGACTGAAGTACTTTAATCTCACTTTTATAAGGAGAAGCAAATATAACATATTGCAAACTTTTAATATTAACTCCTGTTGATAATGTACCATAAGAAGCAACAAGAATGCAATCTTTTTTAGTTTCTATTATTTTTCGTATTCTTTCTCTTTCATCAGCTTTAGTTTCTCCACTAATATAATAGACATTTTTTTTATGACCTAAACGTTCTTTTATTAATTTATAAAGAGGTTTTCCATGTTTTTGTATTTTATTAAATAATATAAGGGTATTTCCTTTTAATACAGATGCAAGATTACAAATATAATTATTTCTTTCATTGCATTGTGTTAAAAAATCAATTTCATATATATAATTCTTTCTATAAATCTTTTTTCCACTTGTTGTGATTGTTTCAACAGCTTTACGATTTATTTCTTTGCATACATCTTTATTATATTTTAATATTAAAAATTTCACGTCAAGTTTAGTGATTAATCCTCTATCCATCAACTCACGAGCTGTTGTTACCTTCTTAATATCACCAAATAGACCTACAATTGATAATTGATGAAGCTTCATATTCTTTAATGTACCAGTAAATCCTGCCCGTATAGACGCATTTGAAGCCTTTTCCATGATACCAACAATAGATTTAGCTTCTGCACCATGTACTTCATCACAAAGAATAACATCAAACTGTTCAAAATATTCTTTTGGCATTTTCTGTAATGATTGCCATGTAGAAACATAAACATTTTTATCAGAATTCTTTTTTTTGCCTTGGTGGATTTTATGTATATTATCAGCAGAAAACCATGGTATTTCAGAAGCATAATCATCGAAATCAGAATACATCTGTGTTACTAATCCAACAGTAGGAACAATAATAAGAATTTTTCTTTTTATTAACGGCTGATACCATCTAATAAGAGAATATATAATCAATGATTTACCTGATGAAGTAGTAGAAACAATAGTTACTCTTTCATCCATTATCACCTTTTTTACAGATTCTATCTGATAATCATAATGATTAATTTTATTCCCATCAGAATATGGGTTTAAATTAGATAAGAACGCATCCACATCACTCTCTAATGGTTTTTTTATATAAGAACGAGTTCTCCTATCATCTATCTTATAATCATTATCAGCGGCAAATTTAAGCAGAATATCATACAATCCAGAAGGAAGAGATGAACCTAATATTTTATACAATCTAGTTTTTCCATCCCACAAACCTTGTTTATACTTTGGCATAAACCTATAATTTGGTGTCATAAAAGAGAAAAAATCTGATAATTCTCTAGCAATAGATGGATCAGTTTCAATAAAAAGAAACGAATTATCTATTGATTCTACTATTAACGTATCTTGGTACATTTATATCCTTTTTATAAAATTACAAAAAATATTAATTAATTCCATGTTTAAATAAAGTAGTTTTAATCATATTACCAATATGATAAGACCTATTATTTATTTCTTTCATCTTTGCTTGAATAAATTTCTGTTTTAATTCAAGCATTTCTATCTGATAAGTGAGTTTAATAATATCATCATCAGCCTCTATATGCATCTTGAGATCTGATTTCATTATTTTATGATCTAGTGGTTTTCTTTTATATTTATTGGGATGGGCTTTGCCAGAATAATACAACCATGTTCTTTTCCATAATGGCTTCATTTTCATCTGAGCTTGTAATAACTCAGTAGAAACAATACGATATTCTTTATGGTATTTATTAAATAATTTTGGTGTATTGGCTGAATCTTCTTCTGTTCTATCTAGACGAAGAATAAGATCAATTTCAGATTCATTTTCTATTTGATTTATAGGTTTAGATTTTATTTCATTCATACACCATATTATAATACTTTTAAATTATCTGTCAATAGGTTTAAAATAAAAATATGAATAATCAAACGTTACGGTTGATTGTATTGGAGAAATTGTTGTATCTATATTTGTAAAATCTACAGGAGATAAATCAGTAGGAAAACAATCTATAAAATGAAGTTCATTAGTAGCATTGAATTTATTTGTTGTTGTTGTAAGGATAATATCAGATGTTTCTTGATATGGAGTTTTTCCTTGTTTCAAATCTTTAAATTGTTGAGTATCTTCAGGAAAACCAAGAGCCATCATCCAATTAAATACTTCCATATAATTTCGTAAATATTCATCAATCATAAAAGTAATAACCAAATCCTCAAACTCTACTTTATCTGAAGGAACATTATAATCTACAGCAGATGTTGGTACAGGAGAACGTCCAAGAGATGTACCCGGAATACTGAAATTCTGAGCGAATAATGATACTGTTGGTAATTCTTTAATTTCAAAATGAAAATTATTATCACCAATTATATTTAAATTTTCACCTAATGTTAAATCTGCCATATTAATTAGTTCCTGTATTAAATTTCATATTCATCATTGTATCTATAATCTCTTCAGATAAATGATTATTATTTGTATAATGAAAATAATCAATAAGATCACTTGCAGTCATACTATTAAGTATATATTGATATTTATCATCATATATATACATTTCTCCAACATTATTAACTATAGACAACATAATATGTGGAGAAATCGTAAATAAATTATTATTTGTATTCTTTAATGTTCCCATATAATTATTTATAATGATAATATATATACTTTATTACCAGAATCCCATATACGATCATATCCATTATTCACCATATTTTCATATTCGGTCAAATTATCATCAAATGTTTGTAATTTATTTTTTAATTTACATTTATTCCATTGGTATATTGTGACTTTATGCGTTCTCTAATAGAAGGAAGATTTATATCATAATATTTTATACATGTTTTAATAAAATCTACTGAACATTCCATAAATTTAGAAACATCAGTAATAGCAAGTTTCTTAATATTAATTAAATATTCAAGATCATCTCTATCTATGTCTAATATTGTTATTCTTTTCATATCTTATATCAATAACAATAAATATATAAAATGTCAATAAAAAAGGGTATCTTTCAATTAAGAAAGATACCCTTTGTTTATCATGTTATTAAATATCTAATTCATATTACATCAAATTCTCAATCTTAAAGATACGGAAATAACTATTCTTACGAGCTTCTAATCCTGTAGAAAAAGAACCACCAGTATATTCACGAACAAAAGGATTAGCACCAATTCCATAACGAGTCTTGAATCCAAGACGAGGCTGGAATGAATCACTATTTGTATTCTTATACAATGTAAGTGGGATATATGGGCAGAAATAAGCACCAGCATCATAAGCATTAGAACCTTTATAACCAACAACAGCCATATCAATTGTTACATAAGGATCAACATATACTTTGATCATACCATTCATTACACCAACAAAAAGATTACCAACAGGATCAACATTACCCGGAGTTACTTTAGTATTACCAGCAGTATCAAGAAGACCTGTCATTGCAAGAGCAGAAGCTACATTAGCAGAACAGATAATCCAATTACCTTTACCTCTACGAGTGTTAATAGCGATTGCATTTGCTTCACGTTCAATTTGGAACATAAGTCCTTTGAATCGTTCAACAGACCATCTACCATTTGAATCAACATCAAGATCATAAGTTCCGGCAACAGCAATATCACCCTCTTGACAACCAAGAACAGCCATATTGTAAGTTCTGCGAAGAATCTCCCGGTTCATCTCATTTGTTACTTCTGTACTCATAATTGTAGCAAGCTCTTGTTCAGCAGAAAGCCCATGTACAGCTTTAAGATCTTGAGCAAGTTCTACAGAATACTCAGATTTCAATCCACGAGATTTTGCCTCAACAGACAATTTCTCGATAGTGAATGACATCTTAGCCCATTCAGCTTCTTCACCAAGAGTTTCCGCAAGATTGGTATCCATCCCAACACCATAACCAAAATCAGCGGCAAAAGGATCAGATTGTTTTGCAGAAGTAGTTCCCGGAGTTGGTTCATCACCAAAAGTACCACCATAAGCACTAGAATCTCCACCTTGTCCAGCAGTAGTAGGATCAGTACCATCTACAGGATTACGAGGAGCACCTGTGTATCCTGAATCAGCTTCATTAACTAGAGCTTCATGAGCTGTGGTATCAGCACCAATTGCAGGTTGGGCACCATATTGTGCTCTAAGTGCAAAAATAAGTCCTGTTGGGCCTTTCATTGGCTGTACGCCAAATATATCAAACGCAAGCATAGCAGGAACAGAACGTCTTACCATAGAGATAAGAACGGGATCAAATTTATCAACTCCACCAGTTACATTAGTAGGGGCTTCATGCAAAGCTTGCTCTGCAATATGTTCTTTTTGATTCTGAAGAAGGATAGCTGTTACTTTCTTACGATAGCTATCTTTAATTTCAGGGATATCTTTGTGCTCCAAAACAGGCTTCCAATTTTCCTGAATTTGTTCAGCAGTTAAAAATTCATTCATTTTATTTTCTCCTAAATATATTTTATAAAATCAATATTACAGACTAGCTGAAAGTGTTATAGCATCAACATAGTTTTGCATATTTTCATCAGTCTTTTCTTTTTCTTTCTTTTTCTTCTTTTTACTATCTTTATCGTCATCATCATTATCTCCACCTTTATCATCAGAATCATCATCGTCATTTAATGATCCTTTTTTGAAATAAGTTTCAACAATAGATTTTACACGATCACCAAATTGTTCTTCAGAATCAAAATCAATCATCTCTACAAGATCATTAACCTTATCAACTTGAGTATCGGCTAAACCTTCAGTACATTCAGAAACAATTTTTGATTTCTTCATGTCAGCAATCTCTTTTTTTAGATCAATGTTAATATCAATTGCTTCATCAAGAGAAACACTTTTCTTAGAAAGCTCATTAGTCATTTCTTTAACAACATCAACTTTATTCTTCGGGATCTCGATATAAGATTCAGTAAATAGATCTTTCATACCTTTAAGAAAATTCTCTGCAATTTCATTTTGAATACCATTTTCAACTGCAAGTTCATTTTCCTTCATCCATTCTTCAGCAACATAAGTAAGATATGAATCAATCTTGTCTTCAAGACCTTCTTCAATATCTTTACGTTGTTCATCTAATTTTGTTTTGTATTCTTCTTCTAATTCTTTCTTTTCTTCTACGACTTGTTTTGCAACAGCATTCTCAAAGATAACAGTTGCTTTAGTCTTAAAATCTTCAGAAAGATCAGAAAGAGATTCATCACCAAACAAAATTTCAATAGGGTTCTTTTCGTCTGCCATTGTTATTCTCCTTAATCAGTTTTGAAAAAAATTCTTATTCTATATTATTATTTATAAAAATAGCAAATACGCTATTTTTTATACCAATTTATTTATTAATCTATTATAATTATTCAGGCTTATTATTCTGCTGTTTTTCAGAAAAATCAGAATAATCATTAAATATATTTCTAATAGATTCTACATTATAAAGTTTGTATTTATTTATAAATTCATACACATACTTTAAATCTCTTTTATTCATATCAGAAATATCAGGTCGCTTTTTTATTCTTTTAAGTAACCGTTTTAAATCTTTATTTTTATATCTATTACCTCTAAGAACATATCTATTAGCAACACTTAAAAATTGTGATACACCCGGAAACATCCTTTCTATATTTTTATAATTCTTCTTGAATTTTTTCATAGAAGAAGGTAATAGTACATCAGGAACATAATCTGTTGGTGAAAATTCTATTATTAAATCGTTATATGTTTTCATTATCCGTTAATATTATCAACCATTTTTTGAAATGCTATAAGAGTAATTTGTTCTTCATTCATAGAAAATCCAGTCTTTCTTACTTCTGAATCAATATGTTTTTTTACTTTATTAATAAATTCTTCATCATCTCCTATATAAAATTCATTTCCTTCATAAATTCCATTAACCCACGCATCATGAGCAGAAGGATCTGACACAACATCGATAGTACTCATATAATAATCTTCATTAACATATTTAGTTCCATTTTCTTCTCTAAGAGTACCAAGACCACGAGATGACACTCCAAGCTGAACACCATCTTCAATAAGACCACGAACAATTTTACCAAGACCTTCTGATGTTACTTGAGATTTACCCATCCAATCATTACCAACTTTATTAAGTTCTTTAATAAAATGACATGCTCTTTCAGGATTAACTGATGGTGATTCAGGATGATTAAGTTCTCCTAATGATCTATTTTTATTAATATAATCTATTGTATAACGCTCAACTTCTCGTTCAAGAATATAAGTTGGGTATATTCTGCCATTTCTATTTTTTTGTTCTGCTTGTAAAAATACACCCTCAATAAAATATTTTTTAGTTTGAGTAGCTTCATCCAGAACATGACTTGCTTTTACATCTTTAAAATTATCTTCTGTTATAAGAAATGCCATATTAATACCTCGTTATATATCTAAAATTTTACACAAATATGAATAGTCTTCTTTAATAACTAAAACTATGTCATCAAATGTTTTGTTTTCTTTAAGATCACGTTCTCTTTTTAAAGTAGCTATAAGATCAGAAACATCTTCTTTACCTTTTGCATTTAATATTTCTAATTCTTTAATTAATTTATTAATTTTAGATTTATTTTTATTATTAGCTTTCTCAACAATACGTCTATTAAAATGAGATTTAAAGCTTTCTATTGATTTCATATGTTTCATTTTTCCTTAATATCGATTATTACCAATAGAATCATCAGTATCATCAATAATATCCTTGAGTTTAAGTACAGCCATTTTCATTGCTACTAATGTGTCAATCATTATTTCTTTATTTCGAGAAGATTCCACATCAGAAATTAATTTATTAATTTTAGCTGTATTTTTAGTTTTTATTTTTTCTGAAATTATATTAATGGATTTATTATTAAATTGAGTAAATGTTATTGTTTTATCTTTCATCATTATAATTCCTTTCTATATTTTTTAATTTTATATATTCCATAACAATGTTATGTACCTTATCAATATTTCCTATATTATTATTTATAAGATTTGTTATTTTGGCACGATTAAATTCATTAGTAGATTCGTAAAAACGTCTGATAGATGATATTTTAGATGAAGATATAATAATATTATCTTCTTTATAATCACCATCACTTTCCATAATTATATATATTCGTGATGAATTATAATTAATATTATTAATACATTCCATCATATATATAAAATCAGAAAAGAACATATTTAGTTTCCAAATAAAGATGAACCAACAGAACTTCTTTTTGCTTCAATTCTGTCCATTACTCTTGTTGCTATTTCTTTATTAACATATGATTTCATTTGAGATGGTTTTTTATCTATAGCAAATTTAACAATATTTTGCATATTAGATAATTTGTCACCATTATTTGTATCAGCCATTATTTATTCTCCTTTTTAATTATTTTAGATTCTTCCTTTTTTGCTATTTTTTCATCTTTTCGGTCTTGAGCGTCTTCAGCAGGTTCGAAATTACGTTCATCATATGCACCATAACTACCCTGTTGTGCTTGAATATCCTGACCAACATTATCAAAAGCTTGTGTGGTATCTCTTTCACCAGATTCATCATTGCGTTGTTTTTCTAATTCTTTTGCTTCTTCTTCTGTTTGCATAAGAATATTAGAACGAATATATTCCATTGAATAATAACGTTCAATCATTTGATCCATAGTTTCCACTACATCAATACGCTCTTTAAGCACTGCTAATTTTTTTAATTCTGCAAAATGAGAATCTTCTTCCCATTGATACATAATATGAGATTCTATATTATCCCAATCATCAGATGTAATAATATTTTTCATTATCAATTGCTTATGAATCATATCTGAGAATACAGCTCTAGCGAATTTATTTCGCAATCGATGAATAAATTTAGAGAATTTAATTTCTTCTCTACTTATTTCATTATCACGAGCAAGATTAAACATAGAATTTTCATTATCCAATCTACCAAGAGGTACATTTAATGACTCATATAATTTATGTCTAAAATAAGCAACATCATCCATTTCTCCAAGATTATCTCCACCCTGAAGAGTATCAATTTCAGTTCCTCTACCACCTTCCCTTCTTGGCAACCAAAAATCTTCAAGCATAGACATATGCCTTTTATTATCATCAATTTGTCCTGTATCTGTATTATAAGCTATCTTATTACGATATCTATTCATGATAGAATTTAAATATTCTTCAGCTTTTGTTTTAGGAAGATTACCAACATCAATATAAAATATACGCCTCTCAGGAGCACGAGCAACACGATAAACAACAACGGAATCTTCTAACATAGCTAATTGATTAGATGGTTTTATAGCTTTATGTAAATGAGAAATTATCATTTTTCGTTCCGAATCCATTAATCCAGAAGTTCCATATGTTATAGATTCTTCAGTAAATTTTATAGCCTTATCTGTTTGAGCATAATTATAAGATCCCATCTGATTTGATTCTGTCATTAATGGTGGTTTATATACATAATAAACTTCAACCTCTGATACCACACCATTATCATCACGTTTTATGTTACGAATTTTTTTAATATAAAGAGAATCAATAGGAAGAATTTTCTGGATTCCATCAATTATCTTATTTTTATCAATAATCATATGAAAATACGATCTTCCATCAATATACCAATTACGAAATAATTCATACCCATAATCATTAAACTTTAAAAGATATAAAATAGATTCAAATTCCTCAGCCATTTTTGTTTTAATTGAATCAGAAAGATCAACATTATCAAGGTTTATTTTTACAGGAAAAGGAATATTATCTTCATAGGTTACAGCATCATTTACAATTTCAGAAATTGCTTTATCAATTTCAGTACATTCAGACATACTACGATATTTTTTAATTAAATTATATTCATCAGTATCTATAACACCAGAATCGTATAACTCAACAAAATGACCACCAGTAGGGCCGTTAGATACTATATCTCTAGTACCTTCACGATTTTCAGGGACAACTACCTGAACTACACCTTTCTTATCACTAGGGGTATTTTTCTTTCTTTTGATTTCAAATCCAAAAACAGTCATACTCATAAAGATCTCCTCAGAATCAGTTTTTATAAATAATAATATAGGTTGTCTTTAACTCCTTTTAGCAACCTATAAAAAAGGGGAAAGTCTTTTCGATTTCCCCTTTTTTTTATATTACTATTTATACATCATAATTTAAGTACAATGAATTAATTCTTTAGTACCATTTTTATGTATTCTATACCAACCATTCTCATGTTTTTCTAACTTAGTATTTCCAGTACCATCTGCTATCATATGTTCTGGAATAGAAACAGCATCCTTTTTAGAAACAACTTTCTTTTTAGGCGCTTTTTCAACAGCATCCTTTTTAGAAACAACTTTCTTTTTAGGCGCTTTTTCAACAGCATCCTTTTTAGAAACAACTTTCTTTTTAGGCGCTTTTTCAACAGCATCCTTTTTTTCATCTTCTTTTATCTTAGTCATACTATCTCCTATGTAGTTTCTGATGAAGTCCAATAATTATAATTGAATGTTACTTCAAACTCTTCAATCTCATCATTAGCATCAAACGCAAGATCTATTGGGGAAAGCATAGTAGGAAACATATCGACAATATGATATGTGTATAATTCAGAACCATCACGACCAAGTTGTGTTACATGAGCATCTGAATATACCTCTCTAACACTATCATATCCAAGATTATCTTGATGACCATTAATAGCATTCATCCAACTTTCTACCATTTTACGAATTTCAAAATCGGAATCATTAAATACTGTTACAGTCCATTCTTCAAAAATTCTATTACCGGGAACTTTAATTTGACGACCCAAATAAGGAACATCAATTGCTTCTACTGTAGATCCGGGAAGACTTGATGCTTTACACAAAAATTCCACCTTTGCTCCTAATTTTTCTATTCTGACTTTATACAGATTAGGTCTTGCACCAGAAGTAAAGAACCCCTTAAAGTCATTTATATTTAAACTTTCGCTCATTTTTTTCTCCTAAAAATATTTTACTGAAAATGAGGGAATACACAATATATTCCCTCATTATTATTTATTAACCGAACTGACCAATAATTTCATCAAAAACAACACCTGTACCAGTAGCAACAAAATTCAAAGTAATGAAGTTAATACTTCTTGCTGGTTTAATATAAATATCCCCAACAAATGCATTATTATCAATTACAAATGGTGTATTATTTGTTTCATCACATACAACATTAAAATCATAAATACCACGCCTTCCTTGAACATCACGAAGATATGGTTCAACCATTTGCTTAAATCTAAGACGAGTAAATGTATCATTAAATTCAAATAAAAGATATTTAGCCGCTTTAGCAATTGCCTTTTCTAAAACAATAAACAATCTTCTAACATTGATTCTATCAAATGCAGAAGGTTGTGTAAGCATTGTTCTATCACCATAAAGAAGAGTTCCTTCTCCAAACATAGAAACAACAGGATTAATGCTATTAGGAAACATTTCATCACGAGCAGTACGATTAGGATTCCATGCAAGCTTTACAGTATTCTTGATATGACCACGAGAATAACCAGCAGGACTCCACCAAGGATCACGAGTTTCATCTGTACGAGCACAAAGACCAGCAATATCACCATTAAGAGCTACCCATCTAAATGTATCATTATAAGTATCAAATTGATATTTCCAGTTACAATCGAATACACCATAAGATGAAGAAGGAAGAACTCCTCTTTGTCTCATAAGATTATCAAGTTCTCTATCTTTTGCATTTACTACTGTACCAATTCCACCAGAATTAAGAGCTTCAGGGGAAATAAAAGCAACACAATCTTTACGAAATTCAGCAATATTCTGAATAACATAATCCTGAAGAACCCGATCAGCAGGGCCAGTAATAAGTAATCCAATATCAATTTCTTCTACATTTTTGAATAAATCCCATGCTGGAATCAATTCATTATTTGAAGGGATATTACCAGAACTACCACTAGCAAGAGTTACAGCAACAGGAGAAGTAAGTGATTCAAAAGTTCTATCATGTGCAAGATTACCCCATGAACCTGCACCGGAATCCATACCAGCAGGATAATTACCAAACCATACATATTTTGAACGATCACGAAGAACATAAGGATAAAAAGAACTTGTTCCGTCATCAAATGTAGCATCTTTTGCTTTAGAACAAAATGCGTATCTCTCTAAAATTCTTCCTTTATCACCAGTAATAGAACCAGTACCATCAACAACAACTACATGTATACCATCATTAGAACCATTCTTTTTACGAACATATTCTGTTGTTTTAGGAATTGTTAAAAATTGGTCATAATATGCCCAAAGATTTGCATTTGCTTTAGCTGTTTCCTCTTGTGTAATTACAGGAGAATCAACAGTAATAACTTCTGTTCCATCATAACCATAACCAGCATTATCAATAGTCACAGAAGTAACAGAACCTGAAACAATAACAAGAGATGCAGTTGCTTGTGTTACTGTGTTAGTTGGACTAGCAACAATAGCTGTAGGCGTTCCTGTGTATCCAGTTCCAGCATTACTAATACTTACAGCAGTAATAACACCACCAGCAACAGTATCAATTTGAGCAGTTGCACCAGCACCAAGACCTGATATGGTAATTACTTCTGTTCCATCATAACCATAACCAGCATCAGTAATAGTAATACTATCAATACCATCACCATCAGTAGTAACAGATAAAGTAGCATTTATATTAGCATTAGAAGGAGCTTCTACAGAAATACCTTCTGTTCCATCATATCCTGTTCCACCATCAACAATAGTATAAGAATCAACAGATTCATTAACATAAGATACACTAATATCTGCATTAGTTCCTTGAGATGTCATTGGAGCAGGAATTGTTACTTCAGGAGGATTTCTATATCCAGATCCAGCTAAAGTAATATCAACACCAGTAACAACATCTGCTTCAACTCTTAATGTTCCTGTAGCATTCACACCACCATCAAAAGGAGCAGTAAAAACAACATCTCTTCCATGATCATCAGCAGTTGTATATCCAGAACCAGCATTCATTATTTTTACATCCTGAACTGTTGAAAAAGTATCTTCATCTGCCATATGAACTTCTACACCATCCGCAACAATAGAAGGATATCGGCCAGCGAATTGACCCCAATCATTTCCTGATGGTATTGAATGATTATCCTGCCAATCATTAATATTTTTAATAAATACAGGAGAAGCAGGAGTAGCAGTAGAATCATAAGAGTTCTGTGCTCCTTCACCAACAACACGAATTACTTTAAGATTTCTTGAATAATCCAAGAAATTTTTAGCACAGAACCAATAACCGAAATTTGCATCTGTCGGTCTTCCATACTGTCTTACTAAAGCTTCTTCATCAGAGACATAAGAAAATTTATCCAATGGCCCCCATTCAAAAGCACCAACTATAGCCGCACCAGCAGTAGCAACTTGTGGAATTATTTGAGTCAAATCCCATTCTCTTACAGTGACTCCGGGGCTTAACATAAATGACATACCCATAATTTTACCTCTTTTGTTAAATGAAAATATGTTTTTTGATTTAAAAAATCTAATCTTTGATTTCTTATATTATTATTTATACGAATGAGTTTTTTGATCACTTTTACCAAACGATAGGTTTAGATTCCCAAATAGCACCATCCTTTAAATGATCAGGAGTTCCATCTTCTAATAAATGTGATTGATTCAAACCATCATCTATATGACCAAAAGGAATTAACGCTTCAAATAAATGATTTAATCTAGATCCTTCTGCTATTTTTTTACGAATATCATTATTCTCTAACATATCTTTAAAATAATCATTATTAATAAGCCATGAAAACAAAACAATAGTCATACAAATATCATCAGTATATCCTTCTTCTGCTTGATAAGAATTTAAATGACGGACAAATGTAGTGAATTCTTTAATAGTTTCAAAATCATTAACTATATATTGATCCGATTCTATTAATGATTTAGTAATAGCACATCCAATACGTTTTGTTGCAGGGGTAGTTTTTACACCAATTATAGTATCATTTCCAAACCCACCAGAAACTATTTGTCCAGCTCTTCCTTTTGTTGCTGTTTGTATAAGGTTTTCATATTCCAATGTATGATGCAATATAGTACAAACAACAGCACCAATATTATTAGCTTCTACTAAAACAAAAGACTCATTATATAAGTTAGCTAAATTATAAATAACATCAGGAAAAACATGTGGATCAATAGAATTGTTTCTATAAACTGCTACTTGTTGATATGGTATTTCAGTAACATCTGTTACAGTTGCAACAGAATAATCAAGTCCTAATCCCTCAGAAGGATCAACGGTAGTAACATAATTATGACCCGGAATAGGTTCATAATACATAGTAAGATATTCTTTTGACATCAATGGAGTTTGATAAACCATTCTAGCCATAGTAGAAGCTGATAGTAATGAACCAGCAGATCCAAGGAAATCAATCTCAAATTCTTGTCTCCATGCATCCTCTCCTATATTAGCAATAGTTTCTTTTTTAAATTTTTCATCTCTTCCCGGAACATCAGCCCAATGAATTTCAAAAGGAACATAACTGTTTCTTTTTTCAACAGCATCAGTCCATAATTTATAGAAATGATTCATACCATTAGGAGTTGAAAATACGAAAATCTTAGATGTCTTACCTGATGAAATAGTAGGATAAACAGATTTCATAAATTCTTCTGCTTTATTATTTTCAACAAAAGCAAATTCATCAAGAATAAGAAGAGCAATTGCTTCAGATCGAGAAGCAGATTCTGAAGTAGCATCAGCAAATACAGTACAACCATTTTCTAACACAATAGATCCTTTATTCCACTCTACAACACCACTTTGAAGAAATTTAGGTAGTTGTCTATAAGATTGTTTAACTTTGCTTAGAATACCTCTAGCAGTCTTTGCTCGGTTAGCAAGAATACCTACATTTTTATGTTCATTAAAAAGAATATAATGTAATAAATAACCAACAGTTGTAATTGTTTTTCCACTCTGTCTTGGAAATTTTAAAGTAACAAACCGATTAGTATCATATAATTTAATAACTTCCTTTTGATAATCATATAAATCAAAAGGAACAACACCATGATCAATATGAACAATTTTCATATAAGTTTCTATAAAATATATAACATCATCTCTACAACGATTAAACTCATCTAAATCCTCTTGTGTCCATTCCATAGTGACACCACAAGCTTTCAGAAGAGCATCATTCATATAAACGAGCTTTTTTCCCTTTCTTTCTAATATTTTAGCCATCTATTATATTACCGCCTTGAAAATCAGTTTCGTAAAATACAGTATCTTTAAAATCACCACCTTTAATAATAGAAGAACTTATTCTTCCTGTATTAAATTCACCATTTTTAATAATAGATCGTTCTATTCTAAATTCTTTATACAAACCATTAGATATGCTAACATTATTAAATTGACAATCCATATAAGCAACATTATTATCTAAAAGTAATATTTTCTTATCTCCAAATATTAATGTATCATTAACAGCACAACCACTACCAAAAGAACAATCATAAGTTCTACAAGAATCAAAGTTACAATTAAACATCATATGATTTTTTAATCGCTTACATTTTATTAATGTAGAATTGTTTATAACATTAGTATCAGGAAAATCACATGAATGAAATTTTCCTGATATAACCTCACATGAGTTAATTTCACAATCTTCATAATTTCCTCCGGTAATAACACAATCCTTTATATATCTCATAATATAAAAATTTCCGCTATCTAAGGTTACACCATTTAAATGAAATATATCACCTAATATATCAAAATTACTCATTTCACCATCAAAAATATTAAATATATTCATATAATATTCTATTCTACAACCTCTTATATCTCCATTTGATAATTTATTTAATCCTTCTAATGCACTTTTATTCAAATCCCCTGAAATAATAACAGTATTATGTTTATCTTCTAATTTTTTTATTGTATCATCTATACCTTGTTGTCTATATAATAATTCATAACTCTTATTCTCGACCATATCAACAACATCAAATGATTTTGATGAAAGAAACATCGCTTGAGTTGGTTCGTTAGAATGTATAGTACCACTACCAGATCTATCAACAAATCCATTATAACCAAGTAATCGTAATAGATTATTCCATCCCTGAGAACTATACTTAACCCCATATCTTTCTTTAAATTTTCCTTTTCTTTTATTTTTATGTTTTCTTATCTTTTTATGAGTTTTTTTGTCGAATTGCCATTTATCTATTTCGCTATACCAATCTTTATATCCATCTATTTTTTTTGCTCCTTTCCATCCCATACGATTAGCAATTTCATTATCCAATGATAGTAATCGTGTAGTATTCCATAACCAACCGAAAGGATTTTGTTTTGTTGATAATCTTTTACCATCATCCATAATATCTTTAATTTCTCTTTTACCAACATTATTTATAGGTAAATGCCCTTTAATTGGTTTGGTGATGTATTTGAGTAATTTATCCATATCTTTTTGATAATCAGACCTAGAATAGGTTTCTATTGGATCTATAATACCACCGCCTTTCTTTTTTAATACATGGATATAAGGAGCATCATTAACATAAGGAACATTATTCATATCACCATTAACTATTTTAAATATCTCTACAGCAGGAAAACAATATATACCATTAGGAGTGTCATACCTCGAAGATGGATTTATACCAACCTTCTTTAACTTCGTAAATGAGAAGAAATAATCACTAGTATTATATCCATTATCAATTAAATACTGGTATGATGTAATACGAGGATTACGATCAGGATTTTTTCTTGCCATTTCATTAACATCACTAAATGATTTCATTATTATTCTCCTATATCATCTGGATGTGGCATATCATTAATACTCATCCAATCTTTAATATCTTCATCATTAACATCCCAACTACCACCATCCGATAATTCATACATATCAGAAAACACATAATCCATATCAACATCAATATTATTACCAACAAGAAAATCAAAATAAGGTTCATATGCAGAGTTATGAGGATCTGGTTGATAACAATCATAACAACCCTCATATTCATAAACATCTTCATCCCATTCTATTTCATCATCACCATTCATATCATATTCGATCATATCCCAAACACTCATATCATTAATTATATTAGCAAGTTTTATAAAATGATCACGAGTTGTATAATCTGGTTCTTTAGATGGTTTATTAATTTCTTTTTCATAAACATCAATAAAAGCTTCAAGTTCTTTTTTATTATATTTAACCCTACGTATTATCCAAATAGGATCACCATTAGAATCTACATCTGTTCCATTTGGATGAATTTTAAGTATATTTTTAATTAATTCAACTTTTTCTATAAAAATAGGAGGAGCAGATCCTGATTGTTCTTCTGCAATACCTTCTGCTTCATCAGCTAGATTTATATAGTTATCATATGTATTATCTTTTACTGTTTCCATATTTTCATAATAATATTGTTCATCTTCATATAAACTAACAGCATAAACTCTTATATCTGATACTATTTCATTATAAGAATTTATTGCTTCTTCTGTACTAATATTTGATGTATTGTAAAAATCTTCTCTAATCTCGTCATAAACCTTTTTCATCCGGGAATTAAGAAGTTCTTTTTTGATAGAGAATCCGGGAATAGGTTCTTTATTACTTTTTGATATATCTCTTTGATTTAATTTATCCCAAACTTGATATGAATGATTACCATCATCAATAATAACAACCCATTTTCTATCACCATCAATTATATAAACAGGTAATTCTTGATCATCAATAACGTGACTATCCCAATATTCAGCATCATCTCCCCATCCGATACAATAATTAACATCTATTGTTCCATATTTACAAGAATTCATATAATTTGCAGTTTTATGATTAAGAGGAATATTAGCTATAAACCCTTTTGTTTTTAATTTTACAGGCCAATAATCTTCACCTTTTTTTCCGGGAATATTAATAGATTTTAAATTTTTTCGTCTTCCAGATTTATATTTCATCATTATATTTTCGAAGTCGTGCCACTTCATTTCTTTTGGATGTTTAGATTGCCATCCCCATTTCTTTTCAAATTGTTGCACAGCTTTTTTATCTGATTTAAAAAAAATATTAATTTTATTTTTTTGATCATCAGATAAATGTTTATTCTTTTTTAAGAATCTACTATAATCTGCCTCTAATATATAATCTTTAAAATGTTTCATCTAATCTGCCTCCGGGGTGTATAAACCAGCAGAACTTAATGCTTCTTCAGCAGATGATAAAGAATCTTCATAAATATATGACCATATTTTTTCTTGAATATAATCCTCATCAATAGTAAAACCAAAATATTCAAGAAAATCTATATATTCATTATAGTAAGAAATATGTGGAATATTAATATTTTGTTCATAACTAAATTCTTCTGGTATATCACCTTGCCATTCGTAATCATCATATTTAGAAGACATTTCATATCCATCACCATCATCAATTTCATCAATTTCATTATAAGCATCATCATATATATTCCACTGTTCTTCAAAATCTTCTTTTTGAGATTCATATTTTTGGAATAAATCATATATATCATCAAATAAAACATTTAATTGTTCCATTGTCCAATACGATCCATTATACTTATACATATATACACCATCTTCAGTTTTATCTGGATAATCATCAGATATAATACCATCTAACTCATCTTTTTTTTCTTCAACAGAATCCATTTTTTCTTCAGCAGAAGTCATTTTCTCTTCAAATTCATCTCTAAGATTTTCATAGTATTCAAGAGTATCATTATAAGTATCTGATAATATTTTATAATATTCATCTCTTCCTTCTTCTAAGTCTTTTTTAGCACTTTCAATATTAGAAATAAATTCATTATAGTCATTTATAGCATCAGATCTATCATATTCATGTTCGTTTTCATCATTTCTATCATCTTCTGTATAAAAATCTTCTCTAATCTCGTCATAAACCTTTTTCATCCGGGAATTAAGAAGTTCTTTTTTGATAGAGAATCCGGGAATAGGTTCTTTATTACTTTTTGATATATCTCTTTGATTTAATTTATCCCAAACTTGATATGAATGATTACCATCATCAATAATAACAACCCATTTTCTATCACCATCAATTATATAAACAGGTAATTCTTGATCATCAATAACGTGACTATCCCAATATTCAGCATCATCTCCCCATCCGATACAATAATTAACATCTATTGTTCCATATTTACAAGAATTCATATAATTTGCAGTTTTATGATTAAGAGGAATATTAGCTATAAACCCTTTTGTTTTTAATTTTACAGGCCAATAATCTTCACCTTTTTTTCCGGGAATATTAATAGATTTTAAATTTTTTCGTCTTCCAGATTTAGAATTTAATATGATATTTTCAAAATCATCATAAGTCATATTCCTGATTTTTTTATTTTGCCAATCTATTTTTGATCCTGCTTGAGTATTAATTTTAGAAAAGAAATAATTAATTTCATTTCTTTGGTCAGTGTTTAAATTTTTATTTTTCTTTAAAAATCTAGAATAATTTGCTTCTGTTATGTATTTTATAAATGATTTCATTTTTTTTCCTTAGTTATTTACTATTTCTGGATGATATAATCCGTAATCACTTAATAATTCTATTGCTGATTCAAATGAAGTACTACCATATTCATATTGTATATATAAATTAATTTCAGAATCAACAGTGCCTTTATCACTACCAGACCAAAAATCCATATAATTTTCAGCTAACTCTAAATAATCTGAATAATCAAAATCATATACAGAAGGATAATGTAAATTATTTAATATATCATCTTCATACGGTGGATCTTCTGTCCATTTAATATCATAATCATTCATTTCATATACTGCTATATCTTCAAGTGTATCATAATCAGATTGAAGTTCTTCTATTTCGTAATTAAGAGATTCTATATCTTCTTCAAGTTGTTCAATACTATTAATTATTAATTCTTTTTCATCTTGATTTAGATCATCGTTATTAATATCATTATTATAATGTTCTAATTCTTCTTCATCTTCTTTTTTCTCATCTTCTTTTTCTTCTATTGATGCAAGATACCATATCTTTGTATCAGATATAATCTGATATGCTTCATTATTAAATTCATCATATGCTTCGCTAAAATCATTTCTAGCAGTTTCAATATCTTCTACTAATGATTCATAATCATTAATAGCATCATCAATATCAATTTCTTCGATTTCATCTTCATTATAATATTCGTCACGTATTTCATCATACATATTTTTTTGGTTTGAATTTAAAAGTTCTTTCCTAACAGAAAAATTAGGAATTCCTTCATGAGTTTTATTGGGTTTATTTTCTACACTCCATATATCATAATTTCTATTATTATCCTTAATCATCACAATCCATTTAGAATTTTTATTTACAATATATATAGGTATTTGTTTATATTCTATAATTTCAGAATTCCAATGAAACGGTGTATCTGAATGACCAATACACCAAGGGCCACCACACACACCAAGTTCCCTTGTGTTAAATTTTTTAGCAGTCTCATAATTAAGAGGTATATAAGCACAATATTCTTTTGTTTTCATTATAATATGAACATAATCTTCACCTTCTACAGCACTCTTAACTTTAATTTTATTACATTTGAGATTAGTTTTTCTACCTAATTTAGATTGCATCATTATGTCTAAAAAATCATCATAAGTCATATCTTTAGATTTATTCCAATTTACTTTACTCTCTGCTTGTCGGTTTTTTTGGAAGAATTTTATAATTTCAATTTTCTCAAAATTATTCATATTTTTATTTTTTCTAATAAATCTTTTTTTATCTTCATTTATATGTGTAGTAAATGATTGCATATTATCCCTTTAATTTTTGAAGCAATTCTTCTGTAGATCCTACAAAAATTGCGTTATTATTTATAGTGGTTCCTACAGGAGCATCATCTTCATCAATAAGTTCCCCCTTAATTTTCATCTTTTTTTCTCTAATTTCAAGCAGAGACATATTAATACTAGTTAAATTTTTAATAAACCCAGAATAAACATCTATCATTCTTGGATCATCAGCTACAGCCGCTAAATATGCTGTATTTTCTAAAACAGTATTAGATATTTGCAATATATTAATAATATTAGATCGTGCATAATCAAATTCTATATCAACTTGAGTATTTTTATCCACAACAGATGGTAAGTTATCTTCATCTTCAGAAAATTCAGCTTCTACTATATCATCATCTTTAGTCATAATATTCTCCGTTTAGTTTCATTATTCTTACTATTATTTATAATAAACAAAATAGCACTTGACAATACGTATAAAATGGATTAGTGTATTTTACAATATAAAATCAATGAAGAGGAAATAAATTATGAAAACTTTAGTTATTCATCCTGAAGATAGTACAACTATATTTCTTAAAGAAATATATAAAAATAAAAATAATTGGACTATTATCGATAATCCTGATATGAAAAGAGAAGAAATTATTAAAGCTATTCAATCACATGATCGTATTATTATGTGTGGTCATGGTAGCGGATCTGGTTTATTTGGAGGATGGTTCGGTTATTTAATTAATGATAGTATTGTTCCTTTCTTAAAAAAGAAAAAAGAAATAATATGTATATGGTGTAATGCTGATATTTTTGTTAAAAAACATAATTTAGAACCTATTCTTTATACTGGTATGTTTATATCTGATGTGTATGAAGCATCTTGTATGGGTATAGATGGTATGTTAGAAGAAGATATAGATGATTCTAATTATTTATTTGCTGAATCTATTAATTATAGAATTGATGAAGATAATTTCTTTGATAATATAGTATATGATTATAATTTAGATGATCCTGTTGTATCATATAACAGAGATAGATTATTTCATGGATAATAATATGTATAAATAGTATTATGAAGAATAACAGAAACAGAAAAACCAGTGTAAAAAGAATGAGTGTTCGTGCTCAAATAATTGATATAGGTAAAATATCTTGTTCTTTTTACAATTTTGATACTGGTAGAAGAAATAGAATTCAATCAAAAACAAACGTAAAAGGAGACAACGTTAAAAAAGGAGATTATGTTTATATTAAATTCATGAGAGTTAAAAATGGTTTTACTACTATTTTTAAAAATATATACATAAAACAATCAAAACATCCTTTCAATAAAAAAAAGAGGAATATTAATAAAAAATCTAAAAATTCTCAATTAGATAATACCAAAAAAAATGAAAAAAAAGTAGTAATCATAAGAAGAAAAAATAAAACTTCATAATTGGTATTTTATTACAAAAGATTATAAGAAAATTGCTGGCTCTATCACCGGAGAGCCGATCATCCTACTATATTTCGCCTTATATAAGGAAATCGTAGGAATAACGGATATTGTATGCCCGTTCAAAACTGGAAGTTATATAATTAATATTAAAAAATAATATTAAAAAATTAACCATAAAGGATTGAGACAAGGGATTTCTTAATTGGGAGGCATACGTTAATTCAGTAAATAATAAAACGAAATACATAAAAATGTTATTTAAAACATATTTTTTTTGGTTATAACAAACCATAGGGTGCTAAAGTGCGTTTAAAAAAAAAAAAACTAATTAAAATAATATTAAAAAAAAAAATAATTAAAATATATTATATCTTATCAGCGAGGTACGAAGCTGATAATTGCGAAGCATAAACATGATATAACATGTTATTTGATTTCATATGATTTTATCTAATGATATATCATGTAATTCAATTCTACATATTCATATTCCATTAAATAATATATAAATTAATTCCATTCTATTATATAAATCATTTATGTAATGGGTTTAGAAAAATTATGTTTAAATGTATATCATTTAAACCACATCTTAATTAATATCAAATAACATATTTAAAACATCAGATTATATCATGTAATCTTTTAAGTTCCCTTCGGTCACAGCTTCGCTATATACATTTGCTGAAATTATTTCTCACATGTTAAAAGAAATATATTGAACTCCATTAAATAATCTTCCATTTACATGAATCAGCAATATAAATTAAACCATCTACATCACGTCCTGCAATATCAACTTCTAAAGGAATTATAGAAATGTTATTTGAATCATGCGAAGAAATAAGTTCTTCACTATATTCCCATATATCTTCTTGACGTGATTCTAAAGGATCTACTTCAAGGTAATATCGTTCATCAACTTCTTCATTATATTTCCCATCAGTAGAAGTATGATAATCTACATAAACCTTTTTAATAATCTTTTGATTTTGTATAGGGCCATAATAATTAGCTTTCATGGTGAAATTTAAATCCCATCTAATAAGTCTAAAACCATCAGATATATCAGTTTCAGAAGTATCGTCAGGAGAAATACTATCTAAGATAATAGGAATATCTCTCATAACACCCATAGGATCAAGTTCATTTATGGTTATATTAAACGATGGTTTAAAGAAAGGAATTATTTGTTCTAATATTTGCAAACCATCAATCATGTTGCGAGAATATATAGAAAGCTCTATTATTAGATCATAAGGAACTGGCATATACATTTTCTTATGAGAATTATTATCTATACCATGGGCATGAAATTTACCAATACTTGATGTTTTTCTTTCAAAATCATAAGCAATATCACTTATAATAAATCCCATTCTTGGTAACGTCATATTAGACATTTTATTAAGATTATAATTTTGTTTGAAAGTTAAGTAAAATTTTTCTTTTGATGCATAAGTAAGAGGAACTGTTATTATTTTATTATCTTTTCTTGATATTGTTATATTATTAAATAATGTCCCGAATGCAACTATTAACTTTCTGGTACTACCGTGATAAAAAAAATCTGTTATTGCCATTATATTCCTCTATTAATCGTAGTATTCATCATTATAATCAGGATCAAAAATATTATTATTATCCAACATATCACTCATATCATCTTCTAGTGTTCTCCAATTTAATGCATCATATGAATTTTCAAACGCATTTTCATTGATAAAATTAATTATATTCATATTAACTTTTTTATATATAATATTACCGTTATTCTGTGATTTTAAAACCCGTATTAATAAAGGATAGTCATCTTTTATATCTACGAATTTTTTTGTTTGAGAATAATAATCATATAATTCTCCTTGTAATGTTAAATTAGCATCAGGATATTCTTTTTGATATTCTTTTTCTGTTGCTAATAATTCTTCTTTATCTGGTGGAGTATCATCTATAATATTTATAAATATTTTATAAATATCAATTAATGGATCTCCTTCATCCAAATCTTCAATTTCTTCTGTATAATATTCAATAGTTGCATTTTTAACATCATATCCATTATCATTATACTCTCTTTCGGACTCTGATATATTAATAATATCATTCTTAATATCATCATTTAAAGCACCATATTCATCCATAGCTTCTTCTAAATTAGCTTCTGTATATGGAGGGCCATCTTTAGCATAAAAATCTTCTCTAATCTCGTCATAAACCTTTTTCATCCGGGAATTAAGAAGTTCTTTTTTGATAGAGAATCCGGGAATAGGTTCTTTATTCCCTATCGCTATATCTTTTTGATTTAATTTATCCCAAACTTGATATGAATGATTATCTTCGTCTATCATTACTACCCATTTTCTATCACCATCAATGATATAAACAGGAACATTATTATCAGTAATAACATGCTCTAACCAATATGATTTACCATCTCCCCATCCGATACAATAATTAACATTCAATTCTCCATATCGACAAGAATTCATAAAATTCGCAGTATTATAATTGAGAGGAATATTAGCTATAAACCCTTTTGTTTTTAATTTTACAGGCCAATAATCTTCACCTTTTTTTCCCCGAATATTAATAGATTTTAAATTTTTTCGTCTTCCAGATTTATACAACATCATTATGTCTTCAAAATCATCCCACATCATTTTTTGAGGATATTTAGATTGCCATCCCCATTTCTTTTCAAATTGTTGCACAGCTTTTTTATCTGATTTAAAAAAAATATTAATTTTATTTTTTTGATCATCAGATAAATGTTTATTCTTTTTTAAGAAACGCAGGTAATCTGATTCTGTTAAATATTTTTTATATGATTTCATAAGTTTATTTTTATATATTTGTTGTCGTTTTTTGAACTGAACTCAATATTGTTAAATTCAATTTCTTTCCCTTCAAATCTATCATCATTAGTATATTTTTGACCTTTTCCTTTCAATAAATATGCAATAGTAACATGAGAATGATATTCACACTGTGTTTGAGTTGTTTTTGTTCCTTTCGTAATAGCCATATTCAGGTCAGATAAATCTTGGGAAATAATATCAACTTTTAATACATCTGTATCATTTTCAAAAAGACTTGTTTTACCCATAACAGCGGTTATTTTATCAGGAAGAGTTATATCATCAAGAACATCAACTGACTCTGAGTGAATACCATATTTTATGGTTATATGAGGTCTATCATCTCTACCATCAGCCGCCAAATGTTTTTTAGGTATTTCCATACCAAATTCTACTATCATTTTGCTTATATCGTCTGGCATTTTTACTTGAACTGAAGAGAATTTGTAATTCTCAATTAAAAATTGATTAAAATATTTCATTTAATTATTTACCTTAATATATATTTTGTGTATATTTTTCATATTTACTAAATATTATCATCATTAATAATCTCCATCAGAAAATGGATCAGACTCATCAAAATTAACAAAATTATCACCCTCACTTTGAATCGGCTCATTATCTTGATATTGATTTTCTTGTTCTATTGGTTCGCTAATATCCAATTCTTCAACACCAGTTTCCATAGTTTCGTAGCTGTAATTAAATCGTTCAGTTTCCATTCTAAAAACATTACTTTTACCAATTTGATAAAAAGGAGTTTCTTTTTCTGTGAATGTAATTTCAAATATATCCATTGGTTCAGAAGGATCAGTCTTAAACACGATCAGATCCCCTTCTCTTGGTCTTATTATTTCATGATACTTTGATGTTACCTCATCACTGAAACGAGTCACAGACACTAAAAACGTAGCTATATCTCCTAATTCAAGTGCAAATCTTCCAATAGCGGCACTACCATCAAATCCTGTGCTCACATTTTCACAATAAAATTCCATCAATACTGCATTATCAAATTTATTTTCTGGATCTTCTCCAAAAAGATAATCAAATCCATCAACAGAATTTGTACGAGGAATATAATATAAATCAAGACCTCTTTGAAAAATAGTTTCTCTTGTTAAATCATCAATAAGAGATTGCTCATTTTTTGCGGTTACATGTTTGAAGTATTTGCTTACTGCCATTTTATCCCATTCCTATTGATTTCTCTAATTTATCTATTATTTCTACTGAATATTTTTTAGGATCAAACTTCATTATTTTTTTCTTGTTTTTCATTGTTTTTGTATTATCAGCTTTTTTTATAGCTTCTTCTTTACTATCTGCCCAAAATCTTTTAGCATATCTTCCATCATATGTTACTTTAAATAGAATACTTGCTTTATTTTCTGATATAAAATTATTATATTTTTTCATTAATTCCTTCTTATATGTTTTTTTCTTCGTCTTGATATTTTTTCATAATCCCATTTATCAGGAGAATCACCTTTTTCATGATAATATCCTTTTTCATCATATCCACCTTCCCAGATACCTTTTTCCCATTTTCCAGATTTCCATATACCATCAAGCCATATACCATCTTTCCATGTACCATCTATCCATTTACCACCTAACCATTCCCCTGATATCCAAATACCATTTCTATGTTCTCCACCATGCCATCTACCAGAAGTCCAAATACCTTTTAACCATGTACCATTATACCAATGTCCATCTTCCCATTGACCATCTATAAAAATCCCACCAAACCAACTACCAGTTTTCCATCTTCCCCGATGCCATATACCATCTTTCCACTCACCATTTTCCCAGATACCATTTTTCCAAGCACCATCAAGCCATATACCATTTTCCCAAGTGCCATTTTCCCAAGTACCTGTTTCCCATTGACCCGTTACATGAGTGCCGTTTTTCCAAGTACCATTTTCCCAAATTCCATCTTCCCAAAGTCCATCACCCCACCATCCATTTTCCCAAAGTCCAGATTTCCAAGTACCATAATACCAATATCCATTTTCCCAAGTACCATTTTTCCATTCTGATTGGTTTTTATCTATATTCCATACACCATATTTCCATGTACCATTTCTCCAATAAGGAGCATTAAAACTTCCTCCTAACCATATACCATTATACCAAACGCTATCATACCCTATAAAACTACCACTATGCCAAGTACCACTAATCCAATCACCAGAGAACCAAACATTATCACTTTGCTTTGATTTTGTTCCGGGAATATCAATACCAACATCTAATGTTCCATATGTGGAATTTCTTGTTTTAGCTTTTTCTATAAATGATATTTTTTTATCAACTTTAGATTGTTTAATATCATCAAACAATCGTTTTTTTGACATTATATCATGCATAACTCCATCAACAGGATATGGTTTATTATTTAAATTCTGTAATGCATATGATGTTGGATTTCCATTTTCTATAGTTTGTTTATCTTCTGCATTCCACACATCATAAGTGCTTCCTTTGATATCCATAGCCCATTTAGTACCATTACCTATAATATAAACAAAAATGCTACTAGAACCTCCATCATTAGATCCTTGATAATTATAATGTTGCCAATATATACTAGATTTTTGATAAGCAACACACCATTTTCCCTCACAATTTCCTATATGAGCAGTTGCTATAGATTTAGATGCTTCATAATTTAGAGGAATATAAGCAAGATATTCTTTATTTTTTAATTTAATATTGATATAATCTTCGCCTTTTTTTAGTCCTCTAATTCCTTTATCTTTTAATGCTCGTTTTTTCTTGCGTTTTGATACACTAGTAAGAATATCTTTAAAATCATTAAAAATAAGATTATTATTATTCCAATCAATTTTATTTTCTGTATGGGGATTTTTTTTAAAAAACGATATTAATAAAGATTTCTCTTCTTTTGACAAATTTTTTAACCGTTTTATTATATGATCTTTCTTTTCTATTAATAATTCTTTATATGATTTCATAATTATCCTATAAAAAAATCTACAGGCTCTTCCCATTTTAAACTATATTCTTCTTCTAATAATACTCTTCTATCATGATATCTATCAAAAATTTTATCACCATCAAGAGTTAATCCACCCGGAAGTTCCACACCATCAAATTTTGAAAGATTTACTCCCCATTGTTCTCCGATAAGACATATAGCATATTCTTGAAGACTTCTATCTGACCAAACATCACCAAATTTTTCTGGATCTATTATTCTATATACATCAAAAGCTAATATTCCTCCTACTTTTAACTTACTCCAATCCATATTAATACTAACGTGATGATTTTTGTATTGAAATTCTATTGCATGATTTACTTTGAATGAAAACTTTAATTCAGCCATATAATTCATCATAGAGTGATAATAAGATGTTCCATATCTACATGCTCCTGAACCAAATCCTATATCATAAGCAATAGCATTCATACCATGCCATAAATTATTACCAAATCCACCTTTTATAGAACCTTCTCCATCATAAACCATATCTATAACTGATAATATATCAGAAGGAATGATAATATATTTATTATCAATATCATCCTGAGTAAGTTCATATGTTATTGCTACATGTTCTATAGCATCATAATGGTATGTTTGATAAAATTGTAAAGCTTCATCAACCCTATCATCTACTTGATCAGGATCAACATTTATATCAATAACAGGTGCCCCTAAACTCCTTAAACAATAATCTACAAACTCATCTTTATCTTTTGGTAACATTATTAAATTCTCCTTAATTTTCTATATATTATTATTTATGTTAAAATAAATCTTGACTTATTAATTTAATAATGTATAATGGTAACATACTTGAGACAATCAATATTAAATGAGGATTATATAATGAGTGATTTTAACGAATGGTTTGAAACTTTTCTTGAAGAAAAAAACCTTCCTTATTTAGAATGGGAAATAATGGATACAAATGGAGAAATTAATTTTATAGATTCTGATTGTGTGATTGATGCTATTATATCTTGTAGTATTAATGAAAAAAAGGCTATCAAAGATACAATAGTTAAAATTGATTTTTCTAATGGAGATGTTAATGATTTTTTCAAACATCTTGCTAAAGGTCTTGTTTATAATAGATGTTCATAATATTATTAAAGGGGAATAAATAAATATTCCCCTTTAATAATTAAAATAATGCTGGTATGTATTGATAATAATACATTAATGATGCTATAATATATATTAACCGCATAACAATTTCTCATGATCAATTTTATGTTCTCCACACCAATCACTAGGAAATACAACAGGAAACCCAATATTAGATGGAGCGTTTCTTTTACATCTACCAACCTCTATTGATGTTTCTAAACATATATGTTTTTTCATATAATACATGCATGTTTTACAAATCATATTATCAGATTTATGTTTCCAATTATCATTTTCTTTAAAACCCCTTTTCTCATTTTTTGCACCGGGATTTATTTGATACGAAAATACTTCATTATTTTTGTTAATATCACACATAATAATCTCCTTTTATTATTAATTAAGAACTTGAAGCTGTAAAATCATATTGAACTTCTACAGTATCACCAGCAGTAACAGGCTTATCTCCGTTAGAAAATGCACTTGCTGATAATAACAAACCTGTAGTTCCTGTATCTACTGATGATAAGAACGCACCACCAACCGTTGCTGTAGCGTTTATAGAAAATACAGCCTTATTAGCAGAGTTAGTAGCCATTAATCCAGCACGAGCAACCACAAAAGATTGCCTTTCCGTTTCATCATAATCAGATATTTCATTCCATCCTCCATGAGAAGCTAATGTATCACCAGCTACTATAGTAGGAGAAGCTGATGCTAACCCTATATAATAATTTGGATTAGCAACAACACCTCCAAGGGAATACAAACCATCAAGAATATGTTCTAATCCAACAGTAACTACAAGATTTTTAGATTTATCTTGCCATTTTACATTATGATCACTATCATAACATGTTACTAAAAAAACACCACCTATTTTAAAATTATCCATTTTTATCTCCTTAAATATTATAATACTATTTATACTTTTTATTTTTTCTCTATTAATTTTGAATTTACAAATGTAGAATTTGTAAAATTTTGTATATTACTACTCAAAACCATGCTTCCATTTTTTATTGTATACCATACATTTTTTGGAGGTTCCATATACAATGAACTATTATTATATATTAACATTGAATTTATATGTCCTGATGTTTCATAATAACCATCATTATGAAACAATGAATTATTATTTATTTCAAACAAGTTAATATTTAGTTTTTCTATTATGTATGTATTATGATACGAAATTTCTATTGCTCTTGTTACTAAAACAGGATCTCTATAATAAGGGCCATTAGCTATACTTACAACATCTCTAGTATTTATTAATGAATTGTTAGTAATAACTAATGAACTTGTATATGTGTGTTTATTACTTGTAATAAATTCTGATGATGGTTTATTATCAATTTCAAATACTTTTTCATTATTATGTATTTTTACAAATTTATTACTTGGGTATCTTTTCCCAGAAATATTATTATAAGCAACATATCCACCTAATATATATGATATATCATTTAATACAGTAAATCCATAATTGGCATAACCATAAATACCATCATCATGAATATTCCATATATTATCTCTTATATTATACGTATATATAAATTTTTGAGCATCAAGAATATAAGGATTTGAAATTGATTTTCCTATTCCAGAATATATAAACATTATACCGTCATCATTAATATATGAATGATGACGGTATAAACCTCTTTTATAAGGAGTAGAAGAATTATCATGATAAGAAGTGTTTGGTATTATTATGTTTATATCATTAGATAATAAATCAAAAGACAATAATCCATTAAAATTTTCTTGATCATTAGTTCCTTGTCCTCCATATATATAAATCTTATCATCATATATATATGATGAATGATAAATATATCCCATAATACCAAGTATATCTGCTAATTTAGACCAAGAATTTGATATTATATCATATATATATATTGAATTATTATGAGGATATCCACCTATAAGATACACTTTATCATTATATAATGATAAAGTGTATCCAGCAGTTATATCATCAGTAGATGGAATATCTCCTGACGAAACTGCACTTTCAGACCATATATTTGTATCAAAATTATATACCCATATTGTATCAAAACCATTATTATTATTATTAAATAATAATATTTTATTATTGTATTTTATACAATATTCAGAAACAATAACATTATATGGTATATTAGTATCGTATTCTTCCCATCTAGAATATAATACAGACTCACATTTATATACTTTTTTATTATTATTTATTAAATTTCCAGATCCATCATATTCTAACCCACCAAAACAATAAATAATATTATCATGATTAGTTAAAAAACAATTTCTTATATATGGGGTAAAATATCCATCCGTATTCATTATAAATGCATATTTTTCTTCTAAATCATCACCAACATATGATGATTTTATAAAAGTATTTTTAATAGTAATATTATGAGAATGAGATAATGATATATTATTATCTATAATATCATCATAATGAGTACGTATCTCATTATAATCACCATCAATAATTATTCTATGCCCATATGGATGATTTAATGATGTATGTTCTTTTATATCAATATTCTCTTTTAAATATATAGTTATTGTATTATATTCTTTTATTATTTTACAATTATTTCTTAACCAATTAAAACATTCATTTAATGATATAAAATCACCAAATTGACCAATACTATATTTTTTATTATGTGTTGTTGTATTACAACCAGCTCCTGCTTCTCCATTTACCCATTTTTGCTTTGTTGAATTATATACTAATATTTCACCATTCTGAACATTAGTTAATTCAACATCGTATAGGTCTATTAGATCTGTAGCAACTATTTTATCATCTTTCCTTACTTCTGTATCTATAAAATCAAAAGATGTTGTGTAGTGCCCTTCTGTGTTATTATTATTAAATATTAACTTAGTCATTATTGTGATATCCCATTTATAATATATATTGATTCATAATTATGAATTACTGGATATACTATTGGCTGTTTTTTAATAATTAATGTAGAATTATTTATTAAATTATAATTTAATAAATAATTACAATTGTCAATATTACAAATAGAGTCAGTTGATGATATATGTTTTATATTAAAATTATTAATATTTACTATTGATTTTGATGAAATATCTAAATATGATGTATAATTGTTATTAATTTCATTTATGTTATCAAATGATGTAATTGATAAATCATCAATATTAATATGTGTTAATATTGGTATTGTATAATTATAATTAATAATATAAGTATTAAAATTAACATTAATAATTTTTTTTATTGAATGATTATTATTTAATACCAATTTTGATTTGAATTTATATTCATATGTAAATAAATATTCAAAAACATTCCTATCATCATTATCTCCAAGACCTAATTGACCGAAACGATTCCATCCAGTTGCATAAAGAATTCCATTTGATTTAATAGCTAATGTATGTAAATACCCACCATATAATAATTTCCAATCAGTATCATTACCAACTTGATTAAAAACATTCCTATTAATATTATCACCAAGACCTAATTGCCCTACAAAATTTCTTCCAGTAGTCCATATAGTTCCATTATTTTTTATTAATGATGTGTGTTGAGAACCACAATAAATATTATTCCAATCAGTATCAGTACCAACTTGATTAAAAACATTTCTATCAACATTATCTCCAAGTCCTAATTGACCTTCATTATTTAGACCAGTACTCCAAAGAGTTCCATCTTGTTTTATTGCTAATGTGTGAGTTTCTCCACAAGAAATTTTATCCCAATCAGTATCAGAACCAACTTGATTAAAAACATTTCTATCAATGTTATCTCCAAGTCCTAATTGCCCACGAATATTTCTTCCAGTACTCCAAAGAGTTCCATCTTGTTTTATTACTAATGTGTGAAGAGATCCACAAGAAATTTTATCCCAATCAGTATCAGTACCTATTTGAGTAAAAACATTTCTATCAATGTTATCTCCAAGACCTAATTGACCTCCATAATTCCAACCAGTACTCCAAAGAGTTCCATCTTGTTTTATTGCTAATGTGTGAGTTTCTCCACAAGAAATTTTATCCCAATCAGTATCAGTACCAATTTGAGTAAAAACATTTCTATCAACATCATCTCCAAGACCTAATTGACCTTTATGGTTTTCTCCTGTACTCCAAAGAGTTCTATTTAATTTAATAGCTACCGTACAATATTTTCCACAAGAAACATTAATCCAATCATTATTAATACCAACTTGTTCAAAATAAATTATTTCGTAATTATGTCCTAAACCCAATTGACCATGATCATTTCTTCCAGTAACCCAAAGAGTATTATCGTTTTTTATAGCTGTGGTGTGTAAATAACCACCAGATACATAGTTCCAATCATTAATATATACAGGATATGAATAAGGATATTCTAAATTTCCATTATTTATATTTATAATATTATGATTATTACCATTAATAACAATATTATATCCTTGAGGATGATTTAAAGATGTTGGTTCTGTATTAATAACATCAGATAATAATTGGATAGTAAGTGTGATTTCATCGGGAATTGTATTGCATGTATTTAAATATTCAAAACATTCTTTTAGAGTTAAAAATGGATTATCATAAGTTCCATTTCCGGGAGTTGATGTATTTTTGTTTATAAATATAGAATTTGTATAATTAATATTATACTTTATTTGAGTAAAAATATTTACATTAATATTATCCCTAAGACCTAATTGCCCCCATTGGTTGTCACCAGTAGCCCAAAGATTTCCGTTTTGTTTTGTTGTTAATGTATGATAAATACCACCAGAAATTTTATCCCAATCAGTATCAGAACCAACTTGATGAAAAAAATTTTTATTAACATTATCACCAATACCTAATTGACCATGATCATTTCTTCCAGTAGCCCAAAGAGTTCCGTTTTGCTTTATTACTGATGTATGATAAATACCACAAGAAATTTTATCCCAATCAGTATCAGTACCTATTTGAGTAAAAACATTTCTATCAATGTTATCTCCAAGACCTAATTGCCCAAAAGAATTATCACCAGTACTCCAAAGAGTTCCATCTTCTTTTATTACTGATGTATGATAAATACCACAAGAAATTTTATCCCAATCAGTATCAGAACCAACTTGATTAAAAACATTTCTATCAATGTTATCTCCAAGTCCTAATTGACCTTCATTATTTAGACCAGTACTCCAAAGAGTTCCATCTTGTTTTATTGATGATGTATGAATAAAACCACAAGAAATTTTATCCCAATCAGTATCAGTACCAACTTGAGTAAAAACATTTCTATCAATGTTATCTCCAAGACCTAATTGCCCAGAATAGTTATATCCAGTACTCCAAAGAGTTCCATATTGTTTTATTGACGATGTATGAAGAGATCCACAAGAAATTTTATCCCAATCAGTATCAGTACCTATTTGAGTAAAAACATTTCTATCAACATTATTTCCAAGTCCTAATTGCCCAAAAGAATTATCACCAGTACTCCAAAGAGTTCCATCTTGTTTTATTAATAATGTGTGATATCCACCACAAGAAATTTTATCCCAATCAGTATCAGTACCTATTTGAGTAAAAACATTTCTATTAATGTTATCTCCAAGACCTAATTGACCTTCATTATTTAGACCAGTACTCCAAAGAGTTCCATCTTGTTTTATTGACGATGTGTGATAATGACCACAAGAAACATTAATCCAATCAGTATCAGTACCAACTTGATTAAAAACATTTCTATCAACATTATCTCCAAGTCCTAATTGACCTCCATAATTTTGACCAGTAGCCCATAGAGTTCCATCTTGTTTTATCGCTAATGTGTGATAATGACCACAAGAAACATGAACAGCATCAAAAGGAATATTAACAACACTATCATACCCTTCAAATACATTACATGAACTTCCCCCTGCACCTTCTCCGGGTTTCCATATACCATCGATAGAATCATAAACTAATGCATCTCCTTGATTTGGTGTTTGTGATTCTGGATATGTATCATATAAATCAACTATATCTGTAGCGATAATTTTATTTCCTTTTTTCACTTCGGTATCAATAAAATCTATTGATGTTGGATATATTCCTTCTGTGTTATTTGGATTATAATTAAATTTTGGCATCGTTTAATATTACTGTTGAATTTTCATTTTCTATATCTATTGTGGGATTATTTTCAGTATTAATTATAATAAAAGAATTATTATTAACTTTCCAATTAGTTATATTATAATTTAAGTCTGATAATTCTAAAGTAGAATTATCATCGATTGATATATTTGAAGGTATTGTACCTGTAAATATACCTAAACTTGAAGAAATTTTTAGAGGTGAATCTTTAATATGTATAACTGCGTATTCATTAATTGATGATATACCCTTTATTAATAATATATTACTTGATGTAAATTTAATATTATTCATTATTATAATAGAATTATTTGAGGCATATATATTATTAATATCAATATAATAATCATGAACCAACCCTTCATCTGCATTATCATTATCAAAATATATATTCATTTTAAATATAATATCAGAAATATTTATTTTATTATTATTATCAATAAAAAAATAAGGATCTGTCCCAGATATATCTAATGTATATATATTATGAAGTGATTGAGTAAATATATTGGTATTTATGTTATCACCAAGCCCTAATTGTCCTCTATAATTCCATCCAGTACCAAATATATACCCTTCATTATTAACTATTATTGTATGAAATGCATTATCAACAAATACCCAATTAGAATTATTTCCTACTTGGGTATATACATTTCTATCATCATTATCTCCAAGACCTAATTGACCATAATAATTATATCCAGTAGCCCAAAGAGTTCCATCTTCTTTTATAGCAAATGAACCATCTAAAATATCCCAATCAGTATTAGTACCAACTTGTGTAAGAACATTTCTATCAACATTATCTCCAAGTCCTAATTGACCATGATCATTTCTTCCAGTAGCCCAAATAGTTCCATTATTTTTTTTTACTGTAGTTGCATTATATTCTCCTGTAGAAAAAGAATAATCATTATCAATACCTACTTGTTCAAAAACATTTCTATTATTAACATCTCCTAGTCCTAATTGACCATAATTATTTTGACCAGTAGCCCAAAGAGTACCATTCTGTTTTATTATTAATGATCTGTTAGAATTAGCATCTATGAATTTATAATCAGTATCAGAACCAACTTGAGTAAAAACATTCCTATCAACATTATCTCCAAGCCCTAACTGCCCATAATGATTAGAACCAGTAACCCAAAGAGTACCGTTTTGTTTTAAAGCCATCACATAACTCAAACCACATGAAATTATTTTCCAATCAGTATCAGTACCTATTTGAGTAAATGAATAAAAATTATTTATATCTCCAAGTCCTAATTGACCAGAAAAATTATATCCAGTTCCCCAAATAGTATTATCTTTTTTTGTCGCTATAGCATAACTTCCATTACAAACTATATCTTTCCAATCGGTGTCAGAACCTACTTGTATAAATACATTTATTTCTGATATTATGATATTTGAGTGACCTAACTGCCCTGCATTATTAAAACCTGTTGCCCAAAGAGTACCGTCATTTTTTAGTCCATATGTAAATTCACCACCACGCACAACTTTAATAAAATTATAAGAAAGTGCAGTATATTTTTCAATTTCTATATATAAATCATAAGATGTACTTATTTTATGATTATTACCACATATTTTTATATTATAACCATATGGATGATTTAATGATACTTTTTCATATATTATTAAATCTGATATAATCTGTATATATAATGTGTTATCTTCTGGTATTACAACACAACTATTTCTTAACCATTCAAAACAACTATTTAATGTTGGAAATGGGGTATTATATTGACCTAATCCGGGAGTTGTTGTGTTTTCATCTATAAATATAGAATTATTAACTATATTATCATATTTTATTTGTGTGTATATAATTCTATTATTGACATCTCGAAGTCCTAATTGCCCAGAATAGTTATATCCAGTACTCCAAAGAGTTCCATATTGTTTCATTGTTATAGTGTGAATAAAACCACAAGAAATTTTATCCCAATCAGTATCAGTACCAATTTGAGTAAAAACATTTCTATTAATATCATTACCAAGACCTAATTGTCCTTTATGGTTTTCTCCTGTACTCCAAAGAGTTCCATCTTGTTTTATTGACGATGTATGAACACCCCCACAAGAAATTTTATCCCAATCAGTGTCAGTACCTATTTGAGTAAAAACATTTCTATCAACATTATTTCCAAGTCCTAATTGACCTTTATGGTTTTCTCCTGTACTCCAAAGAGTTCCATCTTGTTTTAATGATATAGTATAATTACCCCCACAAGAAACAGTAATCCAATCAGTATCAGAACCAACTTGATTAAAAACATTTCTATCAATGTTATCTCCAAGTCCTAATTGACCTTTATGGTTTTCTCCTGTACCCCAAAGAGTTCCATCTTCTTTTATTGCTAATGTGTGATATCCACCACAAGAAACATTAATCCAATCAGTGTCAGTACCTACTTGATTAAAAACATTTCTATCAACATTATTTCCAAGTCCTAATTCGCCCCAATAATTTTTTCCTGTAGCCCAAAGAGTTCCATCTTGTTTTATTAATAATGTATGGTCAAATCCACAAGAAATTTTATCCCAATCAGTATCAGTACCAACTTGAGTAAAAACATTTTTATTAATATTATCTCCTAAACCTAATTGACCAATATTATTATCACCAGTAGCCCAAAGAGTTCCATCTTCTTTTATTGCTAATGTGTGATATCCACCACAAGAAACATTAATCCAATCATTATCATAACCAACTTGAGTAAAAACATTTCTAGTAACTATAACATCAAGACCTAACTGTCCATAAGAATTACTACCAGTACCCCAAAGAGTTCCATCTTGTTTTATCGCTAATGTGTGATAATGACCACAAGAAACATTAACAGCATCAAAAGGAATTTCTATATCTCCATCATACCCTTTAAATATATTACATCCACCAGAACCACTAGTAACTTCACCATTAATCCATTCATCACCAACATATGTTAATGCTTGTTGGTTTTGAGGATTATTTATATTAACATCATATAAATTTACAATATCAGTAGCAAGAATTTTGTTACCTTTCTTTAATTCTGCTCCTTCTAAAACCATTGCTGTAGGGTATGCCCCTTCTGTGTTATTTGGATCGTATTTAAACTTATTCATATTTATATTTAGGCATAAAAAAAGCACTCTCAAAATGAGAATGCTTTTAATGGTGTTATATGATTGATATTAAATTAATATATTTATTACTATTCTTCACCTCCACCATCATCTTCATTATATACATTGTTGATATATATACATCCACCACTATTAGAACCATCAAATACAAAGTTGTCTCCGGGATGTCTATATGTTGGTGCGGTTGTGAAATCACCTTCTTCGCCATAATTATTTATATTAGATACGGATATAAATGATCTAGCTGATGCTTTTAATATATAAGTACCAGTAAAATCATCACTATTTGGATCTCGGTCTAATGTATTTATTGATATATTAGACCCCCCTCTAGCTTCTATTAATTGACCATCCCCATTATTTCCGGTAAGATTACTATTATTAACATAATATAAATCATTAACATTACACGAATTAAAACTTATAACTGATGCTGTATTATAATGTAGGGTGAATGTAATATCATTTATATTACAACCATCAAAATAACATAAACCATCATTGAAACTGGAATGTTCTGTATAAGGATCATCTAAATCTATATTTACGTTAAATATATTTGAATAATAAAATTTGAATACTGATTTTGAATTTTGTGGTGGATTTTTTATAATAACATTAAAGTTATGTATATTACATTTTTTAGTATATATGTATGGAATATTAAGAGTCATATTATTACCATCAAAAGTAACATTTTGAAAATCTAGGTATCCAAAATTAAGAAATGTAGTTGTATTCATAGGCATGAAAGACGATTCATGTATTGATAATCTATTATTATCATTATATCCAAATTGTGTTAATGCTTGTGTGCAAAAATATTTAAAACTACCACTACATTCCTTTAAAGTTATTGAATTATTACCAGATGTCAAATTAAATACAGATTCATCAACAATTTCAAACTTACATTGTTCAAAAGTGATATTACTATTAACAATATTAAATAATACATCAAGAGTTGATGATTCTAAATTATAAGTATCTCCTGTTACAGACATACATATAATTTTATTTGGATGATTTATAGTAACAGTTGATGATCCCATATAGTTAATATTATCATCTACCATTTTAATATATATAATACCATTAGTAGTTATTATATTATTAGCATGATCTATTGCTCTATTTATTGTTCTATAAGGAGAACCACTAGATCCATCACCTGTTGTATCATCTCCCGTATTTGCTATATATATTTGAATATCTCCTGTAGAAGCTCCACCTCCACCAGATACTGTACCGGGAACCCAATTAGATCCATCCCAAACAAGAGATTGTCCTGAACTTGGAGCAGATGTAACAGTATCAACATCACTAAGATCATCTATTGCTGAAGCTCCACCTCCACCAGATACTGTACCGGGATTCCAATTAGAAACAGAAGCATTCCATACTAACGCTTGACCGTCTATTGGAGGTACAGTTGAAGTATCTGCATCATTAAGATCATCCATAGAATTTACTACAGATTGTGTTGTTTGAGGAACCCAATTAGACCCATCCCAAGTAAGCACATTATTTAATGATGGAGCAGATGTAACGGTATCAACATCATCCAAATCATCAATATTAGAAACTGTTGATTGAGCATCCATTGGTTGCCATTCACCAGCAGTATCATTCCATGTTAAAGTTTGATTATCAGAAGGAGAAGGAGCATTAACATTATTAATATTATTTAATAAATCATGTTCTCCACTCCATTCAATTCCATCAAATACTAATTTATCACCATTAACTGCTGATGATGTATCAACATCTGAATTATTGCTTAAATGTGTTGTTCCTTGTGGTAAGTTTATCCAAGACCCTCCACTATAGGTAAGAACTTCATTATCGTTCTCAGAGCCTACTACAACATCTGTAAGGCTATTAAGATCTGTATTTCCTGTTGTTGGTGCTTTAAATACATCACCGAGGATAGTTATAGAACATTTGACTCCATTTGCAGGAGCTACAGTAAATATAATTTGATGATTTGATATTTGATAATCATCATTAGGTTCTTGTAATGCTCTATTAAGACCAACAATAAGATTAGTAGTCTTTCCAATCATTTTATTTACTGTATTAACTTTTATATCAAATGTATCTAATGTTCCATTAAATTGACTTGATATATCATCAACTTTATCATACGCACCTTGTAATTGTGCTTCTCTTCCTATATATGTCATTTTTTCCTCTTTTTATGAAAGTTCTAATGCTGAAATAAAAACATCAGCTCCGCTTGCATCAGAACAAGCAACTTGAATTTTATCACCCGGCTCTAAAACTATTTTTTGAACACCACCAGCAGGAACAAGTGATGCTCCTACTTCTATCGGTGTATCTGGTGCTACAATATGTGTATATGTAGTTGCTGATAAATCTTCTATCCTAACTTCTACAGTAATAGGTATTGATGTTGATTCTACATTTGCAATAGTCATACCAAAAATTACAGATGAATTAACACTTCCGGGACAAGCATAAACTTCAGTAAATCCAGTTCCTATACCTTGTGTTGTTTTATTTTTAAATTCTATTGACATTTTTATTTTCCTATGATTGTTCCATTAAAGCCATATAAATATCTGATGAATTATCAGTATCAGTAATCATTCTTATTTCATCAGATCCTTCTAATTGTACATTTGTTTCGCTATTATTATTTATAACATAAGATTGATGTGGTTTTACTAATATACCTTTCATTATATATATAGGAATTCCACTTTTATATAATAAAACATCAATATTAATGTTATTTAAAGTACGATTACATAAAGAAATATTAATAATTGTTGTATTTTTTACATCACATGTATAAATTATTTCTTCTGTTGTCCCAAGAAGATTAAACATGGCATTTTTAAAGTTTCTTGAAGAGTGTTTTGATATAAATGCAAAAACTGAATCTGTTATGGTTGTATTGCTTGCTGATGTATCTGGGCCATATATTACATTACCACGAACTTCAGATCTAAAATTAATAGAATCATTTACTGTCTGAATAGTATGTAAATGAGAAATAGTAGAATCAGAAATTACTATATTTTCTTTTTGAGTATTTCTAAAATCAACATTTATTCTTGAACTATCATTAACTTCTAATAATTCTTCTGGTATTCGTTTAATATAATCCGATATCCTTAATGTAGGATGAATTATAAATATGATATCTTCAGATTCATTAACAACAAATTTATTATATATAGTAGAAGTATCTGATAATAATAGATTTGTTGTATTATTATTATTTTTATAATCTACAGATGCATTTGTATTATCTGATATATTTATATTAGTAATAGCCATTTATTATCCAAGAGCTATTGCAAAAGCAACAGAAAGTTCTATTGACTCATTAATTGCATTTACAATTGAGGTTTTATCATCTGTATCTAATGATGTCATATCACCAATATTAGAAGTGTTTATATCACTATGAGAATCAACCTCATTTATAGCAGAAACAATATATGTTTTTGAATCTGTAGATAAACTAGATAAATTACCAATACCAAGTGTTGTTGTATGAACTTCATTAATAGCTTCTGTTAAATCAGTAGAAACTGTATTTAAATTCATATCACCAATATCATGTGTATTAGTATTTGCTTGTGTTTTTATTTCGTTTGATGAAGCAACTAGATTTATTTTAGTTGTTGTTATAAGACTTGGTAAATTACCAATATCAATTTTATTCAGATCTGTATGTAAATCAACTTCATTGATAGATCCTACAATAGTACCTTTTTCTGTTGTAGTTAGATTCGATAAATTACCTATAGAATTCACAACATTGTCTGTATTAAGATCAACTTCATTAATAGCTGATACAATATTTGATGTATTATTAGTATTAAGACTATCAAGATCACCTATATCACCATCTAATTCATTAATTGCATTTACTAAAGATGATTTATCTAATGTTGTTAAACTTGAAAGATTACCGATACTAATAAAATTAGTATCGGTATGTAAATCAATTTCATTAATAGAATTAACAAGATTGTCTTTTAATTGAGTTCTTAATGAATCAAGATCTCCTATATTATTAAAATTTTCATTAACAGCTCTAATAACTGTTGATTCATTTGATATCATATAATCGATATCACCAATAATAAGAGAAATATCATTAGTCTTTTTTCTCCACTGATCAAATGTATCGGATAATGATACTAAAATTACTGACATTATTTTTCTCCTACTAATTTATTTACGAGTGCTTTTAATTCTTTTATATCATCCTTTAATTCTCGGATTGATTTATGATCATGATCTTGATATCGTACTACCTTATCAATAGCGCCTTCTTTATTCTCTGCACCAAACATATTATCCTGCACTCTCTTGACATAATTGCGTTTCTTAGCTCTTGCATGATCGTTTGAATTTATATTTACAACAGCTCCACTTGGTTTTTTTTGAAAATCTTTTATAGTATTCATATCTTTATTTATGTTGTACAAATCAATCTAAAATCCTGAAAGATTGGTACTTGAGTTGAATTTGTGCTTTTCATTACTATTTTTACAGAAATAGCATTAAATGGAATTGGAGGATTTAATTTATTCCATGGTTTATTAGGATCATTACTATCCATTTCAACTGTAAATGAATAATCTTTAAAATCACTATTAGATTCTGATATAGCAACATCTTCATCAGGAGAATCTAATCTGATCCAATTAATTTCATTCCATTCTGTTACTTCATAAGGACTTCTAATTTTATAATAAACATCAATATCAGCGTCTTGTTGTCTAACCGCTCCAAAGAATAATTTAAAATTCTCAGCAGGTTCAGCTAATGTTATCTGTTTTAACATATATCTTGATGATGCAGAACAATCAAATGATCTATTTTCAGGAACATAAACAAAATGAGTTTCAGAAAAAGCAATTTTTGTTTCGTTATTTCCACTTATATCATCGCCTGACCCAGAATATCCATTAGGAGCACTCTCTCCCATATCAATAAGGTAATGGTCTTTATCAATAACCCTTATTTCATGAAGACCATTAGGACTAAATTCAGTTAATCCAACAATAGTATCGTTAAAATCTTCTATAAAAATAAAAGATCCTGTTCCCATTTCATGATTAGTATGGTTAATATTGAGTTCATCTTCACCATTTCCTATAGAGAAAATACTATTTGTTCCTATATTCATTGTTCCAATAGAAGGAAAATCTATTCTATTGGAAACCGCAATTAATGTAGAAGAACTTTGATTAAAATAAATATCTCTACCATTTTCAGTTTCTTTATTATATTGTTGAGCATCAATTATAGGAGATATATTTGTGTTATGAGAAAACATATTACCTATAAGTTTTAATGATTTTTCTCCACCAAGATAATGATCTTCATTATCTTTAGAAGCAATAAGCATAGGTTTTGTCATATCAATATCTTCATTATTAATAATATCAATGAATGGTTCAGACACATAATGAATTTGATTACCATCAATAGAACGCCCTGTTGTTGTTTGTAATTTCCAATCAACACCAGTTTCATCAAGTATTAATTCATTCACAAGAGGATGAGCTACATCTAATTGATAATTCTTTATAGATTTAATTGTAGATCCTCCTGTAAGTCCTGTATCAGTTGATTGTGTTCCTGTAATAACAATAACAAATGAATCAATCTCTGTATCTGTTACAGTATGAACACCATTCAATTGAGAACCCATAAAGCCATTATAGTTATTTCCATCAATTAGTCCTGAAATACTATATAATGATCCTTCAGTCATACCATGGTCTTGTTGATATATACGGATATTTTCAGAACCTTGTTGTGTTTCTAAAGGATTTTTGTTTAATAATTCTTCTCTTATAACATCATTCACTAATTGACATGATCCAGTTGAACTAATATCAAACACAGCCTTGGATAATTCAAACATAATATCTTCGTCTTGGTTTGGTGTCCATGTTGATGCATTTTGAGATTTGAATAATGATCCTAAAGATTGTTTTCCTGTGATAATATCACCAGAAGTTAAATCAAGCTTTCCACTTTCAGCAACCCATACATTATATGATGCAGAAGCTACAGTTGGTTTCAGAACAAAACAATAATCTTCTCCTTCTTTAAGATAAATAGGTTCTGGAAAATAAAAATCTGTTGGTTCATTTGGAAATCTCTCTGAAATTTTTACATTTTTTGGATGTACTGTAGTTTCAGTAAGTGCAATTTGATCAGGATAACCATTAACCATATTACGAATTTCACAAACAACAGATTCTTCTGTATCTTTATTTTGGAACCATATACTAACTTTAGTAAGAAAACATCCACCTGATTCATTAATAAGAAATGATTGAGCAAGTGGATCAAACCATCCAGAAGTACTTGAACCTCCTCCACTACGAGTTACACTTCTATTTACTGTTCTATTCTGTCTTACTGGTGTTTTAGTAAATTTGATAGTCTTAGTAGATAGAACAGTATCTTCTTGTTTAGAAGACATACCATGTGCTTTAAACATACCTTTAGCAGTAGTATGTACAGGATCAGCATTTGTAATCTGATCAGTAAGAATAAATTCTCTTTCTCCTGTCATAAATTTTAAATTTTCATCATTAGGAATATCCCATATTATAACAACTTCTCCAAAATCTCCTGTAATAATAGGATCACCTTTTTGATTTTGTTCTACATTAGAAACAATACAAATAGTTCCTGATTTAGTTCCTTTTACAGATTCACCATTTTGAAAAGTTCCTACAATATTAAGAACAAGTATATATTTATCAGTTTGATACATTACAATAGCTGTAGCACCGCTTGATAGTCCTTCAATTTGTTCTTCTGAATAATCATTTGTATTAAAATTACCACTAATAGAAGAGCATGTTATTTTAGATGCAGGAGTACAGTATTCCTTTTTTGATGGTGGATCACAATGACTACTCATAGATACTTCATCAAAAAACGGATATACTTTAGTATTCTTTTTCATTTGATCTGTTTTTATAACAACAGGAATACTTCTCATATATGGGATATAATTAACTTCAGTTATACGATCACCTAAACTTTTAGACATAACATTAGAATCTTTATGAGTTTGAGCAATTCCTGAACGAGATTGGTCTTGTTTCCAAGAAGTAGTAGCACTCCATGATGTAGTGGTTCTTCTTTGCAACCATCCATCATCATGAGATATACCTGTGCTTCTTCTAGAAACTACACTTGAAGAAGAAGAACTAGAAGAACTAGATCTAACATTTTTTCTTCCTCCAACATCATTCCATCTTCCCCATTCTATACCATTAAGATCTTGTGTGTTATCAGCGATAAATTTAAGAGCCTCATAATTTGGAGAATTATTAACTATCAAAGTAGGGAGTTTCTTTTTATCATGCCATACATCAGAATCTGGGTTAAATGTTAATTTACCAAATATATTACGGAAAGCATAAGGATTTATATTCTCATATTTTGATGCTTGTGATTGTTTATTAATAGAAGTTTCATTATATGGTAATGTAATAATACCACCAGTGCGTTGCACATGAGAAGAATGTTCTTCATCAAATAACAATCCTATATTTTCATCGTTGAATTTTGGTCGCATTATTTTATTTTCTGGATCAATAGCACAATTATAATCAGAATGTGTTGCATCACCAATTTTGTGAGAATCAAAAGGATCAACAACAAATCCATTCTTAAATCTATTTAATCCATTTTCATCAAGAATTTCCATAGATGCAGTTTCTCTTTCTAACAAACTTAATGCTGTATAAAATTCAAGATTACCTATTCGTTTATCTAAATCACCAATATCACGCATAGTATAACGTTTATTATCCTTATAAGCAGGACTAACATCAGATGGTTTAAATGTGTAAGCAGGAATATACATCTCATAAAGAACCATTCCCATTTCTGGTTTTTCAGGAGGTTTAGGATTAACAGCAGATATTCCTTTAGAAACCATAAACTGTCCAGTATAATCAAGATACAGATAATCTATACGATTTAGATAATATTCATAATCAGATCGAACATCACTAAGAACTTGAGGAAGTTCGCATATAGATCCACCAGTGCCAGTAAATGAACTTCTATCATCAGCCATTCTAGGTCTGAAGTCGAAGCAGTCAGCAAGAGCATAGGTGTCTCCTGTTTCGCTAGAATCATAAACAGGTATTTCTTCGTATGTTAAATCAACATACGAATCTACAGAAAAATAATCTCCTTCTGTATGGGTGAAATGATCAAAAATTATCATTAATTGTCCCGATGGCGCATTTTCTCCACCTTTAAGGATTACAGATGCAACATCATAATAATTATCTCTACAACCAGTATCCATTTGGTATCTATCTCTAACATCAACATCATTTATAGTAGGAGATACTGAAAGTCCAGAAGACATAAAAATATTTTTTATAGTTGTTACATCCGCTTTTCCTAAATAATCTCTTTTATTTTGTATTTTATTAGGTACTGATATAACAACAGAAACATCTCTTTGGATATATTTTGTTTTTTGAGTACTAATAGTTTTTGTCACCGGAGAAATTATATTAACAGGAGATGTTAAATTACCAATTTCAAGAACTTTTCCTATTGGAGATCCTGTGAAATTAAATGTAGGATTTGCAACAGTTAATCCGGTTGAAGAATATGATATATAATAAGATTCTGTGTTTTGTTGAAACACTTCATTATCTTTAGCAACTAGAGTAGCAGTATTACTTACAATACCAGTATTAAAATATGCTCTTGAAGATGCATAATTTGTATCAATACCCTCACCATTAACAGATAGTGTTTTAATTGTTCCGTTAGGAAGAGGAAATAATAAAGTATTTCTATCAGTTTTATATAGATATATTTTACTTCCAGTTTCAACAATAGGAGAACATGTGAAATTATTAGTTCCACTACCATTAGTATCATAAATCCATTTAACATCATCTTCAAAATTAAAAACACCGATCATATTAATATCAAATATATAAACGTATGATATATTTCCAAATCGTTTTATAGCTCTAACTTTAGCTGTTCCTACCTGATCAGAATTATTATTTCCAGCAGTAGAAACTGTTCTATATAATCGGATTTCTCCAAACTCATCAATTCTAGGAATATTATGGATATTATCAACTTTAATATAATTTCCAAGAGAAAAATTAGTAACAGAATTATTAGAAACTTCAAAATCTCGTCCTTTATCTATCTCAACATTTGATTTTGAAATCTTTCTAATTTCATGACCTTGTACATAAGCTTTACCATCTCCCATTTCTGCGACAAGTTTAGATTCATCACCATAAGGAAGAGTAAAAACACCAACTTCATTTGTAGGTTTTCCATCCAACCAAAAAGCACCTTCTTTATATTTATCAGAATCTTCTTTACGTAAATGTTCTTTTAATCTTATTGCAAAAGGATTTACAGTATAATCCCCAGATTCATCAAATGTACGTCTTGCAAATGTTTTTTCTAATTCATTATATGCAGTTATTCTTATTTCTTTAGTCAAAACCCCTCTATCAATTATCTGAAGAATTACAAAATCATCAGATGTATTATCTTCTACATTTACATATTCTAATTTAAGTTCGATTTTATATCTATGAGCACCGGGAGCCGCATAATTAGGAGAACCTTGAGCATTATCATTAAGAGAAAGATTCTCTTCAGGAGTAATTACTGATTCATACACTCTCAAACCAACTTTACAAGAAGGTATTTGATTATATTTACTAATAATAATAGATTGAGCATCATTTTCTATAAATAATCCATTGATATAATAAACACCTTTATCTATGGATGTCATTGATGCTTTTCCTGTAGATTCATATGTAGGAACTAATTCATCAAGATCACCTTCAATAATAGCTCTTATCTGAGGATCATCTTTTCTGAAAATAGTTTCTCCATCCCAAAAACCTATAGATTTATTATCATTTCCAGAATCTTTAAATTTTATATAAAATGTTAAAGGATCAGTTTCATCTTTTGAAGATATATTAATAACATCACCTTCAACACCAGACGATTCACCAATAATAGTATATCCAAGAAAGTTATTAGGATCTATATCAATTTGATTTGGTACATTTCCATATGTTGATACCATTTTTTGATATGATATTTGTTGATCATATGTTATTTGTCCGGGCAAAACCATCGCTCCATGTTTAAATATATGATCACCAAATTTTTTAATCTGTTCTTGTAATAACGATTGAGATTGTGTAAGTTCTCTACCTTGTACCGCATATGAAGGACGGTACAAAATGCGGTAGAATTTATTATTTTTATCAAAATCATCAAAATACGGGGCTACATTAAAATTTAACATATAATTTCCTTTAAAATTCGATTGTAAATACAAATTTTTCTATTTGTATTTCTCTTCTTGTTATAAAAATGATATTCTCTTTATATATAATATCTCCACTAAGAATATCAACATCTGTAATTGTGCTTGCTACTTCATTATAAATACCAACTTCACCTGTAGATTGACCGTGTATATTTTCACCATCTATAAAATTACCTTCAATCATATATACATTTATATTTTTATCTACTCCTGACGGATCATAATATACAATACCTTGAGCATAGGATAATTCACCTATTATCATTTCATTGGGTGCATACGTTCCTGAACAGTCACTTATATTTAGTATAGATAAAGTATTGTATTTTTCTTCAGTTTTTATTATGTCAGTTTTATTTGTTGTATTTTTTACTATACCAATGTTTCTATATGTTCCACTAATAGGAGCAAAACCATCTTCATCACCTATCAATTCTGTAGTAATTTCCACATAAAACGAACCTAATTCATAATTAGCATCAGAACCATGACCATTTTTAGGAGATATCATAGCTGTTGCAGAACCATTATTACCATTTCCAAATATATGAATATTTGCATATGTATATCCAGTACCATTATTAGATAGTTGTATATAATCAATACTTTCTCCTGTCATTATAGCTGTAGCAACTGCCCCTGTACCATCTCCTCTTATTTCAATAATTGGTGCTGTTTCATAATTATCACCTCCATTATCAACATGAATATATGATATATCACCATCAATAGCATTAGCTTCAGTATCTAAATGTGATGTAGATTTGTTTTCTGATTTGTAAGGAACAGGAATCCATGTTTTTGTAAGAAATTTATCTTTTATATTTGGTGATAAATCAAACATGAATTTCCACACATATCCATCACCTAGATACATATAACCAGCAGATTTACCTATAGGCTCTACTGTAGAATCACCGTTATAGTTATTACTGATACATTTATATACATTTCCTTCTGAATTAATAATATAAAATGGACTTTCTGGATGAACCCATGATCTATAATCAGTAAAATCAACATTGAAATCAGCTCTTGAATATATTGTATCCTTTTTCCAATCAAATCTTTTTATTGCAAGAATAGTATCTTCTGTTTTAATTTGTTTGAGATATATTCTTTGGAATTTTGAATCATATAATTCTTTCTCTGATGAAGTAGATATATTAGGAGAATATTCGTCATCCCATGGAAGAGTTCTTCCTGTATAAAAATGAGAATAATTACCCTTTACTGTAGGATCAAAATTATCCTTTATATATTTTGTAGCTTCTTCTAATCTAGATTTTAATGTTATTGTTGCGCTCATGAAATTGATATCTCCGATCCAAAACAATATCCTGTTTTGTTTATTATATTATTATTTATGTTCGCAATATCATCTATTATTATATTCTTATATTGTTTTATTTGAGTATTGCCCTTATTACGTATATGCCCACCATGATATTGTTCAGAACTCCACCTAAATTTATAAAATTCAGTAGTATCTAAATGAGGACTTATAAAACCTCCATAAGATTCATTCATATATTGAGAAACTACATCTCTATATGAGAATCCTATAGTTCCAGAAGGATGAACATGTTTTACATATTCAGCCCATTCTGATTTATCTCTTGAAGTCATTATCATATAAGAGAACATTTGATAAAAATAAGAGTCTTGTATATATTTTAATGATGATATATGTCCATCATTGTTTATATATCTTCCTTTATAAGAGCATAAACAACCTTCTTCTATAACACCTACAGCAGTTGATAATTCATATATTGTTGCTTCTCCTCCATATCGTTGTCCTGTTATTACTTCTCCCTCTATAAATTGTCCCGATTCGATATAAACAGACAAAACACCAGTTTTTTTATTCCAATATTCAATTACACCATTAGCGCCAGAAGTGTTTCCTACAATTCTTTCTCCAACAAATCCATCTTTTATTACATTATATATTCTCATTGATGTGTTAAATGTTAGTGTTGTTTCTGCATCTATATAATTTATACCAAAATCTCTTATTTCTGTGCTGGTGATCCTTCCAATATCATCAGTATCCATCATAATAATTGCGTTTTCTCCGTTCTGGCTGTCAATAATAACACTTTGGCAGTATCTATAATCATGACCGCCAAATAATAACTTAATTTTAGTTATAGAACCATTTACATCAACTTCAGATACCTTTCCATAAGCACCTGATCCAAAATCATCACCATGAGTAAATATTTTATCATTTACTAAATAATTTATTCCACCATCAACTATACCGAATTTTGATACTGTCCCTTTACCTGTATAATTAATAACAACTCTAGCATCTTCTCCTACACCACTATTTGTTATTCTAACTCTTTGGTTAGGAATATAATATTTACCACCATCAGTTATTTTTATATTAAAAAATATATTTTCTGTCACAGCAGTAAAAGTCATCATATCGTTTGTAACAATAGTAACTGTTTCTCCACAAATAAAATTCTCAGGTTTATGAATAATATCAAATTCTATTAAAAATAATTCTGCTATTTTTATTCCTGAAGAAGATTCATACACCTTAACTTCATCTATAACAGCTATAGCTTTGGAATCGTTCCCGGTTATTTGACCTGATTCCCAAGAAATTACATTTTCGGGAGGATCTATTATTTTTAAACTTTTTTCTTTTACCCATTTACCATCAGATACCCTAAGCATATCATAAGATGGATAATAAAATTCTAATTCGTGGTCTTTATCTGCTTGATATTCAAATAATCTAAAAAGAAATTGAAATGATTTTTCAGAACCCCTTGCAGAATAATATTGCTCTATATATTTTACTAATGTAGCTATATTATTATTATCATATATATTATTAGGTAACGGTGATAGAAAATTCTTAGCAAATTCATCAAGAAGCTGAATAGAGGTTCTATCAACATCAGAAAAATTTAAAGCATTTGCTATAAAATGATAAGGAGCACCTTCTTTTTCCATCCATTGATAATATGATTTAATAAAAGTTACAAAACTTGGATATTCCATACGAATAAATTGAGGAATTTCCTTTTCTATCTGAGAACTTATTAATTTATAAGAATCTTTCATATTTTATCCTTTTTTTAATTCTATATCATCCATACTAACAAACACGCCTTGTTTTCTATTAACATCATGATTAACCGATGATTTATCTGGTAAAATTATTTGATTATACCCAGATATGATATTTTTAGATTTCGGAGTAGCATATATTCTGATATCTTGTGTATCTGGTGGTAAATTATAAGGAAATACTGTAATTGAAACTATTCCTTTATCATAATCAACAGTTCCTATATCATCGTTAATAACAACACCAGTATTAACATATATAAGTTGCATATTACCTTTACCATTATCAACTATAACAGATTCTATTGTTGCTCCTTTAAAGACAGAATCTTCTATATTAAAATATGATGATTCTATTGATTTTTTTTCTAATGCATTATTAAATTTAATATTAAAAGTTTGAGCAAGATTTACTATAGGATATATTCTCTTATGTATGGTTATATCTGATAAAGAACTATCAAATGATTTATCAGTAGAATCAATTCTAGATGTCATTGGAGAAAATCTAAAGTCCATTTTAAATTTCTCTGTTGTATTATTAAAATACTCGTATATAGTAGAAGATACCATATTTTCCATTACACTCTCACTTAATATGGTATTTGAACGAACATAAAATACTTTTGTGTTTATACTGATGTATATATAATCAGGATCTATTATTTCTGGTACTATAGTGATAACATTGTATTTTTTAACTAAATCTTTTATAATACTTTCTTTTAATTTAGGAGAAACAAATTCAGTATGTTTAGGTTTAATAGCAAAAAAGACTTTTCCATATATAGGAGGATCATTATATTCTCCACCCCATGAATTTATAGTATCGATCCAAGGATAATCATGAATAATAAAAGTTTCATAATCTTGAATTGTTACAGCTCTTTTTTGTGATTGATACATTTTAGGAGCTAAAAATTTTATATCTTTTATTGATTCATTTTCAGATCCACCATAAGAAGGTTCTATGGTTTCTACAACAATACTTCCATATCCACTAATATCAACAATAGGAGTAAATTTTACAATATTATTTGCCTCTTCTTTTCCTCGTGATATGATATATGTTAAAGTGATATAATTTTCATTAATATTTTTTTCTCCTAAAATACCATCACCAAATGTTACCTCAAAAAAGCCTTCAGGAGTTTCATGAGTAAAAAATATTTTAGAATCTGGTTTTAATCTATTAATATCATCATTAATAAAGTATTCAGTTATTTGAGAAGATGTTTTGTCTGGTTGGACAAAAACTCGCAAAGTACTCATATCCACATCTTTAGATGGAATGATAAATTGTTGATCATGATCACTTAAATTTACAGTATAATGAAATTCTATATAATTACCATCATATAATTTAACATCAAGTGCCTCATATATTGTTGGATCATTTTTTGATGGATATAAAGTATAATCTTCTTTTGAAGCAAATGTATATTTAAATGATGTATCAAATATAGTCCCTGCATTCATTGTTATTTGTTGAGGGCTTCCTGCAACATTATTAATATATATATTAACAGGAGCTATAGAAGAACGAGCCGATCTAGGAGTATATCCTATTTCTTTTGCTTTTGATACAATTGATTGTCTTATTGATCCAGAATCAAGAAACATTTCATTAGCCATCATATTTGCCATATATGCATTCATATGAGTATTAGATGAAAGAATATCCATAAGAACATTCATTGATGATCCTTCAAAATTATAATCAGTAAATTCTTCTTGACTTTGAAGATATGTTATTAGATTTTGTTTAATAAAATCAAAATCTAATTCTGTTACTGATATTTTACCTGTGTTTGTGTTCATTATTTTTACCTTTTTATATTACCTAGTATTATTTATCTTACAATTTTCAAAAATATATCAACAGAAATTACATCAATTTCTCCTACAGGAACAAACCATATAGTAATACCAAGAAAATTTTCATCTTCTTTGGTATTAATTTCTATTTTTTTTAATGTCGCTCTTGGTTCATAATTATCAATTACATTATGAATATGTCTTTTCATCATATTTTCAGTAAATTTTCCTTCAAATGGTTCAAATAATGATTTATAAACATCACAACCGATATCAGGATGAAAAGGTTTCTCGTAATGATTTAATAAAACAAGAGTTCTTATTGATTGTTTTATAGCCTGAATATCATTTTTCTTTCTTATATCTTTTGATACAGGATGAATACCAAATACATAATCTAGATCTGTAATTTCTCTAGAAGTATTATCTTTATTTTTATAGTAGTTTTGTGTATAGTCATACATGATAACATCCTTCTTTTTTATTTTTATACATCTATCTTCTCACAATCTTCCCACGGATCAATTTTAATTTCTTCTTTCTTTTTATGATCACATTTACATTCACAATTATAAAATATCCATTCTTTATCTTCTGAAGGACAATTAGGATCATGACATGGTTTGCATTCCCATTCATCTGTTCCGGGAACTGGACTACAAACATCACACTCTTTTCCTTTATTTGCTTCTATACATGCCTTATACGATTTTTTACATGATTCTATAGATGCGTGATATTTTTCCCAATCAAACCGTTCATAATCCTCCAAAGTACGAGGATCTTTAAGAGTTGTTGTACAAGCACCCTTTGCCGCATCGATACATTCATTATATTTTTTAAGACATTTTTGTATTCCATCAGTTTCTGGGTAATTAACTTTCCCCATCTCTACAATTTCAGGACTTTCGACAGAACCTCCTCCTTGAGTAGAACATCCACCACCAGTTCCACCAAGTTCAAATAATAATGTATCTGTATAATATACTTCAAAATCTTCTGTGTTTATTTTCCAAAAATCAACACATCCATTATAATGTGTTAAAAATTCATTATGTGTATCTTTAGATTCTGTATGAGTTCCTATAGTTTCATTAAGAGTATTTACATCTATTATATGTGAATTAAATTTCTCTGTAATGTCTATAATATCATCAGTCTTAGTTTCTGTTTTATTATTCCAAGTTTTAATATTACTGTCAAGAGAACATACGTTCATCTTCATATCAAATACTTTAAGCTCATATAACTTAAATGCTTCGTCAATCATTGATTCTGCACCTTTACGAACAATGGTATTAGCACGTCTCTCTGCATCAACAGACTCAATATAATCACGTTTAAGGATACTTGTATTTCTATCACCATTTACTATACGATCTTCATTACCATCAATTCTCATATTATAATCTTCTTTATGATGATATTCTGCTTTTCCATCTGTATGAAATTTTAGATCATTTCTTATATCAACATTCATATCTTTCATTATTTGAAGATTATAATCACCTTCAATTAATTCATTCTTATCTCCTTCTACCGTAATATTCCAATCACCTTTAATAAGAATTGTTTTATCTTTAAGATCTATTTCAAAAGAATCACCATATATTTTCCGCATTTCATTACCATCATTATCAATTTCGAAATAATTTGCGCTAGGATGAAATCTATGATATCGTTGAGCACCTTCTGTTGAATCCCATTCTTCACCAAGACCCCATGAACCTATACCACATTTTTGCTTACGATATATACCTTCTTTTTCAGAACCATCATAATTTTCCATAGTTTTATTATAACCATATGATTCTGAAACAAACTTATTCTTAGGATTTTTTATTTCTGTGGTTCCTTCTTTATGATATCCTTCCCATACTTTATTATATGGATATTTGGTGCCCCAAGGATTATCTGGTTCATGCCACACATCCCTATGCATAGGATCAGCAAAGACTTTACATTTAGGAATAAATCTTTCTTTATTAATAAATTTATAAATGGTAAAAGGATGATCATTTGTTGTTATAAAAAATTGGCACTTATCATCTTTTTTATCTTTTACTTTTAATTCTTTAGTATCACATTTAGAAGCACCAATAACAGTATCATCACATTTATGTTTTTTTTCTTCTCCTTGTGCAAATTTACGAACAAATGCTTCATCAAACTTATCATAATATTTCTTACCATAAACAGGTTTTTTAGGACACAACCCACCTTCAATCATTTCTTCTTGTTTAGGAACAAGATTTTCAGGTATTTCAAATGCATGATCATCAGGAGAGTTTCTTGCTAAACGGTTTGTGTCTTGTTCGAAAATAGCATGACCCATAGGGAATTCTTCATTTGGATCTTGGAACCCTGTACTTGCCCCTGATAATTTCTTTTCATCTGTTACATTAGTTTTTTGTTTTTTTGAATCGCCTTCTTCTTCTTCAGCCTTTTTAGGAGTCCAAGGGATAGATTCTGGAATACCACCAAATGAATGTGTAATAACAGGTTGTTGTTTATCTATACCGTCCCAATAAAATCCTGTAACCCATGCTCCAAGTACATATAAACCAGTAGGAGAATCCCCAATACCTTGCATAGATGATGATCTATTATTATTCATCATATATGCCCAAGGAAGAGAATCTTTTGGAATATTTTTTAATGATTGTGTATGATCACCAACAATACGAACACGAACACGCCCAAGCTGTAATGGATCATCTATATCTTCGACAACTCCAAAAAACCATATATAACCATCATTTCCAACTCTTTGTTGGGATTTAGTATCGAACATTATTATGCACCACCCTTTCCAGCCCAAGAATCTTTAATACACTCCATAATAACCTCATGTTTTGTTGGTTTAAACATTCTTCTCACACTAGTAACAAGATATTTACCTTTTAACCGTTTATCCATTTTATTCTCTGATTTTTTTTCAGGAGACGGTAATTGTACATTGATAGTTTCTCCTGCCTTTCTTCTAAAATTACCAATAGTTTGAATAGTCAATCTTAAATATTTAGCTTGCGGTTTTTGCATTATTCTTTGTCTCATCCATTCTTCTGGATGATCTGTTTTAAGACCATCATATTGATATCTATGAATTGAACGAGTTATCAATCTTGTATTTCCCGGTTGATATGATAATGTTTCTGATATTGAGTCTGGAATAAGAGGAACTGAATCTGTGTGTTCTGTCTTTCCAAATTCAGTCTTATAACTAAAAGGATCAGCACCAATAACACCAAATTCATCTTGATTAGCTGGATATCCATGAATATTATAGCTAAGTGACCACGTTCCTTGAGGAAAATGGTCATCTATTTCTTTCGTAATCATATTATGAACAATTAATCTACTACCAAAAGTACCTGAAGAAGCATTAAGAATTACATCACCAGTATCTTCATAAGTATAATCATGAATATTTTGATAATTCCTTTCATCTATTTTATCAATATTCATCAACTTAACATAATATGTTTCTGTTGTTTCTTGTGATATTAATGAGCTGATTGATTTGAAATTGAATTGTTTTTTATCCTCATAAAATACATAATTTACTGCATCTTTATTATCTCCTGATTGGGATCTACCAGCCAACCAATTAAAACATTGAATAGGTTTCCATCTTGGTATTATTATAGAATATTCTCCATGTGTTTTTTCAACATCAATAGACTTTATATCTTCATCTTCAAATTCACTACTTTCACCATATAATCCATAAAACCATTCTAATCTAAATTTATCATTAAATATTTCTTCAACAATAGATGAATATGATTTATTTTTATATGCTCTTGATATGCGAGTTCTAACATTATTAGACCAACCTATTGATGCTAAACGTAAATTGTATATTTGTACATCTTGATTTGGTGTTTTTACACGAGATGTTATTTTTATAACTTCCATTACACATTTAATATCTTCACCATCTATATTTTGTTGTATCTTATCATCAGAATTAAATGATAAATGGATATCAACAACATTTCCTTCAGCAATAGGCAAATTAGAAACCATATTATCAGCATCAATAATAGTAATATCTGCTGTCATACATGCTTGAAAAATAGATTCAAATATATTAATTTCTAATACTTTAAATCTAATATCAACATCATGATCACGAAGAAACACTTTTTTAAAATCATATGTTCCCGGTGCGTAATGTCCTTTACTATCTTTTGATGCCATTTATTTTACTCTCGTGAAATTCGATGTTAATATTGTACTTAATTCATCAATAACTTGTTGTAAATATCTTGGTTCTAACATTAATATATGTCTTTTATTATCATTTTTTATTAATTCATATTCATAATTATCTATATCTTTTTTTACAGGATATGTTTCATCAACTATTATTCCTTCTGGTAAAGAACCAACTTCTTCTGATGATACAGATTCCCAATGATGCAAAGATCTTCTATGTTCTACTCCATATTTAGCATCAACATATTCTGATAATTCTTCTCCTGTCATTGGAAAATCAAATGTAGGATCAATCATTTGATTAATCATAAGTATTATCCAATAATAATGAGTACTATTATATAGTTTATGAGCAATTATTTGAGGAGTATCTTCATCTCGTACTATCCATTTAATATAAATAGTACCAAATTTCCTTACACTATTTCTAAAATCAAAACGTTTAAAAAAATTCTTTATTTTTTGTTTATCTCCATTTCCTAATATATCATAATTAATATAAGGAAACCCATCAAAGAAAAATTTACTTTTTTCTCCAAACGTTTCATAAAGATAGTAATCCTTTTTAGCCATTATAATCCTCTATTGTTTCTTTAGTTGGAATATATATTTCAGTAAAATCTAATGTTAGCTCTACTGATAATGGAGCATTTTTATCATGCATATTACGAGAATCGCCTTGAGGAGTATAATTAACACCAACATTAGTACAACAACATTCATTTAATTTCATAAGATAATCATTACCAGAATCACTTCCAGACATAAAAGTAATCCACCATGTTTCAGGATATTCCATAAACATTTTTTCCCCTCTCATTTCAGGAGCAGATGCTTTTTGTATTTCTCTAATAGCTTTTTGAATATCATCAGAATCTTTTTGTCTGTATGGTACTAATGTAAAACTAAACGAATATGATTTAAAACTCATACCATTAAATAACATTTCGTTATTAGGATTAGTCGCAATTCTAGCACCACCTAATAAACTAGATGTTTTTTTGGATCTTGCCCAAAGTTCTTGAACATCCTGATTTCCTCTATTGATAATACCAGCTAATACTTTATCCATCTTACCACCAAGACCATCTTTATAACTACCAATGATTTCTCCGATCTCTTTTTTATTATGCCTTCCAAGCATAGATAATTTAGAAACTTGTTCTTGTTGCCAATTAGCACCCATAGAAGAAGATAAATTAGTAGGAAGAGGTAATTGTATAGTTGTGTTGTGCATTTCACTATTCAAAACTGTAAATGGAGCATCAGTCATGATATCTCCTGTTCTCAATATATTATGGCTGTATTTTGATTTACGCATCAATCCTGCAACTGTCATGTTTTTTCTCCTGTATAAATATTACTATACTATTATTTATATAGGGAGAAAAACACATTGGGAAGAGGATATTCAGGATATTATAAACCAAAGCATAAAAGTAAGTATATAGGTGATAAAAGAAATATATACTACAGATCTTTATGGGAACGATCATTTTGTAAATGGTGCGACCTAAATAATAAAGTAATGAAATGGGCAATAGAACCATTTGTAATTCCTTACTACGATAAAGGCCAAAAAAAATATAGAAAATATAACCCAGATTTCTATATTAAAATGGAAAATGGAAAACGGTATCTTATTGAAATTAAGCCAGATCACGAGACGAAACCACCAAAAGTAAAAAGGAGAACTAAGCGAACCCTATTAGCAGAATCAACATACATAACAAATCAATCAAAATGGGATACTGCTACTATATATTGTAAAAAAAATAATATGGAATTTAGAGTTGTGACTGAATTTACTATGAAAGAGATGGGAATAAAAATTATAACTACTCCTCCAAGAAAAAGAAGAAAGAAAGGGGTATCAAAAAAGAAAGTAAAATATACAAACAGAAAAACATCTTCAGGATTAAAATGAGTATAAAACCAAAAAAATATCAAGGAGCGCTTAATGCTCAAACAAAGGATGAGTTAATTCAACGTTATGTTAATAAAATCCAATGGAGCAAAGATCCAAAAAAGCATATAGCTCAATTAAAACGTTTAACAAAAGAATTAGAAAGGTCTTTTGATTCTAAAGATATTGAATCAGCAACCGGGAAAATTTATAGTCCTGAAGATGTTCGTAATGCAAGACAATGGTTTAGTAATCAAATTAAAGATATAATGAGAAATCCGTGGAGTCTTAGTAACATGATTCCAGATAAGTTAAAATTAAGATGGTATTCTAAAGGTAATGCCGCTATAAGCCTCCCTAAACCAACTGATATAGGAAAGATGTTCTTCTATGGCTACAATCCAAAAACAAAGGATACTATGCCTTACTATGATATTTTCCCTCTTATATTAATGGTTAGAGGATTAGATAATGGATGGTATGGATTAAATCTTCATTATCTACCACCAAAACAAAGAGAAGTTCTTATTTTAAATTTAATGGATCGTATGTCTGATTCAAAATTAGATAATAAGACCCGGATAAAAATGAATTATCAAATGTTGTCAAGTGTAGCAAAATATAGGTATTTTAAACCATGTTTTAAGAGATATTTAATATCGCACACAACATCGGCTGTAAGACCTATACCATTTGAACATTGGGGAAAGGCTATTTTATTACCAGTAGCTAAATTTAAAAAAGCATCTATCACTACTGTATGGAGTGATTCACTTAAATCCATACGAGGAGTATAATAATGAAAAAATTTGATTTAAAAAGAATAGTAGGACATGTAAGCGAACATCCGTTATTAGAACCGAATAGATTTGAGGTAATAATATCTTCTTCTAAAATACAAATAAGTAAAGATATTTTATTTAATTGTCATCGATGCGATATTCCGGGACATAATATAGGATCTTTTGATCATGGTGTTATGGGGCCAACAAGAAAAATACCTAATGAAGAAATTTTTGATCAATTATCAACTACATTTTATAATAATAATCATTTAGATGAAATGAAACTTATGCATAAATGGATGAAGATGATTGGTGGAAACAAAAATTGGAGAATGGCATATTATAATGATATCGTTTCTGATATGCAGATAAATATATATGATCTACAAGAGAAATTAACAACAGAAGTTAGAATATATGAAGCATACCCAACAGGTTATTCAGAAGTGGAATTTTCTTACGCAGGAGAATTACCATCCGAAATGACTGTTAATTGGGCATATCATAGCTATGAAATTATTAACAAATAAAAAATAATCAAAAGGAGATTATTATGAGTATTTTACCAAAATTAACAGTACCAACACATTTTCTTACTATTCCTTCTACACAAAAAAAGATTAAATATCGTCCTTTTTTATCAGGAGAAGAGAAAATATTAATGCTAGTTAAACAATCAGAAAATCAAGACGAAATTTTAACCGCAATGACTGAAATTATAGATGCATGTACGTATGGTCAATTGCAAGTTAATTCTTTGGCTATGTTTGATATAGAATATATTTTTCTTCAATTACGAGCTAAATCAGTTGGTGAAATTATTGAAATTGATATGAAATGTGCAAACGAAATACCACCAGTTGATGATGATGATTCAAAACCAAAACAATGTGGAAATTTAATACCATTTGTTATTAATATTGATGATATTAATATTACTAAACCAGAAGATCATTCAAAAGTGATAATGCTTCAAGATGATATTGGAATTACTTTAAGATATCCATCTGTTTCTGATTTTGCTATCATTGATGATTTTGGGAATGATGATATTAAAATCATAACATATTTAATGGAAACTATTTTTGATGGTGAAAATGTGTATGATTCAGGAGATACTTCACAAGAAGATATTGATGAATTTATGAGTACTATATCAACAAAACAATTAGAGACAATTAGAAATAAATTCTTTTATAATATGCCTTCATTAGAACATACAGCAAAATATAAATGTTCTAAATGTGGATATGTAGGAGAATATACATTTAAAGGAATAAATGATTTTTTTTAATAGGGTTAAGTCATGATAGTATTTATAGTATATATGAAATGAACTTTGTCCTTATGAATGATTTCAAATACTCTCTCAGAGAGATAGAAAATATGATTCCCTTTGAGAGAGAAATATATATTGCATTACTACAAAAAAGCCAAAAGAAAAAAGCACAACAATTAAAAAAATAATCATGGCTTAACCCAACATATAAAGAGAACTATTATGAGCAAACCGCCAAGAAGTACAAAAGATAATTCATTAGAAGATGTTATTAATAAAGTTAAAGATAATAGTAGTAGTGATTTAGGGGATAAATCCGTTAAAGATATATCAACTATTGCCAAATTATTAAAAAATTATATTAGTAATGATAATAAGAAAGATGACAAAAAAGAATCTTCCCCTATAAAGCAAAATAATAAAATATGTCGTGTTTATGGTTGTATTTATAAAGGAACTTATAATGGTATTATTGATGGTCTTCAGAAAGTTGCTAATAGTGAAAGAGAAGCAAAATTAAAACAAGATAAAATAACAGCAAAAAAAGTATTACTAACAACTGCTAAAGTTGCGGCCAAAGCTCCCCAAGAAATAACAAAAGCTCTTGTTAATCTTTTTGCTTTTGAACGTAGTGAAGTGTTAAATGCATTTCGTGCTATATATCATGGAGTTGGTTATGATAAGAATGGTCAAATTGATTATTCTCAGAAAGCATTTCATCTTATGCTTAATCAAGAACATAGTAGAAAGAAATTATTAAAAAAAGGTAGTACATTAACTCAAAATGAACAAATGATAGAGATTCTTGAAGGTATAAGAGTCGCTGTTCAGGGAGAAGAACGAACATCCGGGTTTGGATTGTTTAAGTCGAACACAAAAACACAAATACAATTACTTGAGAAAATTGCTAGTGGTGTTGGTGCTCAACATCGTGGAATAACTATGTGGTGGGATCGCATGAAACCAAATTTCATGCGAAATATGGCTGTATATCAAGTATCACTTCTTCAACAAATATCAAAGAACACAAATAAATCTAATGCGGCATTTAGAGGAGGTATTTTTGGTTTTGGTAAAAACATAGATTCTCAGGTTACGTTACTTAGAGAAATACGTGATTTTCTAGATCCAAATAAGCAAGATGTAAATAAAATATGGAAAAATTTTAATATTCCTATAACTGAATTAATAGGGAAGGGATTATCCAAAGCAATATCGGCACCATTTAAGTTAATTGGAGGAGCCTTTTCTAATCGAACAGTTAATACAAATGATCCTACTCATGTTGTGATGAGTGATATTTTAGAAGAATTAGAATATAATACAGAATATCAAGAAGATATTCTTCATTCTATTAATAGAAATTATGCTTTAAATAGAATGAGAGCATCAGATGGAAGAACCTTATTACAAAAGATAAATAAAGGAATTACAGTAGTTCCTTTTTCATTGGGTGCATTTACTCCATACGAAACAAAATCATTAGAATTACTTGAAGATATTGGATTATGGAATAAAGAAGAATATGTTGCTATAGGAGATATACCAAAACAAAGCGCTAAAGAAATGTGTAAATGTTTGATATCTACTAACACAAAAGGACAAAATGATAAAGAAATTCTTAACAGTATGGAAAAATCAAGACAACATAATTTGGAACAAAGTCTTGATGATACTGAAGAAAAACGAGATGATATAAGAAGGCAAAATACTTTGTATAGTCGTGTTAATGATATATACAAAGTATTAAATAATCAACCTTCTCTTAAAGACAAAGAAAAAGAAAACAATATTCTTGTATCTACTACTAAAAAAGTTGTTGGTGGAATTGACACTCTTAATGATATTGGGGGGATGAAAGATTTATTTACAAATGAAACTGTTAATATATCTAAACGATCAATAAGAGATATGTGTAGATGTTCAGGAGGAGGGAATGATTATGATATAGATACTCCTGATAGAGATAAAAAGAGAAAAAATAGAAAAAATAGAAAAAATAGAAAAAATAGAAAATCTAAGGGTAAAAAACCATCTCGCAGACTTAGAAAATTTAAAGGGAAAAAAGGTTTATTTAAAAGATTAATAAGTAATAATAAAGGGTTTATTGATGTTGGTAATATTAAAGATGCTCTTAAACAAGGGATGTCTAATTCTAAAAAACTATTGAATAAAATTCCATTTAAAGAAATAGCAGGGAAGGGAAAGGAATTAGTTGGAGGAATTTCAAAAGGAACTATATTAAAAGGTCTTGCTGGTGGAGTTGGTGGAGCTATTATTGGTGATATGCTCATGCCTACTTCTATTGGTGATGGTACTCTTGCTGGAAAAGATTTATCACAGTATAGTAATTGGCAAGATGAATTTAAACCAGAAACTCTTAAAGAAAACCTTAAAGCTATTGATAATAAAAATAAATTAATATCATCAATAAAAGCACCAAATATTTCTTTACCATTAGAACAAGCATCTAAGTCTATATCAAATATAATGGATAGATCTACAAATATAGCAAAAGATTTAAAAGAAAAATCGTTTGCATCAGTGGAATCATTGAAGAATATAAAATGGCAAGAATCTATGAAATCAGGATGGCAAGAAACTGTAAGAGCAATGGATGATCTCACAGAATCTATGAGTTGGATTGAAGAGTTGAAACAATCTGAAACAGCAAAAGCAATAGGAACTGTATATACCGATGCAAGAAGTGTTGTTTCAGGAGGAAATACTTCTACAACGAATATAACTATTCCTGTAAGCCCTCATGATACTGATAGGGGTACTGACTTGCTTGTTCATAGTTATGGCTCTTAAATCTCAATATACAGCTTTGTAGGGCATAAAAAAAGGGTAAGACTTATAATAGTCTTACCCTTTTCTTTTATACTATAATATAAAATTATTATTTAGATATTAACTTCATCAGCAATACCTTGGAAGTATTTCATATTATCCTCATCACTACCATCACCAGTAGGAGGAGATTCAGCCGCTTTTGCTTCATGAGAGCTGAAATTATCTGGTTGTGCTTCTTTTGCATTTTCATCACTACCATTTAATGCCTCTTCTGCATTTTTAGACATGCGTTTATTAGACTTATTAAGAACTTTATTAAGTCTTTCTGACAAATCTTCATATGATTTAAATTTATTTTCATCAATTAAAGGAAGAAGAGCATGTTGAGTTTCAAAATCAACATCAGGACAAGGTGATGCTTTTTCAAAAGAACTCTTTGAATAATCAGCACGTTTGTCTTTTCTACGAATAATAAACTTAAAATTCGCACCATCGACAAGATCAAATACATCAATAGGATCTGCTATTTTACCAAGACCATCATCTTGAGGTTGAGCCATATCAAGAATCATATCCATAATACCTTTTCCAAAAGAAAATAAATGAATTTTACCTTCGTTTTCTGGATTTTGAGGATCTTTAATAACAAGAACATTACAAAAATTACCTGCACCAAAACCATTATTACGGCCTCTTTTTCTAATCACTGCCTGTACATCTTCAGGACAGTCATTCCACCCACCATATTCACTAATAATATCAAAGTTATCTTCACATACAGGGCATTCAAGTCCAAGTGTTGAAGGACAAAATTCAATAAACCATTTATTATTATGTTGGAATCCATGTTGAAACCGTTCTACATAATACGGGTTATCTTCAGAATCAAGACCGGGAAGAAAACGAATAATGCATGATCCATTTCCGTTCTTATCACGTTCAGGGTAATATGTTTCATCCTGACTATTATTATTATTCTTTTTACCAAGAGATGTTCGTCCAGCCGCTTTCAGCAATTTATCAAGTTTGCCGTTCTTATTTCTTTCTCTTATTGATTCGAGTGACATAATATTTCTCCTTTGTGTTATTATGTTTTATTTCGTGTTTAAATATGTTTTATTTTGGGTTTAAATGTAATTAATACTTACATCACTATACCTCTTATTATAATTAATAATATAAAAAAAGATCACTTTTTTAGGGATACTTTTAATCCCTGAACGACATGATAGCCTCCTTTAATAATAATTTATATTTCTCTGTATTAATATTCAATAAAAACTCGTACTTTTCGTACTTTACTCTATAAATATAATCATATTCTATATTATTGTCAAGAGAAAAATTGAATATCTTTTTAAATATAATGAAGGTTTCTAATTCAATATTGGCCTGAGTAAATTCATTAAAAACAAAATTCCCCAATTCATTATTAAATAATAAACCTTTAGCAATCATATTTATACAATCTTTTTTAAATAAATATGATAAATTTGATAGTCTATTCTCTCTTTCTTCTTTTAAGTTTATGTAGTGTGATAAATTTAGAAATATATCACCAATCCATGTATTAGGATTATCAATAAATGCAGAAATAAATAAATTTACAACTTCTTTTTCTTTCTGTATCCTCTTTGCTATTTTATCGTAGTAATGCACACCTTTTGTTGATAAAAACGCATCATAAGACACATTAAATAGATTATAATTATATTTTGATATATCAGCATCACTTGATGAAAAATGAGACTTGTACGTTATATACACACGATATACAAAGAACCCTGATATTATTTTCATATTATATTTTTAAATTATTGATACTATATCATTTTTTAGATAATTTAATCTTTCATATTCAATTTTCATCTTCTCTTTTATTGATCTGTTAATAAGAGGTTCTACTAAACTAACATCAACATTATATTCTGAACATGCGTTTAATACACTGTCTATTATAGAATTATCCTTATTAATATATTCATCTTCTATATAAAGACAAAAATCTTTTTTATTTATAATCATATTGTAATGAATCCTTTATTTTTATTTGTCTTGGTAATTCTCTCCATCCTAACCTATTATCACCATACCTGCAATAAAATTTATATTGATGTTTCCAACATTTAGTACATTTTCTCCGAAACCCACCTTTATACATATACCAATGATGAATACATGGATATAATTGTTGGTATGTTTTTCGGATATTAACACCAAACATATCATCATCATCTGGATAAGAATATAACCATTTTTTTATACTTTTTTTTATGTTCATCATATACATTCTTCTAAATTAATTATTTTGAATTATAACCTTTTGATTTACTTATTTTATTTTTCCTCGCTTGTGTTAGAGAATGTCAAACAATTTCCTTCCTTGTCATATGTTCTTTCCCACGAATCACCATTTGTATCAGAGAATGACAGCTCATTACCATCTTTATCATATGTACTTGTCCATGAATATCCATTAGAGTTAGTACGAGTCACTTCATAACCAGCTTTATTATATGTTCTTGTCCATGAATATCCATATGAGTAAGTTTGTGTCAGTTGGTTTAAATTCTTGTCAAATGTAGAATTATACATCTTTTGTTTTAACCAAGAAAGGTATTTATGGTTATCTTCAGGTAAATACTTCAGGTCTTTGACTTTTTTAGATTCTCCGTAGGTTTTTAGCCACCATTCTTTGCCATCAATACAGGCATTAAGTTTATTTAATAATACCTCTGTGACCAGTATGTCTTTATTTTCTTTTGCTTTTGTCATTTAGTATCCTTTCGCTTCCAAGAATAACCGTTTGAATCATTATATGTCAAACAATTACCGTATTTGTCATATGTTTTATACCATGATTCCCCTTCTGAATTTAAAAATACTAATCCATTTCCATTTTTATCATATGTTTTAGACCAAAATCGCCCTTCTGAATTAGAATAACATATAACATTACCATCCTCGTCATATGTTTTTGTTTCTGTGTGACCATCAGCAAGTAAATAAGTTAAATCAACTTCATCAAATAAACCTTTCAGATCGTTCATAATATATCCCTATTTTTGTTTATAAAAAATATGATTTCCAATAGTAATTACTTTATCCATATCATCTGCCCAATACGGATGATGATGTTTTTCATGATAATGAGTAATTTTAACATCATTTATATTATTATATATCAATAATGATATTTTTGCAACAATTTTTGATGTTTTCCATTCTTTTTCATTAGTTGGTACATTTGAATTACCATCAGAATACCAAGAAAATTGAGCAGGAGACGTAACAACTGATTTAATACTATTACCCCATTTACCTATATTACGTCTTTCTAGCGTTACTATACCCACCATAATCTGCCCATATATAGTTTCTCCTCTAGCTTCATGATATATATTTTGTGTAAGCCAATACATATCTGCTTTAGAAGGAAAATTATCTGCATACAACAAAACAGGAAATAATAATAATAATATAATAGTAATAATAATAAATTTTTTCATCAATATATCTCTATATCTAAATATCATATTAACAAACATCAAGAACCCATGTCAATTCATTACCATCTTTGTCATATGTTTTTGTCCATGAATATTCATCTGAGTTAGAAAATGTTAGACAATTACCATCTTTGTCATATGTTTTTGTCCAACTATCTCCATCTGAGTTAGAAAATGTTAGACAATTACCATCTTTGTCATATGTACTTGTCCATGAATCTTCATCTGAGTCATAGAATGTTAGACAATTACCATCTTTATCATATGTACTTGTCCATGAATCTTCATCTGAGTCATAGAATGTTAGACAATTACCATCTTTATCATATGTACTTGTCCATGAATATCCATTAAAGTCAGAGAATGTTAGACAATTACCATCTTTGTCATATGTTTTTGTCCAACTATCTCCATCTGAGTTAGAAAATGTCAATTCATTACCATCTTTGTCATATGTACTTGTCCATGAATCTTCATCTGAGTCATAGAATGTTAGACAATTACCATCTTTATCATATGTTTTTGTGAATGAATAGTCAAATGGACTAGTATATGATAACTGGTTCAGATCCTCATCGAAGGTAGAATTATACATCATCTGTTTTAACCAAGTAAGGTATTCAAATTTATCTTCAGGCAAATCCTTCAGGTCTTTGACTTTTTTAGATTCGCCATAGGTTTTTAGCCACCATAATTTACCACTTATACAGGCATTAAGTTTATTTAATAATACCTCTGTGACCAGTATGTCTTTATTTTCTTTTGCTTTACTCATAATATATCCTTTTTCTCTCAATTAGTATTAATATTTGTTTATTATAACCGATTGAGAGAAAAAGTCAAGGGAATTATTCTTTTATTTCAAAGTGAGGAAGATCATTAAATGATTGATCTTTATTTCTCTTATCACCATCCCAATCTCCTCCCCATCTAAGATTAATTCCCATTTCATCAGCAACACGTTTAACGTATCCTGCGAAATAAGCAAATCCTATAATGTCACTCCAATCGATACCAACCCCTTTATAATAAGGAGTAACATCAACAGCGATAGAAGGATTAGAATTATGTTTTGATTTAGGAAATTTTAACATACTTTTTCCTGTTTGATATGATTGATTCTGCTCATATTCTCCTCTATAACCACATACTATAGTACAATCCCACGTCTTTACTACTTCATTAAATATATCTTGTAATCTATAATCACATGTAGCTAATTTTCTCTTTGAACTATTACTAAATTTCGGCATGTTTTAATCCTCTTTAAAATAGAAAAACCCTATTTCACTATGATATGAAATAGGGTTTATTATAAAACTAATATGAAATTAAATTCTCATCTAGTCATTGTCTGGAACTGATAATGCTTCTCGAACAACTTTACACATAGGTAATACTATCATATCATCAGTCTTAGAAGGACTTTCTTCAACTTTATCTTCAATCATATCAAGACCCATATCAATCCATTTCTTTAAATCTTCCCCATTTAATTTATCGATGAACATAGTTACTGCCCACATTATTAATTTTGTTTTCATTTGTTTCTCCTTGAGTTATATTTATTTTTATTTCTATTCCTAAACCACACAATTATTTTTGATAATGGTATCCATATAGAAAATTTTCTTTTTTCTTTAGGGTTATATCTATCTTTAAATATATCATCATTCATTACTACTTATCCTTATGACTATATAAACGATGCCAATACCAAAATATCCAACCAGCGATACGAACACCAAGATACATAATATTACCAACTGTACTTTTAGAAACAGTATTAACACATAATCTTAAATCTCTATCTGCTTCCTTTCTTGATATAGATTGTTTTTCATAATCATCATCATGAATTTTACAACATCCAGAAATATCATAATCATTTAATTTCTCAAAAAATAAAGTACAGTAATCTTTCTTTTTATTTGTTTTTTTCATTACGTATCATTAATCTTTCTACATTTATTAGCTTATCATTTAATTTATCAATCTTATTATTAACATTTTGTTCTAATGTATATATAGAACGCTGTATCTTCTCTGTATTATTATATTTTATTTCAGACATAATAGATTGATTTTTTATAAGATTAGTAGCATAAACATCCTTAAATTTATTCAGTCCTGTGAATGTATAAATAGCCCCACCAGATACAATAGTAAAAGAAAATGACATTATCATAATTAATATAGTAATTTTCCCTGTTAAATTGCTGATGCTTATTGTATTAGACTCACACATCTTAAATTTTTTTTCTAAATCACTAATACGTCTTGAATTATTATTATGTTCTTCGCAAGAAAAACATTCTGTGTTATTTTTTTTATTATCCATATTATTATTTATACTTTAGGAGTTCGTAATATTACAAATATGTTATAATAAAGATCTGAGCCATCCAGCCCATAATTGTATATTATTCATATATTCGCCCATACTTCCAGAAAATTTATTATCATTTGCTAATTCAGCCCAAACAGCTTGTGCTTGACTTTTTTCATTAATAGAAAATGGTTGTATGAAATCAGTAATTGATATTTTTCCATCAGTTCCTCTATATTCTATCTTGAATGTGGTTTCCATTGTTTTAACTGCTACTCCTGATACTGATATTGCAGACCATTCATCAACAATAAACGTAGATACATCAAAGGATTCTGTTACAATAATATTACTGCCTTGTAAAATAGTAAGAGTAACGAATCCTATATATGTTGGTGATAAATTTTTAATAGATAAACCACATGCCATATGATCACCTGATTGAGCATAAAATGATCTAGTATGAGGAACATTATACACATCAGAAGTAGATGATATTCCTATTGAATGAGGATCAGTTCTAACATTAACATCATCCCACCATTTCTGACCATAAGAATAATACCAATGCTGTTTGTTTGAATCGTTCTTAATATCAGTTAATGTATATAAATTACCGTCAGGAAGGCCATCAGGAGTTTGTATATAATCTTTTTCATTATTATTATATACATGAAAATCTTTAAAATCTAATCTATTAGCAATAGCCTTTCCTCTCCATCCACTAACAAACATTCCTATAAATTTGACAAATCTAATATGTAAATCATTATAAATAGCAGTACCATTGTATGTATTAAATCCATATGTACATCCTATAACCCAACATCCATTAGTATCTGTATCTACATTATCATGTAACTGAAATCCCCAATAACCATTAAATGATTTACAATTATTATATGTGGCAGGTTGTTGGTAATTTGAAAAACACGTAGCATTTCTGTTTGAGTAATGATATGTATTACAGTTAGTTAATATAACAGACCGTCCTCCATAATAATTTCTAAACGATCCACCAGATATATATGATCCTTTATTAGTATGAGAAATCATAATATCTGTTATATTAACCTCTTGATTGAAATTGTGATAAGGACTGTAAAAATATAATATATCTTCTGAATTATCATCAAAGTTTGAAAAATCTGATTCAAATACACAACTTTCCATCAATACTTCTGAATTATCAAAATAATGCATATTATTAAATCTTAAACATGAAGAGTTAATAGAATATCTATTATTCATATATTCTCCAACAACATCTTTAAATTCAATAATTCCTCTAGATAAGTAAATAGCAGGAAATATTCTATCATCACCATCACCAGTTAATTTTACATTACTTGTTCTATTAGTAACAGCTCCCATCTCTAAATCTTCAGGATCGGTATATCCATGATCGTATATGAGTCCTGCTGTGAGAGTAACATCATTACCACTAATACTATCTATAGTTACAAAATCATAATCATGATTATCATATGGATTTGAAGTAGATGTTGTCCATTTTGGAACTAATACAAGTTCATCTCCAGCCACCCATCCCGTAGTATCATTTAATTTAATAATACTTTCTCCGGCACTAACATCTTCTGTTAAATATACATTTCTAATTCGGTGATGTGCAGAACGCATATATATTTTTGCCATTCTTGTTGAACTTCTACTATAAAATCCAGTACCAAAGAAATACCCTTGACTAGTAAAACCGCTTCTATTCATATGCCATGTAAAATTCACAGTATCGATAGGATCTGCTTCTGTTCCAAAATCAAGAGTGCTATCCCATCCTGATTCAACATCAGCCCCTATTACCCCTTTAACAGCAAGAGAGCTATCAACTGTCCTACTAGCTTTTATAGTTCCTTTTAATAATAATCTAAAATTAGCAGTCTGCATATCTGGTCTAGCGTTGGAAACATATGTCCCATCTCCACACTCACAATCACCATCTAATTCAATAGTATCATCTACATCAACAATAACGGTATCATCAATTGCAGGAACAACACCACCATCCCAAGACGATCCATCATGCCATAATCCACCACCAGTTCCGTTAGATGTTATTGTTGCCATTAGTTACTCTTTTTAATTAAGTTGTACAATTTTAATTCAGCATCTTCTTTTTGTTTATTTAATATATTAATATTATTAATTTTTTCTACATTAGGAGTAGTAATTTCATCAGGTTGTTCTTCCCAAGAAATTATATCATTTTGTATTTCGATAATTAATTGTTGTGTATTATGTATATTAAGAGGAATAGCATTATCATACACATCCTGAATACTTTTTGTTTTATCAGTCCCTATTACATCAGGAACAAAAAACTTATCATTTCCTATTTTAATTTCCATATTTATTGAGCCTCGTCATAAGTTCCATATGTTAATGTTTCTACATCAGTACGAGCATCTGCATAATTTGTTACTGAATCATTATTCATCTTCGATGCGTATCTAAAAACTCCCGAATTATCGATACGCATTATTAACCATTCTCCCGAAGATGTTTCTTTACAAATATATGTATAAGAAGAAGTTGTATAAATTTCATTAGTTCGAAACATATTTACAGCCCTAAGTTGTCCATCTTTTAAATATACCTTTTTCATATCATATATAAGTTATTATATAAGTTCTATTGGTTGTTGTGATTCAAATGTTAATTCTGTATCAGAAATTGCAACTCCCAATCGTTGTACAATATTTCCAGTTGCTGATGGTACAGTTTCTGTTTTCGCTCCTGCTGTAGTTGAAAGAAATATTACAGATCCCGGTGTCATTCCTGACAATTGGGTATTTGTTCCTTCGAAATAAACCTTAGCATCATTACCTGTAGTCACTGCTGATAATACAAACCCTTTACAAATCATTCCATTTGTAGTTGCATCAGCCTTTCTTACTTTAGCAGTACCACCATCATTCCATATATTAATAAAATCCCCTGCACTTAGGTTTTCTGATGCTTCTAATAATGCGGCATCATCACCAATACCAACAGGTAATATACTTGAATCAATTCGTCCTGTAGCATCAGTTTCAATTATCTTTCCTGAATCACCAGCACCTGAACTAGTGTGAAGTCCATTTTCTTCTTTAATTCCACCAACACCATCATGCTTTAAATATTTTGCCATTTTGTTTTTCCTTTAAATTTAAATTAGTTTAATATATGAATTTCTCATTATATTTATGGTTGTAGCATTTGTAGCTATACCTATTTTTTGTATAAATGCGTTATTAATAGGATTATTTTGTGTTAATATTGCATTTTGTCCTATAAAAACATTATTTCCGGGTATAAAATTCCAAGAAGAATTACTGATATATCCAGAAGTAACAACACCTATAATATCTCCGGTAATTGCTGATTGTGTAGTTATTCCCAAAAACATTTCTATATTATGTTCGTTACTTATATTTATATATTGAATTTTTCCTGAATTATCTAATATAACTGCTCTATAACCGCCTATATTATCCCCTGATTCATAAAATTCAATAATATTTGATGAGCTATTTACTATACCATTATTATTAGTATCATAGATAGCCTTATACATATCACCACCACCTGATATAATATGACCGACATCAACAATTATATCATTATCCATATTAACGTTACAATTTATACAACTATCTTGCATAATTTTGTAATTTATAGTTTCTCCTGATATACTACAATGTATATGATTTTGGTCTAAACAAACAGTGATATCACTCATATTATTGATCTCTTCTTCCGGTTACACATTCTCCGAGTTTTATTTTTGCTTTATCTAATATATATGTTCTATTATCATCTTTAATAACTCTAACAGACCCATATACAGTCCCTGCAATCAAAGAAAATGTCATACTATCTTCTACATATCCTTCTAATATACCATCAGTAGGATTTATTGTTGGTTCTATAACAGCTTCTATACTATTAGTTGATGCTTCACAACTTAATTTATCAGAAAAAGTAATATATATTTTCCATCCAGTAACATCTATAGGAGTATTATTATTAGAGGAATCTACAAATGAAAACTTAAAAGGAAGTGTATCTCCTCTAGTAAATTGCTTAAACATATCTCCATTATATCCATCTATACCTTTTACACCAGTTGCCATATTATTTCCTTTATTTTAATTATACTATTATTTATATAACAACAAATATCAACAATTTATTCGTTAATAATAATTTCACCAGTATCAGGATTATACCCCCATGTTTTATCTTTTAATAAATCATGCTTAATAGATATATCCATGAGGAATTTTTTACTTATTTCTTTAAATGATTCATGATCTTTAGATAACTGTATTGCATTATATTCTATAATCATGTCATCTCGTTCTAATGTTTCTTTTTTACTATCAATAAGAGCTTTTTGTACTGATATTATTTGTTTTTTCATATCAATAATAGCCTTATCCTTTTTATATATATTATGCTTCTCTGTATTTAGATTAATTAATGCTAATTCTAATTCAGTAAGATACAGTTTCCCATCATCTTCATCAGGATCAATGTTTCCATCATCAAACATTTCATCAACAAGATTATCAAGAATGATATCATCTGTGTTATTGACATATATAGGATCTTTTTTATTTCCTTCTTTAACATTCGCCATTGTAAATCTCCTTTTATTACAATTTTGTTATATTTCCTTCTTAATTTATTACAATTTTGTTATTATATTAAAGTTAATAAAATATATTACTAACTAACAGCTTTCATAAATCGTATTGCATGTTTCTTAGCATCATCATCTGTCTTTATTATATATGATTTATGTTTAATACCTTTATCACTATCTTCCCATTTATAATCTTTATGAGCCATAGAATCACCAGTAACATTATCACCAACACCAAAGCCATATATAGCCCTATGCGACCAACCATAGTATTTTCCATCATAACCCTTACTACCATTACCCTTTACTCCTAACCATTCATGATAGGGCATTTTAGGCTTTCCTGTGGCATATCTAGGAATATTCTTCGTAGTACGTTTTTCTTTAGGTATTTCTTTCTTCGAATCTTCTATGATTGTTTGTGATATTATATGTATAAATTTTTTATATTTCATACCATTATTTATACACCGAGAAAATTATTGACAAACGAATAAATATGATGTATTAATGTATATATGAGAGTAACAAAAAACAACATATGTAGTGATATAAAAAAAAAGAAACTGGTTTAATTGTGTCTATACATACTGCTAATGGGTATTTCTTTTTTTATTCTAATGACTATGATACTGACTTAATGCTATCTTCATTAGAAAGTACTAGTGTGTATTCTAATATTTTATCTCATCAGAGTGTTAATGATTGGGTGAAATGTTTTAAAGATATGATAAATAAGGAATAAAATGAAAATATTACGATTGAATTTAATTATTTGTGTTATAATATTTATGTGTGTATTAACATTTCAATCATATGCTCTAGCTAATGAAAAGATGGTTTATATTGGTCGTACAACCACAACATCAGTTAAAGTCAATACAACATGTATAAATGGTTATATCTTCGCTGTGGTTGCTGGATATCAAAGTGTAGGTATAACTCAAATGTTCGAAAGAGTCAGTTTTACTAAGATACCACAACCGATCAAATGTAAATAAACATTATCATTAAATATAATAACGGTCATATAATGATACAAAAGATTAAATCATACTACAATTCTATTAATAATCATGATATAATATTAACATGTGTTAGTATCTTGTTTGGTATTGTTATAGGGATTGTTATTGTAATATTATTGTTAGTGATATAGAATATATTAATTAAAAAATAGAGGATTATATTATGCCAATGAATTTCCCTGATATGAATAGTTTGAAGAGTACAGCAGAAGTACATCGTTTTAGAGAACCAAAAGATAATGAAACTGAAGCAAATTTCAGAAGAGCACTTGCTAAACATGTATTAAGTATAGATAGAGTTGAAGCATTTGAAATCCTATTTGGTACTGGATGGGATTTGTGGTCTTTTGATCAACAAATGATTTCGCTTAAAGGGATTATATGATCATTAATAAAATTTCTTTAGATATTATTGCTATAGTATCTTTACATGAAAAAGGATTTTGGCAAGCTGATGTTTATTATGATGGTCATGATGATGCTATTCCTGATTGGTTTTGTACCGGGAAATGTAATGATGATATGTTTGGTGTTATCAATATAGTAAGTAAGCAATTTCCCGGTATTACATTTGCACAAGGAATTACAGGCATTTGTGATGATTGTCAAGAAGAGTTTATTTTAAATGAATCTGTATGTTATTGTGGAGGATCTATATCACAACCATAAAACTAAACATTTATTATAATCATTCTTTTTTTAATATAAGCACTAGGATAAATTGATTGTATTTCAGGGAGATAATCAACAAGCTTCATATTATTCTGCCATCCATCACGAGTTTGAGAACCATGTCCTGTTCCATCTTTCTCATAAGCAGTTATATAAATAGTTCTTGTATTTTTCCTTTTTCCTTGTTTAATTAAATCCAATCTTTCTTGTTGAGATGGAATAACATTAATAACATTGAATATAGTAGTAGTCTCTGCTTCATCTCCTGCTGTCCATGTGATGTTATTATGTTTTGATGATCTATTATAAGGATCGTATATAAGATTAGTAACACCCTTCTTAGCAAGGTATTCAGTACTCTTCTCGAACCTACCCCCACCTAAATCAAAATTATACGATCCTTTTTTCCAAGAAACTAATTTAAATCCAGCGGCAACGAAATTACGAGATGTTTTAGCACTACCATTAATTTCTTTGATGAGATCTTTATATGTTTTTTTATTATCCATATTACTATTATCCATATTACTATTTTGTTGTTTTTTTATTATTCATTTTCTGCATGAATTTTTTATATGATATATTATCTTTGCTTTTAATATCTTTAACCAATTGTTTGCTGTCTAATCCATGTTTATCAGCATATTTTATTAATGCGTCTTCAAATGAGTTTCTATCAGGATATAGATATGATCCATCTTTATGCTTATCAATTTTTGTAGGGATATTGTTGTATTTTTTATTATTCATATTATTATTTATATTGTTAAACTTTATGATTTATGTTATAATACTTATATTAATCATAACAGTAAAGGAAAAAGAAATGAATAAAGAATTATCACAAGAGAGATTGAAAGAATTATTGGAATATGATGAGGATACTGGTATCTTTATATGGAAGGTTAGTAGAAGCGGTAATATAAAGAGCGGTACTGTTGCTGGAAGTAAGTTACAGGGATACTCGATAATAATGATTGATAGAATAAACTATAAGGCTCATAGATTAGCTTGGTTATATGTCCATGGTTATTTTCCTGAGAATTTTATTGATCACAAGAATGGTATTAGATATGATAATAGAATATCTAATTTAAGAGAAGTGTCAAAATCATGTAATGGTCAAAATTGTAAAATACATTCTAATAATAAATCGGGGTATAATGGTGTAAGTTGGGAGAAGACAAAGAAGAAATGGCGATCACAAATAAAGATCAATACCAAACATATATTTCTAGGACTGTATGATTGTAAATTAGATGCAGGACTAGCGAGGATTACAGCAGAAGATTGGGATGATAGATGGACTTGTGATAGTCAATGCATTAGTAGAACAAAAGTAATGCAGGATTTAAATGATTATATAAACGAATATAGAGCAAACAAACCATCAAATAAATAAAGGACAATCACCATAAGATGACTGTCCTTTATGTTTAGATCTACGTGTATAAGATCCTTTCCCTTTTTTAGATTTCATAGCTCCTCCCTTTTTAGGAGTAGGTATTCTTCCTTTAATTTGAGAAAGAGTTAATGTTCCTGATTTAGTATTATTTTTCATAATATTTCTCCATATGTTGTGTGTATTAAAAATATATGATAATACACACAACATATAATGTCAAGATGTTATTTAATTAAAACGAATAATAACAGTAGGAGCAGGAATACCCGGTGTATTTGGTTTAATATATTCAAATACATATCCTTCAGATTTTGGTGAATCATGCCCTTCTACAGTAGTTGCTACAAGATTATATGTGCTTCTACCTTCATCCACTTCGATATCACCATTAAAAACACGTTCATCAGCACCATTAATAACAAGAACCTCTTCTTCAACACCAGCAGGATTAGTTCTTGTTAATTTAAACCCATTAAATGTCATTCCATCAATAGATACACCATTAAATGCCCACTCCATATTAATATCAATAGTGTCTGCGTATGCTGTTGTAACGCATAATCCTACACATAATATAATAAATATACTTGTTAAAAATTTCATATACTATCCTCTTGATTAATATTTGTATTACGATTATCTGCTTCAGTAGTTATTGTATTACGACTATCTTTTTCTGATGTTAGATTACTGTCTATATTACTTCCACTATTACCAGTTCCTGATTTATCTGTATTAAATCTACTTCCACCAATATGTGCATTATCAGTTGCAGTTGATACGCTATTACTATCACCAATTACTTTGATACCAGAAGCATCAGCAACTGAACCAACAATCTCTACAGCACCATAAACACCAAGAGCCATCTTAATTGTCTCACCAGTAACACCAACAGCTTTTCCTACTACAGCATTTTTACTTTCTACTTCTGCAATCTGAACATCAAATGCTGTAGTTCCTGTTGAACATTCATCAGAACTATTTCCAGTAGCAATAGCCATTAATTGTTTATTGCTATCTTGCATTTGAGTTAATACTAATACTAAAGCAATTTGATCTTTAGGAACTCTACCTAGCATTGTAGTTAATCGCTGATCACGAATCTGTAACCTTTGATAACATGATGTCTTTGCTGTGTATGCGCTTTCCTGAAGGTCAATTTGCCCTTGTGATAGGGGAGTAGTAGAACACCCACTCATCATCAAACTTCCAACACTAATAATACCAATACATAATAATGATATAAATTTTTTCATAGTTTTTCTCCTTTCCGTTGAGATTTTATATTATTATTTATAATTAACAGAAATCAGAGATATTTGGATGATGAAACATGGAAAATAAGGAAAAAATGAATACTAATGATATTATATACTTAGTATCCCTTTCTCTAGGGGTAAGTATAAACATTTTTATGCAGAGACAGTAGGACTCGAACCCACATCAGCAAGTTTTGGAGACTTGTATGTTACCATTACACCATGCCTCTATATAATGTGCAGGGATAGAAGGAATCGAACCTTCTCTTATGACGTTCAAAGCGTCACGCACTCCCACTGTGCTATATCCCTATATTATGTTATTATTTATACATTATAATAATTACTATATTTTCCAAAACCATTTTCTATCTTTTGCGAGAAAATACCATACGTTACGATAAGCAAAAAATTTTTTTATTAATAATATATAAATAAAAAACCCGAATAGTACCAATAAATATATAAACCCAATAGGATAAAACAAACTACAAAATAATATAAAATTCAGATCTTCTTTTGATATATTACAGAGAGCATCCTTATTTGCTTTATAAAATAATTGAATAAAAATAAATAATACTAATAATGCCATGAAAATATGAAACAATAAATAATACATATAGCCCCTCCTTACAAAAATTGAATACAAATAACTGTTTATACTTACCCCTAGAGAAAGCTATACTAAGTATATGTAATTATTATATCTTCCAAATTGCCACAATATCTGATGTTTGTACAATAGCAGTAACAGGAAGATGATCATATTTCTTTACCCAAAAGTATTTAACTACCATAGAATTAACTGTAGGCTCATATATCACACTAATTGTATCATTAATATCAGCGATTCCTGTACAATATCCTGCTTCTTTTAATATCATTCCTACATTCATACTTACCCCTAGAGAAAGTTATACTAACTCATTGAATTTATTATTATTGATAAAATGGTATTAATCCCACATAGAGCCTATATTTTCATAAACAAACCATAAAAGTGTC